ACTATCACTTCCCTGTTTCAGTGTACCACATCCGGCAAAATGCGTAAACTGCAATGTTTATAAAATTTACTCCACAACGAATGACATTTTTGGATAAATAGTTTTTACTTTCTGTAGTGCCAAATAAATGCCGTTTCAACGTTTAAAATTTCAATCTATTTATTATTAACCCTCTTATTTACACCACATTTACACCACTTGCAAAAACGAGACTTAGTATGACAAATAAAAACACTTAGACGAGAATGTTCTGCGCCGCAGGAACACACTCGTCTTTTTTATTTATGGACAAACTTGTTGTTTTGCTGTATTATTAGAATAAGATGATTCCAGTTATACAGGAGTACAACAAGAAAGAAGGACACAGATGACCCGTTCTGAATTTGAGGGAAGACTAGCTCAAATATTCTCGATTGGCGAAGACGATGAAGAGTATAAGCAAATGACAAAATGCCTTGGCGATATGGGGCTTAAAAAGTCCTTCATAGTCAAAGACGGCGCATACCATTTTTGCTGGGAGCAAAACGATAACAATGTCGGCTTTGCAGTCAAGACACCGGATTGTGCGCCAGATGAGGAAATCGACAAGGACTACTTTGAAAAATTTCTTGCTGTTCTCACAAATGCGCATGAACAGGCAAAAACCGTTGATTTTCAAGCGTCTCTATCTGACCTTGTTCCTACAAACATAGATGACGACGACGATGACGACGATCTGTCAGAATTAGACATCGAGGACGATGACATCGAATACGACGAGAACGACGAAGAATACTATGATGCTGAATTCGATGATGACGAAGAATGCAACGAAATCAAAAAGATTATCGCCGAAAGCAGCAAAGACAGGTTCGACGAAATCTCAGACCGTCTAAAATCAATTTTCAGTGTGCCAGCTGTCAAGTGCAATTTCTTCGTGTATATGACAATCTACATGGATCTTGCAACTATGGAATACTTGTTGAAAAGGGATTGTTTACATATTAAATAATCTGCTAAAAATAGGGATAGCCTCTTACCAAGGTCATCCCTATTTTTTTGCGTTTTCTTTCAGCAGCATTTCCGCCGCCTATTCAGCTTATGGTTCCCGCACAACCCACGGTCTGGCTCCACAATCGACTGTCACCGAACCAGCCTACTGCTTCACAGCCTTACAGTTTTGGTAGGCTCTGCAACCTCTATCATCTATTGAACAGATACTCTTGAATATCATTGAACGCACTTTGCATCTGTTCTACATTATTGCCATTAAGCGCATGGCCCAGCAAAGCAAAGTTTGCCCGCAACAACATATTCATACTGTTCTCCTGCGCGTCAAGCCGTGCTTTGTCTCGCTTGAACAGATCCATGTACTGACTATCCTTACTTGCAAGCAAATCTTTAACAGCATCGACTTCACCAGACATTTTTGTGATTTTCTCTTCCATGGCCTCAATCTTCACATCTTGCTCATGGTTCGGCTTCTTCAGAAAAGTGTTGAACTTCACTAGCACAGCGATGGCAGCGCCGATACCGGCAATCGCGCCGCACACGCTCAGGATCCACGTGACAGCGTCGGCCAGTGTAAAAGCAAATTCAGGATTCGGCATCACTGCTCACCTGCCCCTCGTGAGCAGAATCGGCTTCGCCTCGTTTCATCGCATCATAAGCCGCCTGGGCAATACTGCGTGCCTGCTCCTCTGTAATTTTAAGTCCAGCCTGTTTGGCAAGCTCCATAATAAACTCAGCGGCCTTTTTGTTCTTTTCCTCGCCAGTCATGTCATCCATGTACTGCTTAATATAGCGGCACGCAGCCTCTCCCCATTTCATCAGCAAAGGATAAGACTCCAGCATAGTAAGCGCACTATTGATAACGTCAGCAGCTTGAGGAAAAACATACTTGCCAAGCAGAAAAAAGCAAACACTGGCAAGTCCTATGACAATATAGAAAATCCCCTGTTCCATACCTTACTCCTCCATATCATTCGGGTGCATTACGCCGTCAGTATCGTCCCCCAACTGCGGCTCCTCCAGTTTGGCATTTTCAGCACTGGACTTATGCTCCTGTACCTTGATCCAGGCGTTGCACAGGTTTTCAGCACTCAGCGCCGCAAACAATCCCGCGTTAAAGCTGTAATCCGGCAGCTGACCAATGCTGAAGCACAGCACCATATACACAACCGCATACACAATCGTCGCACCCATCGTAAACACAATGACCTTTTTTGAAAAACGCATGGCGTTAAAATTCTCTCCCATACAAATCACCGCCTATCAAGTATGGCTGGCGACTGCTGCAGGGCCTACATAGCCATAGAGTGTCTTGTACCAGCCATTTACAATATCACTGTAGCCAATCGTAACAACTTTACCGGTCTTAGCATCTGGGCTTGCGATTACGCCGACGCTTGCATATTCCGTTCCGGGACCTTTGCGCACATTCCAGCGTCCAGCCTTGAATACGATTGCTTTCTGGGTGGGCTTTGGCGCATGGGTCACAGTAGTACCGCCCGTGTAAGCCTTGTAACACCAGTTCACATCACAGTTGCCATTGATACCGGCAACAGACCCCTTACTGCTGTACTGCCACATTTGGCACTTTCCTTTTTGATTGACGCCATTACGGTAGTCCGCCAGCCACAGGTCATAAGCAGCCAGCTTGGTCATATCCAGATAAGCTGCCTTGTAGCTCGTATAGGTGTACAGCATCGGCTTGTACCCACGCTGGTCGATGATATCCAATCCGCGCTTTACCAGTGCGGTCAGCTTGTTCTTACCAATAGCCGCGACAGTCTTATCCTCAACGTCCAGCGCCACAGGGTACTGAATGGTCTTTCCTTCCAGCACCTTAAACAGCAACTCTAGTTCTTTATTCTGTGTGGCCTCGTCCTGCGCATAGGTATAAAAATAGACGCCAACGGGAATGCCATTCTCGCGTGCGCCTTTATAATTCTGTTCAAATGTCGGGTCAAGATAAATTCCCGCGCTGTTTGTAGATACAGCTCTAAGCATCGAAAACTTTACTCCGGAAGCTGCAACCTTGCGCCAGTTGATGTTGCCCTGGTAGCGTGAAACATCAATACCCCACAGCTCCACCTGTGCATTGTCAGCAGGTTGCTTGTTTGCGCTTGCTGGCTTATTGCTCTCCCCCACACTTTTATCTACACTGTGTTCACCAGTGCGGAATGTAAATACCGATGCGTTGGCCTTGGTGAAATTATTATCCAACCATACCAGCGGGTTCGTGCGCTTGTTCTTCCAGCGTACCTCGAAATGCAGATGAGCACCAAAGCTATTGCCGGTATTGCCGCTGTAGCCAATCACCTCACCGGTCTTTACGACCTGCCCCTGCTTCACATTGATAGAATTCAGATGCGCATACAGCGTGTGCAGTGTACCACCGTTCCAATTCGCGTGGCGGATTTTAACCATGTTGCCGTAGCTGTTCGTATCACCCTGCGTGCGTTTGCCGTTCCAGTGGTACACAATTTCTACAGTACCCTCTTCCGCCGCCGTTACAGGTGTCCCAACAATAGCTCTCATATCAATAGCCTGATGCAAGCTGCCATCGTTGTAGTACCACCCCTGCGTCAAAATATGCTGGCCCAAAGGCCAGCCAAGACATACCTCTCCATTCTTCAACCTCATAAAATTCCTCCCTTATTTAAAATAAAAAACCGGCAGAGACCTCTCGGATCCCTGCCGTGTCATATCGTTATTACCAAAGTTTGACAAAAAAGCCGAATTCGTAAGAACCTGTTTGCAAGGAATCCATCGGCCATCCACCAAATGTGCCATTTTGATCATAGATACGTCCAGCCTGACAATATCCATCTTCGTTTTCAAAATGAACCGCTGGAAAATATCCAGGGTCTCCCATAATACTCTGATGATAAAATGGCACACAATCGGCTAATATTTTATAATTGCTTGTTTCAGTAAGCGATTTAGCCTTCGCAACCATCGGTTCAAGATGCAACCACTGAAATTGTCCATTACGGTTAACCGGTCCAATTTGATTTCCGGCAACGTCAACATGCGCCAGATAAGAACCGTCCGTGTATTTTGCCAAAATAACAGTAGAAAATCTGCCAATATTATATATCGAATATCCTAACGAACTGGAAAAGCTATAGCCATACGCCAGCACATCCTCATTGATACACGCCCCGCCCATCAAATTCAGCGCCATATCACTTCACCTCGATGCCAAGCGCCGACTTGATCGCCTCCAGGTCATCCACAGTCAGTGCCGGATAATCAGCCGCAATGTCCTCAAAGTTCTCGCCAGCTGCAAGGCGAATCCTAAAAGCGCGGGTCATAATACGCAGCTTCAAAGCATTCAAAGTTTTCATAGGTTACCCCTCTCCGCCGATCAGATCGGCCATCATCAAAATAATATCATCGTTTGCGGATTCCAGCGCATCTGCGCGTTTTTCTATAGAATCAAGGCGCTGTTCCGTTGTAGGCTTGTTTGCCTCTTCCTGTTTCTTGGCAATTTCCGCCAATTCTTCCTTGGTGTACAGCACATACTTCTGCACGGGTTCATACTCGTCCCAGGCATCGTGTGCAGGCTCATCCGTCACAGCAATGCGCAGCCCTTCCGGGCACGCCTCTGTAATCGTACTCTGCATGACCTCATAGTGCCAGACTTCCTCCGTGGCCTCATGATGCGCCACAAATTTCTGTGCATCTACCAGCTTGCCTTTTGTAAGGTCTGGATTGGTCAGCTCATTTTTCAATGATTCATCGTAGATTTTCATTCCATCACCTCACTCAGGTAGTCCATTGCCGCGCATAGAAGTACAGCATCAAGTCACAAACCGGACGCCGCTTAACGGTAAAAGACAGCTTATTTGTATCGTACACATAAATCTGTCCCTGATTGATCATAGACAGTTCACCAGACAGAATGATATTGTCTTTCAACGAGCTTGTCCGCTCCATCATGGCCGGTCCAAGGCTCATGTCCGTCGTAAGGTTGGGCGTGCCAGTCGTGCTGCCAGTAAGAGCCGTCCCGGACGAATTCGTCCACGATACAATCACATTCCAGTTTGATTTGTCGCTAGACTCGTTCCATTTGTCACGCGAGATTTTAAACGAGTACAGGTATTGCAGCCGTTTTGTAATGGCAGAATTCGCTACTGGGTTTGCACTGCCCTGTGAGAGAGCGTTATCCACAACAGTCTTGTTCGCCCCACTTGCAATGCCGTTTAGCTTGCTCTTATCGCTGGAACTCATCAGGCCACTAGAGCTAGTCGTGGCCAACCCATAGGTAGTATCCTGTGTCGGCGGCGTATACCCCAGCGCACTCGTCACGTTGGCCTTTGTCAGGCTAATCGTGCCATAACTGTTCGATATATTGTTGCCAACCTTCACAAGGCCAAGCGTTGAAGAAGTTGCCGCCGAGTATATAGTATCCTGTGCAGGAATACCAAGTCCGGTAATATCCGCTTTGGTCACAGCAGTAGTCCCGCTCACATGGCCTGTCCCATCCACAGTCACCTTATAAAAGCCGTTGCTCTTGGATGTATACTCAGGGTGGCTATACTTGTTTGCCCCAGCAGCAATGCCGTCCAACTTGATCTTGTCGGTGGCACTCATATAACCATGCTCACTTTGTGTAGCGTCGTTAATTTCCACAGCGGGTGTCACGTACAAAATGTCATCATCCAATTTGTCGGCTTTTTTCAAGGCATCATACTCAGCCTGTGTAACAGACTTAATTAGTTTCTTTTCAGGCGTAAGATACAGCGCATTTTCATCGATCTCGCCGTTACCCATTGCCTCAATATACTGCGCTTCGGTCAGTACGTTGATCTGAAAATTGCTAACATTCGTAGTGGTTTTTGCCATATCTTATCACCCCTTTACATAGTTAGTATCAGTGCTAAACAAGTTTGCAATATCACTCTGCTCTACCCAAATACCGCTTACTTTTTTGTAGACCTTGGACACATTCACCCAGCTGCCATTTACCTTAGTGCTCAGCACAGGGCCAGAAGATCCGCCGCCAGTGTAGTTCACAGTCAGATCAGCGCCGTAAAAACGCAAAGTCTGGCTGTTGCTTGCGGATATCGGACCGCGTGTACAGGTAATCAGCAAGATAAGCTTGTCCAGGCTCTCACGATCCCACCAGCCGGTATCGTTAAAAGTCTGAGCCACTGGGTCTGTTCCCAACTCAATTTCGCCGCTCAACCCAGACGTGCCGCAATACAACTGCGCAACACCGCTCAAAATATACGGTGACGCATTCGAGATTCTGGCCTTCATCGTACAAGAGATAGAATTGATTTTGGCGTTGGTCGGAATCTTTGACACATCGAATTTGACTGCCAGCTTAGAAACCGCACCACCACCTGTGTTCAGGTTTAGCACCGTAAAGGTGTCACTGCTCGAACTGGTAAGGCCATTTGAAAGCGGATAAGACGCATCTACCGAAATATACGATGAGAGTTGACCATCATATCCTGTAGGAACTAATGTTACACTTGCCATACATTAGCCCCCAATCTGCAAATACAAATCGCCATTACTGCCGGTCGAAGAACTGGGTACGGAACTACCGGTGTAATACTTCTGGATCACTACAGAACCATGCACACCGAAAATGGTCTTGCCACTGATAATGTTTCCGCTCACAAGATTAGCATCACCACTAACCGTGACCTGCTTCAATCCGTCATAGCCGCCGTCAGGCTTTACGGTCTGGCTTGAAGTCCTTGGTGTAACAGTCTTATTCTGCAGGTTTGGCGAGGATGCCGCCACCACCGTGCCGGTTACCCCAAAAATAGAAACACCTGAGCGGATGTTTCCTGCGACCAAGTTGCTATCTCCCTTGATCGTTTGAGCACCGCTCAGGTACTGATTCGCTCCAATCGTCTGGTTACTCGTGCCAGGCGTATAAGTAGCAGCAGATTTTTTTGTTACACCGCTGCCAACATAAGTCTTAGAAATTGCGTTCACCGTAACGCTGCTCAAGCCAATATAACCACTATCAGGCGATACTGTCTGCTGGCTTTCGCTCGGTGTCACGGTCTTTGCTTGCGTCTTGATGGCCTCACCACCAGCCGCGCCAAAAATACTAACTTTCTGGCCTCCTAAATAAACAGGCATTAAAAATCACCACCTAACAATCGTAATACTGGTTTGTTTTTCGGCAACGCTTCCCCACGTACCGTCGCTTCTCAAAAACAGGTTCGTTGCACCCGTACTAGGCGCAGGCACAAGTCCGGCCTTACCGCTGGCATTTGCTGTAGCACCAACAAAGTTCGTATAGGTCGTATCCTTATCCGCACCCCATGTTGCTGTGCCATCTTCTTTCCACCGTAAAATCTGTCCAGCCGCACCGCCTGTGGGAATATGCTTATACCCACTGTTTGTCGGATGCACATATTTGTTGGCCTCTGTTGCAATACCATCCAACTTCGTTTTATCCGCCGCCGTCATCAGACCGGCAGTATCTTTTGTTGCGTTGGCATAGGTTGTGTTCGGAGGCTCGGTCCAAGTGCCATCAGCCCTCAAATATTTCGTACTCTGGCTACCGGCGGCAGGTGGCGGCACAAGGCCAGAACCACCAGCAGCCGAACTGCTGGCACCTTTAAAAATCGAATAAGTGGTATTATTATCCACACCCCAAGTTGCTGTGCCGTCCGCACTCCAGCGCAGGATTTGTCCAGCAGAACCTCCTGCCGGAATATGCTTGTTTCCGCTAGAAGTCGGGTGACTGTAGTTATTTGCGTTCGATGCGATACCGTCCAATTTAGCCTTATCGGCAGCCGTCATCAGGCCGTGTGCGCTTGTCGTTGCATCGCCATAAGTAGTATTTGTAGGCGTAGCCCATGTACCGTCACCGCGCAGGTATTGTCCCTGTTGACCCTTTGCAGGTGCTGGGACATAACCGGCAGAACCAGCCGCATCAGCCGTAGCCTTTCCAAACGCACTATGGCTGTGATTGGTATTTGCTTTGCCGCCGAGCTTAGAATCAATCTCCGATTCCGTGTAGTACCGGTCATCATGGGTGTGACCACTCGCAGCCTTGCCGTCAACCAGACCTTTAAGTGCTTTGCCCTGTGCTGCGGACAGAGAATCCGTCGTGCTGTCAGACGTCAGGTTGTTCTGGATGCCTCTCCATGTATCCGTATCAGTAAACTTCGCATCAGCCGGGACACTCTTAGCCAGTGTGTGTGTAATTGCCACCGGCACGCCGTTGGAAAAATAGACGGGCTGCGTGGCAGAACCGGCATTGGTGGTTAGTTTCTTTGCACTGTCAGCACTGGCCGCAGTCTTAGCACTGTTGACATTGAATTTGCTCGGGTTATAGACGTACATGTTACCGCCGTCTTCGCCGCCCCAAAGCCATGTAGGCTGACCATCCTTGCCTTTCCAATTAAACGTCATAGGATTTGCAAGATCACCGTCACGTGCCAGCTTTGTAGCTGTGCCATTGAAACCGGAAGCCGACACTATCGCAGGGAACGCTACATTTTCATCAACATCCCATTTGTATATGTGGTCATTGCTCATCAGGTTGTTCGGCGTAGTCCATACGCTTGCGCCATAAGCTTTGATCATCGTAACATTCTGTGCTTGTGTGATATAATTGCTATTAAAAGCACTACCATTCCAAGGATGCGACATAAAGGTGAATCGATAGTTCCAGCAGTTACTTGTCTGTCCCGTGCCGCCGCCGAGCGTGCTTTCACTAAACTTAATGTAGTTCGGGCCACTCCAACCCTCCAGATAGCCCGTGCTGCTGGAAGACGTAAACAAATTCGCCCAACTGGTTGATGCTGCACCGGTCGCTCTTTCAATAACAAGGCTAATATCATCAGCACCGCCAGAAACCCAGAAAAACATATCGCCAATCGTACAGTAGCGCTCAGTATCTTTTACGTACTTACTGTTCCAGTAATTATATTTCGCAGTTTCTGCCGTTCCGGCTGGAACATTATACTTCATACCGGTAATGGTAAGACGGATACCGCAAAGTGCGTTCTTTTTTCCATCAATCTGAGGCAGTGTAAATCCGCCGCCGTTTTCGCTGAACAAGGCACGCTTGTTATAATCGGTGATTGCCGCGTCCGTCCAGGTTTTACCGCCATCCACAGTTTTCTCAATGATGATCTGATCAGACGGCAAAAACGCCAGGCGATTTGCACGAACACTGTCAAACATCGGACGCACAGCTTTCGTGATGGAACCATACGAGTTATTAGGATTGATTTCATTTGCCGTTCCGGCACTTGTAGCGTAATTAACACTTTTCGCACTATCCGCCGTATTGTCAACGTTTCCTAATCCAACCTGTGCCTTAGTATGTGTATGACTACTATTTGCCTTACCACTTAGCTTTCCGTCAATCTCGCTCTCAGTATAATACCTATCATCATGCGTATGACTCTTCGGCGCAAACATATCCTTCAGTTTCCCAACAAAATATCCCAGCCCCTTATCGTCCAATAAAGCCATATCCCTACCTCCTTAAAGGTCAAGATCAGCTCGCAAGGATGGTATCAATCTGGGTGTTGGTAATAGCTTCAATAACTGTCTTGGTATCACCAATCTTCTCCAAAGCGCCGCTGATCAGCATATATTCGTCGTACAGGTTACTGCCGTCCGGCGTAGCCTTCTTGATCATATAGATCACATTGTCCTTTGCATCCTTCACCGCAGGCAGCGTTTCCACGATGCTCTTACTGATATGCCCTGCCGCAGAGATCTGCTGGCCGACATAGGTCATAGTGGCATAGGAGCTGGCTGCGCCAAAGCCATCCAGCTTCTTCTTATCTGCTGCACTCATCAGGCCGTTCGCACTCTGCGTAGCAGCACTATAGGTCGTGTTCGTGCTGGGGATGCCAAGCGCCGTAATGTCGCTCTTTGCCACAGCTGTAGTAGCAGACACATGGCCGCTTGCATCGACCGTCACTTTGTACAGACCAGCCGCAGCCGCCGTGTAGCTCGGGTGGATATACTTGTTGGCCCCTGCCGCGATACCGTCCAACTTCGTCTTATCAGCCGCGGTCATCAGACCGTGCGCAGACTGCGTGGCATCGCCATAGGTCGTATTCGTGGGCGTCCCCCAAGTACCATCGCCCTTCAGGTATTGACCTGCATTGGCAGTTTTCGGTGCAGGAACAAGACCATTGCCGCCATCGGCAGAAGTAGTCGCACCCTTAAAAACACCGTAGGTCGTGTTCTTGTCATCAACCCACTGTGCTGTACCGTCACTAGCCCAGCCAAGGATCTTGCCTGCAGCACCGCCCGCGGGAATATGTTTGTTGCCACTGGTCGTCGGGTGGCTGTAATTGCTTAAACCCGCCAGCTTGTCCTTTTCGGCAGTTGTATAGTCATTGGTGGAAAGCTGCTTGCCGCTCACCTTATCAACCTTGCCGCCCAGTTGGCCTTTAAACCATTGCACCAAATGCGAAAGACCATCTAAATCAAGAAAAGCCATAATTGTTTCCTCCTTGTTATAATTTCAAAATCTCATCGATCTGTGTATTCGTAATTCTTTCCGGCTCCGGGTTCAGGCTCGTCCAGTTTCCGTTTTCATACGCCCACATCTCTCCAGTGTGCAGCGCGTATACCTTCCCGCTGATGGGTGCCAGCGGAAGCTCAGCCACAAACTCAATATCCTGTCCCGTGCGCACACGTGTCTTGCCAAAGTCACGGTACATATTGCCCGTATCCTTACAGATAATCAGTTGTCCATCCACAATAGGAGTGGAGTCCAGCTGACTCTGTGTGACCTCCCGTAATGATAGCTTCGCCATATTCCATCTCCTATCATCCTGTCATCAAAAAATAAAGCCGCCCCACCATAACGGCAGGGCAGCTCTATAACCTTACTTTTTCAGGTCATTCTGTGTCGATCAGGCAATAGTCTGCCAAGCCACAGCAGCCTCAACAGCCTTTACGCGGCCATCCATGGCCGTGTTCAGGCCGTCAGCATAGGTCTTAGCAGCCTCACGGGCAGCGTCAGCCTTGGTAGTGGCATCCTCAGCCGCAGCAGAGATAGCCTCACTCTTGGCAGTAGACAGCTGGTTGACATCGACCTTTTCGTTCCAGGTCTTGCGCTCGGCGGCGGTAACGTGGGCAACAGTGTCATTCTTGTGCTCGGCCAGCGCATCGCTTACAACCTTGAGCTTTTCGTCAGCCTGGGCCTTGGTGTAGGCATCGGGCACAGCAACGTACAGGCCGTCTGTCTCCAGAACGATAGAGTTGTTCGCCTTGGCAGAAACCTTGACGTTCACGCTGATCTGGTTCTGGTCGTTGACAGTAACCTCAGCAGAGCTGGTAGCAATGCCGGTGTAGATATCGATCAGGCTGCCAACAGGGATCTTAATGACGTCGCCGCTGGTGATGGTCAGCTGGATCTCCTTGGTCTTGGCATCATACTTACCGCTGGTCACAACCAGATCTTTGCCCAGATTGATGGTCAGTGCGTCGCCGCCAAACACAGGCAGGGAGATAGTGCGGGTCTCGGCATCATAGGTGGCGTCATGCACAACACCGGTCAGGGTGGTGGTAACAGGGGCATCGCCCTTGGCAACACTCAGCACGCCAGACTTGTAAGAGACATCGGTAACAAACACACCCTTGCCGCCGACAACACCCGCGATCTTGTCGTTGACGTAATCGGCAACAGCCTTGGTGGTAGGCACGGTAGTATCGGTAGCACCGCTGGCAGGGATAGCCGTAACAGCGCCCTTGGTCAGCTGGACATACTCAGTGCCGTTGTAGACATGCAGTGTAAAATCATTCGTGCGCAGGTAAACAACGCCCTGGACCTGGCCGCTCTCCGGCAGGGCAGAAACCATCTTGACGCTCTTGGTGTACTCGGTCGCGCCCTTGAAAATCTGCAGGGTGTCAGTGGTGAAATACAGGGTATTGCTATCCTTAACTGCCAGCTTCTGGTAATCAACATAAGCACCATACTTAAAATTCACATTAGCCATAATTTTTCTCCTTTTTGTTATGAAAAAATCTCTTGTTTGTTTAAACTACCCCATGGGTAATCAAAATTCCTGCCACACAAAGCCCGCGTTTGCCGTGACAGTCGGCTCTACAACAAAGCTGCTGTCACCGCTTGCCTGAACAGTGTACGGCTGGTATTTACCGTTGTCGTCACGGATCATGACTGTCTGGCCCGCGTAAGTGTCGCTGCTCTTGTTCAGCGCGGCAATCGCCTCGCCCGGGCTGTTGAACAGCTGCGTCCGTGTCTGAATTTTCTGGACGCTCTTGTCGTCCTTGATGTAATACAGTTCCGAGGTATCCTTGGTCACAACCAAATCCTTGCCGTCGATCTTGCCGCTCTCAATAGCAGACGCAACATCCCCGGCATTACCGTAACCAAGTTTTGAATACTTGTTTGCCATCTTATTTCTCCTTTCCACAAAATTAGAAAAGCCGAGTGTCGAGTTTAAAACTCAACCACCCGGATAGTCCCATCCTCCGGGTCGGAGCCGCTGTCCACGATCTGAACGGTATTGCCAATCGCCTTATCCCCGGCCTTCAGCTGCAAACGGCCTTCGTTGTACAGCAGACCGTCAGCCTTGCCGCTTGCCAGATTTTGGTTTGCCTCAACTAACTGGTTGGTAAGTGTCTGCATGGCAACCATCCGCTGATCAAGTCCAGTCAGAGCATCGTCCGGTATAATATCGCTCCAAGCACTGATCGGCAGCACCTTGATATTCGTCGCCTGTGTGTGGCGCACGTATTGGGTGCCCGTTCCGTCTACCCCCATCTCAACTTTATAAAAGGTCAGCTGCACCGCAACGTCACCGGCCTCTGCAGTCAGGTTCGTATCAAATGGCAATTTGTATTCCAACATGCCCTTGTACGGCTCATCACTTAGCGATAAAACCTCTGATTTATACCGCTTGCTCACAGGCGGCAGATACTCCATCAGACAGGTAAATCCGCTCATGTCCTGCTCTTTATAAACAGGCTCCACCAGAAAATGAAGGTTATCTACCAGCTTCGACTGCTGCATAATGCGTTCCTCTACACTGACAGTTAGCTGATTGTCGTCTCCCAGTAAAATCGTATACATCCTTACTCACACTCCTTCGTAATAAATTCGGCTTCCTCAGCCGTGATTTTCTGTGCCGCCAGAAGGTCCTCAACCTTGGCGTCCGTGATTTTCTTTGCCTTGTACAGCCGTGCCAGGCTCATGGCAAATACGCTCATTTCCATCACAGCACGCCTCCTTCCAGCAGCGTCAAAGTGTAAGCGTCGATGATTTCCTCTGCCGTCTTACCGTTCAACGCTTTTAATTTTTGATACTCATAGGTATCAATCGGTATCAGCTGCACCGTGTCGTACCCATCCACCGAGAATCGGTACATCTCTTCACAATGCCAGACCGTATTTCCATCACTGGAAAGAAAGCCCTGCGCCTCATCCTCGGGGCACAGGGTCATAACTTTGTGTTTGGGCTGATACTTTACATATGTCAAGTGGTCGAGCACATCGATCACTCTGCCATGATATATGACTTTATAATACTTCATTGCTCTCCACCTCTCTTAAATGCTGAACTCTACCAGCACATAGTTCTTATCAGTCGGATAGTAATAGCTGTAGATATTACCGTCTGTATTTACGGCATTGTAGTAGCCATTGTAATCGCGGTTCGGGCTGCGCGTCCAGTAGGCAGCAATCGTGCCGTCCGGCGTTCTGCGGCGTCTCGTGTCATTCGTCGTGATAAAGTCAATGGCAGAACCCTCGTAGATGTAAGGCTCGGTTGTCAACGTGCTGTCCAGCTCAATCACACTCGGCAGATAGAAATAGCAGTTTGCATAAGCAATTTCTGTGCTCTGTCCGCCGACATTGCCCGGAACACGCACCTTCTGAATCAGCTGTCGCCAACCAATCGGCATGGCCTTGTACAGTCGATTGTTCAGATAGGTGTTCAGCGTGGTAGGCTTTGCCCAGCCGCCGCTGTTATTCTGCACATTATCCATCGGCATATCCTTATCCAGCAGCTCCGCAGCCAGGAATGTCATAGCACAGCGCTTGCTTGCATTGTCGCTCAGATAATACCGCTTAAAACCGGCCATCTCAAATGTCATGGTACTATGTACCCAGCTTGCCAACTCCCTGCAGGCATCCTCGCCCAGGTCAGCATACCAAACCTTAGCCCAGTACACACTACCGATGGCGTAATTCTCATACGCACCGTCATCTGCCTTGCTGCAGCCAAACACCAGTGTAGCGTCCGTCTTGGTCGTGCGGGAACGCTCGATCTCCTGATATCCGCTGGCATTACTGAACATATTGGAGCTGTAGATATGCAAGCCGTTTTCGCCTTTCACATGGCGCAGGACCAGCATCTCACGACTGCCCAGTTCAAATGTCTCACTGGAAGCCGTGCCCCATGCCAGCTTGCAGCCGTTGTTCATCCACAGACGGAATCCGTTCATGCCGTTGGACTCATAACACTGCATCAACACACTGTTGGTCTGTGTAGAGATCTGCATACGGTAATCCACCGCAAGCACAAAATTCCTGTCCTCGTCCAGCAGCTTCACACCGGTATCGACATAATTCTTGCCGGTAAAATCAGTTTGCTTGTTGATGAAAACCTTTTCTTCAATGTCGTCATAGCTGAAATCCGTACCCATCGTAATCGTGATTGGGTCCTTGCTGGAAACGACATCGCTTTCCACACCAACCTGCTTCATGGCATAGATTTCCACAGGGCGCATCGTGCCGATCTCACGGCCATCAAAACAGCCGCTCGTATATTCAAAACTGTCATATACAGCGTTGATGTCCTTGTCACCGGTCACATAGCCACTCTTGTCCCATCCGCTGAACAGATAGTATTTGTAGGCCGTTTCCTCTCCGGTATAAACAGGCATATCGCCATCGTACAAAACAGTCGAGCCATACGGAGCCGTAACAGACCTCAATACCGCACCACGGTTCAGATACCGCACCGTGTACTTACGCACACTCTCGGTGTACAGCGCTCTAACCGTCTGATTGCCGAAAACAGTCGTAAACTCTGTATCCCAGCCCTTAAAGGTAAAATCCGTACTTACGGTGCTTTCCGTAGTCGGCGTGGGGATCGGATTCTCTGCTCTCGTAATGGGGTCAACCGCCTTGCCACCCTTATCAATGTACTGCACATCCAGAATGGTGCCGTCCTTATTCACAAAGGTCCATGCAAACTGCTCGATCAGCGTATTGTAACTCACCTTCAAGTCAGGCCACTGGGCATTGTAACGCTCCAGCTCCTTCTGACGGATCGTAGGCAGATGCACCTTGCCAGCCAGCACAGAATGGTCGGTATTATAACCGTTTTCATCCGTACCCGTCATCGCGTACAGCTTTTCAAGCAGCTTCGTATCTGTCATTTGCCAATCCAGACCAATCAGGCGCACACGGCTCAGATTCGTACACTTCGCCAGCATGTCCTTCAGGTCAATGGTAGTGCAGTTCTCCACGACCAAAGCCGTAATGTTCGCATAGTCGCTGATTTTCAGGTCGGTCAGGTGGTTCAGATTGCGTGCCGTCAGGCTGCTGATTGCGGGCAGTTCCGCCGTCTCGATCTTGCCGCCGTTCGCAAAGGCAACACCGGTAATACCACTGCCGTCGGCCTTAAACAGCGTCAGGTTCGTACAGCCGGTCAAGTCAATAGACTTCTTCAGATTCGGAACATTCTGCAGGTTCAAATGCTCAAGCAGCGTATTATTGCCGACAGCGAAGTCCGTCATGTTCGTATTCTTGTAGCCTTCCACGCCAGAACCGATCTGCAGGTCAGTCAGCTTAACGCCGTGGCTGAAATCGACATAACCGGGGTAGAAGCCGGAAATATCACCGATACTGCGAATCAGGCTTGCGTTGTAAACATAAACCTCAGTATCGTTCATAGCCGCAATCGGACAGTGAACCTCATAGGTCTGCCCACGCTTGCCGCGCATCTTTACAGGATTAGAGCCATACAGCACAGACACATAGGTATCTGCATACGGCACGATATGGAATGTACCGTCTGGCTTCACACCGGTCCAGTTCACAGGCGTATAACCGCGAATCGTCATATCATCGCTGGTTGCAGCACTGCCGCTGTACTTGGAGGCCATGTACTTTTCCTGATACTTCTGGAACTGACGGCGTTGATGCCGCTTGTTGCCGTGCATCATGGGCAGATAGCTGGTTGTGCCGTTTTCCTCATAGGTTCGGAAATATTTTCGGCGCATGTCCATTACCCACAAGCGCTCCGGTTTTACATCCTGATAATCCTCGAATTTCTTCAGGATACGTGTTGCGCTCCATGCCAGTGCATTCTCACGGTCGCGGAACATAGCTGCCAATTTGTCAGGGAACAGGTCACGGATCTTACACCACAGCTTGGAATCGCTGGCGTTAAACACGCTCTTGGTGCCGATGGTGTCCGTATCCTCGTAGCCGTAGCTCAGTGTCAGTCCACCCTCATTATCGTTGCCCTGCGCGGTATCGTTGTCATAGTCAAAGCAGAAATCCCAATGGATAAGGTCACTCGTATGCGGGAACACATTCTTTGCACGGTTATCTACCATGGTGTGGCGCTCTGTAAACAGGTAGTGATACAGCGCAGAGTCCATGACAAAATAGTCCTCAAAGTGCGTCTTAAACTCCTCGTCACTCGCATTCACGACCCAGTTCTGTACACGGATCCACGCATCCTTCGCAGCCTGCACTTCATCTTCGGTGCAAGCCTTGTTGATGTAGCGGAACTCAAAGCTGTTGTCGCCGTCCCAAGTCTCCTGCGAGAAATCGCCGCTCAGGAATCGGGTCTGCTCATCGGTGTTGTTATCGATCTCAACGATAACCTCTTTATGGTTATTAGGGTCCATGCCCATCGTATTGTTGTTCTTTTTAGAGTTGCCAATGTCACCGCAGGCATAGAAATGCCACTTACCGTCATGGAACACGGTACTGTTCTCAATATCAGTTTCCTGCACAAAGACAACACACGGGTAGAAAGCCATCGTGTCGCGCACCTTCGAGTTGTCCTTGCGTGCCTGTCGAATATACGGGTTAAACTCATTGAAATCATCTGCCAGCAGCGCGTTGTTTGCGTTCTCGGACGATGCAACGTTGACCTTGATATTAAAGTAATTCTCCGCCACGCTATTTTCCGTCAACGCATACACAGAACCGGTGCTCTCATCGCCAAAGGTAAAGCCGCCCTTGCAGTTAATGTCGATGTTACGCGCAGATTCGCCATAGTGGTCAGAGCTTGTGCCCTGTCCCTTGTGATAACCTTTGGCCGTCCAGTTGTCCTCAACGGCGCGTCCGTTTTTGTAAATCTGCTGGATAACAGTGTTCGCGACCTCATTTTTCTTGCCGGTGGTAAAGGTTGGCGCACTGATCTTGATAACACGCAGGTCTGGGCAGCGCTCCGCCAGAATGTCCGGGTTCAGCTCACCGCTTGCATCCGTGATGTTGTTGCGGTTGTACCGCTCGATCATCTCGTCAGCGTTCTTGGCATCCGCAATAAAGTTATCAAGAATCTCATCATCAGACAGGTTCATGGAATAAGTCTTCATGCGGTAAACAAGAACATCGCAGTCGTCAGAACCGATAGTAATGCCAACCGGGCTTGCCTGTGTAAAGTTGTCGCTGCCGTCATACAGCTCCACCTTGCAGGGGATGCCGTCCAGCCACAGCACCATTTCTTTATACTGGCTGTCGGGCAGAATGTTGAACTCAAACTCCATGAAGTCATCTTCACAGGTCGGCAGTTCCATTGTATTCTGCGCACTGGTCAGTGTGATCTTCTGTGCCTGAATATTCAGACCCACACCGCCCTGCACACAGGTCAGCACAGTCGCATCATAGTCGCGCACATTCGCTGTATTGAAAACGAGCTTGAAGTTCTTGCCCAGCTTCTTGGCATCATCGGCAAACAGCTTGTAATTGATCGTGGCGCGTGTGCCTGCCTTTACGCAGAAGTAGGTGTCGCCGTCCTTATCAAGCTGATAGCCGCCATTGACCCAGTCAAAGTTGTCGCTCACGGTCATGCTCGTCTGCCCATCTGTCCACAGTCGGTCAGTACCGGCATTGGTCTTGCCACTCGGGTTAAAGTCAAACATAAGATTCGTCTTAACCGGCTCAATCACAACACCAAGGTCAACCACGTTCACGCTGATCGTCTTTACGGTCTCGCCGCAGGTGATCGTCAGTGTATGCTTGCCCTTGTTCGCGCTCTTAAAGCTCCAGGTCTGCTTTGTGCGCCCAACCGTCAGGGTAGACTCAGTCACGCCGTTCACAGCCAGCTTTACAGTGCTCGTACTGGACGCAGGGTCGTATACGGTGTACTCAATGGACACCTTGTTGTACTGCTTCGTCTCGTAATCCCTCACAGCACAGCTGATAATGGGTGCGGTCTCGCCCTCGGTCACCCACATAATATCCTTCTTGATGACATTGGACTTAACGGTCTTTCCATTGATCTCCGCCGTCATGCTGATTTCCAGCAGGTGGCTGCCGTGCTTCTGCACCGGGATGGTATAGGTCATCTGTCGACCAGTCACACTGGTAGTCGTGCCACCAATCGACTTGCCGTCCAGTGCAAAATCGATCTTCTTCTCAACGCTGCCATACGGTGTATAGCGCACTGTGACCTCGCCGCTGTAGAAAAGGCTGTCATCAAAGGTGGATTCCAGATAGAAATCAACGACATTGGCACTCCACTTTTTTGAGCCTGTCGTATCCATGCTATCCACAACCGTCAACCGGATCTGGTTCTCGCCGCTGTGCAGATATTTCGTAATATCAAAGCTGTTTTCGCCCTGCATGATGGTCTGGGTAGCAACCTTTGTATTGCCAACATACCATGTGCCGGTCGCATTGCCGGTATCATCCCCGGCGCTGTCCACGCTGGTGAACCGGAACTTGACCACAACAGGGTCACCGGCAACAGCCGTAATCGCAGACTCGCCGATACGCTCAATCGTAATCGTGCTGCCCGCAGCAGGGCCACCGCCGCCACCGCCGACAATCGTCACCTGCGTCTTTGGCGTGCCGTCCTCCATAAGGGTCAGCTTGCTATCCTCGTAGGTAATGTCATACTCATGCCCGGCATTCTTGCCGATGTCATCCAACTTGCCTTGAATTTGACCAACAGCAGTATTCAGGCTGTCCACCGTGCCCTGCATGTCAGCTACATTATTCTTCGCCTGCGTAACATCGTTGCGAATACCGTCAATAACAGAAGCATCCGCCTTTTTCGCCAGCAGCGTGTTAGTCGCTTCCTTGTCATAGTAAGAAGTTTTCAGCGTCTCCGGCAGGTTGCCAACGCTGTCCTGCAGGTTCTTTACCGCAGCATCATTGCTGGTCTTATAGGCGGCAAGGTCGTCACGCACCGGCTTCACCGCAGTCTCGATCTTAGCGTCCACCGTTTTGCCGTAGGCAGTCGTCCACTCCGCGGACGGGTCGCTATTGAGAGTAATTTTCTTGATTTCAGCCTCACCATTTTTAAAAGTCAGGCTGTTGGCATCACTGTCATAGTCAACACCAAAATTTGCCAGTCCGTCCATACTGTTGACCTTATCGGACAGCGCATTCAGATCTGTTTTCTTGGCGTAATTGGTGTCCAGATCACTCTGTATCTCGCTCTTGATTCCGGACGCAGCAGCAGAGATCTTGTTGTCAACATCGGCTACGGCCTGCTGTGCCTGCTGGGCACTCTGCGCCGCCGCACTGGCCTGGGCCGTGGCATTGGCAACCTTTTCATCCATCAAAGACACAAAGCTCTGATACCAATCACTGCTTGGCTCGACCATACCGTTGCCGGTCAGCGCCTTCAAAATATTCAGCTTTCCGTTCGGACGACTTTTCCACACATAGCTCTGTCCTTTTTCGTTGGAGCCTGTGGCCGTGATCTCAAAATCAACTTCGCCATCCACCGTTGTGACATTCTCGTCGATCAACCAGCCAAACCGAATTGTATCGCTGTTATAGGTCACATTAACAGGGGTCGCGTAGTTCTCATCCCCGTCCTTATTCACAAAATGCACCTGCAGCATCATGTCCAGCAGGTCAACGCCATCGTAGTAGCGAGGCATCTGGAATGGGATGAACTGACTGTTCTTCTCTTGCGTAATATTGATCTGGCTTTCATCCAGCTTGATATTTTTCAGCTCGTCAATGCTGGAATACTTGTCGTCCCTGTAGCTCGAATACCAGGTATATTTCCCGCTGATGGCATAATCGTCGGAGGCAGAATCCGCCATCACAGCGAAAGCCTCATCATCATCTGCCGCCATCGACATGATCATAGGCTCGGCGCTCTGCACTGCCGTCTGTGCCATGAATTTCTTCTTCGATTCTTCAAAAGAAAGTGCCAATAGTTCCACCTCCTATATTTGATTTTTAGTAATAAAGCAGCGTCAATGTACGCCATGTGACACCATTACCGGAGCAAGCATACTCAATCGTATTCCCGCTAATGATAAGACGTCCACAATCAGAAGCGCCGTCTGGTGACGATTGACCTAAATCCTTAAATCCAAGTAATGTGCCGTCTGTTAATGTGTACCTCCACCTGGCTCCGCCATGACTTGTGTCAAGTGTGCATTCTGATCGATTTCCAATCGTAATTGTTTTTTGCTTGACAAATACAGAAACACTATTTGCAGCAACGAGGCCACTTCCGTTATGGTATCCGGGCGGAACCTGAATGGTTTGTCCTGGATTTATCGTAGCTTTCCATGCACCGCGGTTCGGCATTGCCCCTGTTTTAATAACCTTATCCCCTGCATAAAACTTTTTCCCGCTCAGCACTTTTTCTGCACTGGCATCCGCCAGCGCTAACTTGCTATTTACAAGGCCAGTTGCAGGCCCCATCAAACTGTCAGCCATACTTATCTAGCCTCCCAAAATACATCTACATCACATGTCGGTTTTTCCCAACACTTAATTGTCACTGCCCCTTCTCCAGGCGTACACTTGCCTGCTGCAAAAAATCCAAGGGCTTCCTGCTTTGCTTCGTTTTTTGCCCGGTCATTTGTCTGTGTGGACTGCGGGATGCCAAGCATGGCTGTTGCTTTAATCGGCGCACCGCCGCCTACTGGCGTCACATTTTGTGTCTGTGTAAAATAGCCGCTCATGCTTACCCATCCGCCCATGGTAAATGTTCCCGTGTATAACTGCGGGCCAACCTTGTGCACAGCACCACTGCCATCACCGATATATAATGTGCCCGCACTATCAACGGCTGGCTCTCCATATTTCAGCGTTTTCGGTACTCTTGGCGTATCTTCACAGGCGTTCATGCCGCCCTGTCTTTTCAATCTGATTCCCATAAACTCCTCCTATCAATAAGCGCCGCCGTCAATCGTTTCCTTATCATCAATCATCTGACCAAGGTACACACCTACCTGATACTTAAAAAAGATCTGTGTGGCCAAAATCATGTCACGCAGCTTGTTAAACTTATCTGCGTCATAAACAGAAAGACGCAAATCACTGTTCTCGGTTTTCCCAAGATAGTCATTTGCGTCTGTAATATTATTTGCGTTGATGTATTCGTAGTATTTATCTGCCTTCTTTTTGGTCGTAATCGTCAAGTCCTGCATCTTGTCGATATTGTCAACCGCGTTTGGGAATACCGTATCAAGGTCTTCCAACATCTGTTTATAGTCCATGTATCATCACCCCGTAACAGTTTCTGTGGGCACCAAAACGACTGTGTTTGGGTAGTACGGGTAAAACCTCGCCATCTTCACAGTCATTGTGCCGCTACCAAGTTCGTAATTGATCGAGCTTATCATATATTGCTGCGGCTTTTTCTCGCTTGCCAAATGTGCTGTATAGCTTACCTTCTGGTTCACATCCAGCCACGGTATCAGCAGGCATTCCACACTGATACTGTCTGTCAGCCGCGCTCCAAGATACAGCTCATATTCCGCACGCTGCAAGGCAAGCTCATCTGTGTAGATTTTCTCATAGTCGCCACTGTTGCAAACCTTGATTCGCTCTCCGATCTTATCGATTGTAAACGGGCTTTCAGGGTTTACCACATAACCAATATTGTCACAAGCAAATGCAGCCTTGTCCTTAGCCGCCTGCTCCGCATTTGGCAGCTCCTTTACAAGCCGCGCCATGGCATGTACTTGCGTTTGGCCAATAAAAATAAACTTAAACTTTTTTTCGCCCTCGCCATACTCTTGCTTATACTGTACAACATAGTATTTGCCTTTTTCCATCGTTCCGGCAGCTATACTCATGTCCTCACCTGTATCACTCAATGCGGATCGGTATAACGGATATGGCCCATATGTTTTTTCAGACTTTGCACCGGTCGGGTCTGTCTCTGTGTTTATAATTTGCACCTGGCACCCATCAGGATTGGTCTCCGGTGCCAAAAAGCTGAACTTCTTGCTGCTGGTTATGCTGGCTCCTGTTACGCGCACGGTATATATGCCATTTTCATAGCTGCTGCTATCAGAATAGTAATTGCTTTTTGTTGTCTCTCCCCACACTTCAATGACATTGCGAACCTCGCTGAAGCTGTTTGATAAACTCTCGCTGATCACACAGCGGTCAAAGATCGTATTGTCCAATATAACAGGTTCGCCATTGTCCATTGGTACACGCTGGCACACAAAAGTGTCCTCGTCAAAAAACATCTCATAGCTATAATACAAATCGCGCAGCTCTTTCAGGATGTCCCATACAGTTGACCCTGTGTCCCAACTCATGTCGTAAGGCACAACGGCGTTCTGATACCCTATTCGGTAACTACTGCATTGCCCCAACTGCGTTACGGTTTTTACTATAGCATCGCGTATTTCACTGTCTTTTGGTATTTTGGTTTCACTACCGATCAATGTTCCATTCAGTGTGCCATTTAATGTGCTGACAAGATCCAGACAATTTACCTTTAACAGCCTTGTTGTCGCGTCATAAGTAAATGAGTTGTCATTAAAGCTATACACGCCCTTTGGATACCACACAGTCTCCCCAGTTCTTTGATTTAAAAATCCAATAAATACACGCACATGCTTATCAATCCACACGCGGGCTGTCTCTGCCGTGATATAGCTGTCATCTTTTACAAGGATTGTTGCATCAAATGTATTTCGTATGTCACTGCCGCTGTCGGTAGAAATACTGCCATCAATAAAAACACCCTGTATTTCATCAATGACCATGAATTTCGTATTCAGTAACTGGATCTTCGTGTAAATGGTTTTTGTTCTCTGCTGTAAAAGGTCGATGTCCTGCTGTTGCACTTCATACATAGGTCATCCCTCCACATTGCAGTCTATAAAGTTGTTGTAATACAAGTCCCCTGCGTTTTCCGGGTCTCCAATTTCGACCCAACTAAAGCTGTGATGAACATACCCCTCAATGTCATCATTGTTTTCGGAGATCCCGTCTGTCGTGCATATCATCCAGATGCGTCCATCCGTCAGCTTCATGATTTTTGGCTTACCGTCGTTCAGGAACGCCTTGATCTCCTCACGATATTCGTAAGCTTTTTCAGCCGTATATTCTCCTGTGCTATCCTTTGGTAAAAACATCATCGTAAACTGACCACTCTCGTAATCCGAATTGCCATTGTTGATAACGACGGGGTATTTATTGCTTAGCGTTGTTACAACATTTGTCTGTTTGTTTCTTGTAATCGTGCCCTTGCTGATTTCCAAATCTGTGCTGTACCCCTTGTCCTTTTCAAACAAAAAGCATCCGACAAATCGTGGAGTAATGCCATTTTTGTTTACATAGCCCTCTTTGTTATCCACAACAGGGACAAGCGCGTATTCATAGCCAACACCATTTGCCGCATAACGGTCATATCGTTCAAACTCCAAGTCACGCGGCTCCTTGACAGGAACATCAAATAGTGTAACCCAGTTATAGCCCCCGGCTCTGCGGCGTTTAATGCGTATCGAGCTGATCTGCTGTATCATGTAGCTAATATTGCCGCCGCGTAGATTTCCGTCAAAGGTGGCGTTCATGATCGTATCGTAGTCCCAACTCGGGAAGTCATCCGGCTGGTCCTCAATACTGCGTGTTACATAAAGCTGGTCAAATGCGCCATTTTCAATTACAAGCGTATCAGCGTCATCTACAATCACATGTGTCAAATCTGCGGTGTACTTGTAACCGGCAATGCCAGTACCACAAAAAAACATAGCACTCCCTCCTTACAAGTTTTGCGCCTCAATTACGGCGGCAATATTTCTCTTATCTACCTTGATCTCGCAAACCTCTCCGATTCTTCGCAGCTGGATCAGGTATTCTTCGCCATCTGTTAAAACCGGCATGGCAGTGCTGTGGATGGTGTAAACAAGGCTGTGGCTTTCGCTTTCGCATCGCACGTCAATATACCCGATTTTCACACCCATAATATCGTCAGTCGCAATACATGCTTTATTTGTAATGGCAGCCGATCCCATTATGGAATTTGTCGCCGCCCATCCCTCGCGATATGTAAGGGAAAGAGTATTGTTTGACTTATCTATTAGCTCCATGATTTTCTCGCCTACCACAAACCCATATCCAAGCAGCTTAATGGTAAAGTTGCCCTGTACAGTAAATCCATCATCAAACAGCACCCGCTGGCCGGGCTTGCGCAAATCGACCATGTGGTTGTCATGGATGTATTCTGGGTTTCCGCCGCCGTCAAGCCGCCCTGTCACAGTACGGATATTGCAGCTTACACGCACCGTTCCATCATGGTTGTCACTAAGGTCAACATAGGTCCAGTAGTTCGGCGTGATAAATTTTACACTAAACGGCACAAAGCCAGTGTCCGCCGTCATACCGTTCAACGTGTCACCAACAGCCCGCAGGTAATACTGTGTTCCGTCCTCCAAGTTCTTCAGCGTATACTCCAATAGATCAACGCCGTATCGTGTTTCACTTTTGCGCACCAATACATGGTTAGCGTTGTATAACCCCACGGTATACGTATTCAGCGGTTCGTGCTCTGCCTGTCTATAGCTAAGTTTCACGGTCAACTCACTGCTCTGTACGATCTGCCCCGTTGTTACATTACTAAACTCAAACTGCGGTGTCGTAAAGCAGCGGAAGCTTTTCTGGCTCGACCAACTGCTCGGCTCACCAGCCTTGTTAAACACCCGCAGCTTGCAGTAATAATATTTACCGTTCTGCAGCTCACCACCGTTGATCGTATGGTAGGTACGCATCCATTCCGTTTTCTGGCTGTATACCTGACTGCCCGTTTCATTGTCATAGATGACCAGCTCGTTTGCAAAGACCTGTTCACCCTCATAAGCAAAGTTGATGTTTGCGCCAACAGCGGCGTCAAACGATGGGATAATATAAAGCACCGGCTGTGCCACTCTCATCACTCCCCTTTTTAACAAAACAAAAAGCCGCCCAGCAGTCAAAATGACCACTGAGCGGTGTAGATTGAATTCAATCGTTATTCAATTCTTCTATACACATTCCAAGAAAATACCATCGACTAAATCAGCCGAGGGATTGTTAAGCGATGTTTCTGCGCATTTTTTACTCCGTAGATTCGATGTAAATGTCCTTCCAGTTGTTCTGCGGTACCTTCACACGTACAACCGTTCCCACCGGAATATATGTCTTGTATGGCAAAGTATACTTTCCCCCAAACGCGGCCACTGTGTACAGCCCACCGCCATTCACAGCCGTAACCTGCCCGATCGAAGTCCTGTCATAGCTTGCACGGTTGATAAGCTGCTGGCATCCTCTGCGGATCTGTGCGGCCAGTTCTCTCAGCGCATCAATATCTTGCTTGTTCAGCGTGGCCACCTCCCTTATATTTTGCATTCTACTTTGTATTACCCACCACTCACCCACAGACGGCACAAATGCACCGTCCGCACTCCACTATAAATCAAACCTTAAAAATTATCTCCTGCTAAATTCCTGTGCAAAAATTCCGCTTACACGGTCATGGATCACACGGCCAAAGCTCTCCACATCATTGACACCATACATCTGGATATCGCCAACATTGACCACCGGGGCACTGCTCATATTCGGCTGCGTGATCTCCACACTCTTGATACTCCGCTGGCTCATATGCGATGCAATAAAGCTCTCCGGGTCAAGACCAAACTTCCACAGGTTTGCACTCGGCTGTGCCGGGATAACGCTGCTCCCCTTCTCGATCAAACTGTACTGACCGAAACCCGGCTTACGCATCTTGATCTCGGGGCCTTTCTCGTCAGTGATGGCGATATGTGTGGTTGGCGAGTTCAAAACACCAGTCGCATGTTGCAGAGGGTCAAAGTTCGGTGTACCCCACTGAATTTTATTGCCATGACTTGTAGCAGTGCCCATGGGCATTAGCGTATTAAAGTCGGCCTTACCGATGGCTTCAATCATCTTCTGCTGAGCCTGAGTTACAGACTCAATTTTTGTACGAAGAGAATCATAGCTTGCACCCATTTCCACACATGTCATCTGGACGGTTGTCATCATGGCCGCATGAGTAATATCGGTACTCTCTGCCGCATACTGCTCCTGCGTGGCAATGTTAGCAAGGTGGTTAATAATATCATCGCTGCTTATGCCATACTGGTTTGCCAAGTCTACCAGACTCGTAATCTGAGACTGTCTTTGCCCGTAAGTTAAATCCGTGTTCTCCGCAACTGCTTCAAAATTGGAATTAAGAATTTCTGCGATTGTATCGTAGGATGCCTGATTCTGGTCCGCAAATTCAAGCAGATTTTCAAGTTGCTGTTGATAAGACTCATTAGTCATATCTCCGCTCTCAATAAGAGTATCGTTATAACCTTGAATCAATTCATCAATAGTATCATATCCGCCGGAATAACTGTTGACAATATCGTTCATGGCCTGCGTGAGTTCAGCACGCTGTTCACCTGTAAGATCAGTACACTGAGAAAGTGTGGTCATGTACTCAGACAAAATATCACGCATCAGCGCTTGCTTATCGGCTGTTGTTTGCTGTACTGTGCCAAGCTCGTCTACAGCGTTAAAATGTGCTTTTGTGCCATCGGTCAAATTAGCAATAGTATCAACCAATCCACGCTGTTTTTCGCTTAGGTTGTCTGTATCTTTGCCAAGTCCAGAATATACCTCACGAAGTTCTTCTAGCTTGTCAAGCATATCTTGTGTATCTTGGCTTAAATCGGAATCAGTCTCAACATCGCTACCATCACCAGCGCCAAAACTTGCACTGGAATCGCTTCCACCAGAACTACCGCCACTACTCGCGGCTTCCTTCGCATCACTGATAGCTTCCTCCAGCTTTTCGATGGACTCTGTGATGGAATCGATCTGGTCAGTCACGCCGCCGATTTCCTTCATGTTGGCAAGAACGTCGTCCTTATAGCCAACAAGGTCGCCAGCCATATCGTCAAGCGTCATGTCGTTGAAGTGTGCCGCAGCCGCAAGCCCAAGCTGATAATCCTCCCAGCTTGTGCCAATCAGGCTGATAACCTCGTTCCACTTCTCCTTCATGTTATCAAGGTCTTCAATCTGTGCCTCGATGGACTTGTCATAGGCGTCTTTCAGCTCATTGATCTTGTCGATCTCGTCATCAACAGCCTGCAGGATGTCCTCGTTGCGCCAATCTCGTTGCTGCTCGTCAAGGTTAGTCTGTGCTTCGTTCACAGCCTCCTGATCTGCTGCCCAGATAAAGCCCTGATTCTTATTGTAGATGCGAACCGTCCGGTTGGCCTTCGCCTTCTCCAATGCGTCCTTGAGTTCTGCTAACTTAATAGCACGATCCTCCTCGTCATTGGCCTTCTGCAATGCCGTCTTTTTCTTGTTCAGCGCTTCGATTTCAGCCTCAAACGCCTTGTCCTGCGCCTCTTTCTCCTTGTTCAGTGCCTTTTCGCGTTTTTCAATCTCGTCAATGGCAGCCTGACCATAGATTTTCAGCTTGTTGGACTCTTTCTCAAGGGCAGTTTTCTGCTTTTCCAGCGCGGTTTTTTGCTTCTCAAGGGCCTTCTTGTTCTCTTCAAGGGCCTTGGAGTTATCCTTAGTCGCCTTAGTGCTGGCCTTGGTGGCCTTGTAGGTACTCTTGACCATCGGATTCTTGCCGGGCATATAGTTGTTGCCAGCGGTGCCAACAAACGAACCAACGCCCGGGCTTCCTGCATCCATGGCATTGCCGCTTACAAGTGCATCGCCATAGCCGCCAACAAATCCGTTCTTCAGCAGCCGCTGCGTTTTCTCGTGGTCAAACACGATTGCACCATGCGGCAGGTTTACGAACTCAGCGCCGTTGTCGCCAACAGTGTACCATTTGCCGGTGTGCGGGTTAACAACAAGCTCATTGCCAATTTCGCCAACAAGCGTCTTACCGCCAGGCGCGTTCGGAGTACCGGCAGCATGGCCTGTGCCCTTCGTCTTGCTGCTGCCACCACCTTTACTGTAACGCAGCCCATCTGCAATACCGGTGATCAGTGTCCCCTTAATGCCGAAATTCAGCGTAACAGGAATATCCTTCTTCAGCCCATCAAGTGCCTTGCTTACAGTGGAGATTTTCGTCTCGCAAGTAGAGGTATCAAGCGTGACCGGGACATTGTCAAACTTGTTTCTGAACTCGTCAGCCATCTGGTTCTGTGTTTCGATCTCGCTCTGTGCCTGTGTTGTATCAACCGAGCAGCCGATGTTGGCCAGCATCTCTGTGGTTTCCTTCGCGTCGTGCTGAATACCATCAATTTCACCTGCGGCATACTTCACAGCAAAGGTCTGGATCTCAATAGGTGTCGGCTCACCAAGTTTTTCCTTCGCCTGCGTAAGCTTCGTTACCTGATCCTGCGCATTTTGAAGCTCTGTGGCAACACCACTCATGTCTTTGTATTCACCATCAGACTGCTCATTTTCCTTTACGGCAGCGTTGTACTCCTTCTGCGCCTCGGTAAGCTTGTCCTGTGCCTCTTTAAGGTCGTACATGTTCTGTACGCGACCCATCTCATACAACGCATCCGCCTGGCTGTCCGTGAGCTGACCGTTAGCCTTCTTAGCCTCTTCAATGATCTCATCAATGGTCTGATTGATCTCGCTGGAATCCATGCCGGTAAAGGTCTCTTTCAGCTTTTCCTGCAGATCGGTCAACTGCTCATTCAGCGCCTGCCAAACAGGATTGCTCTCCGCGTCCTCACCCAAAGCATCCATCTGGTCCTGAATATCATCGATCTGCATACGCAGGTTGTCAACCGGGTTGCCCAGCAGGCTACCCCAGTCAAACTCCCAGCCGTACTCCTGCAGCTCACCCCAAATACTCTGGACATCCTCCATCGAAAGGTGGAGCGCATCCGCAAAGTCCTTTGTGGTTTTATTGGCCGCAATCGTAATCTGGTCCTTGGCATCCTTGCTCATAAGACCGGCCTTGATCGAATCTTTCAGGAAGTTGTTCAGTCCGCTTGCATCAGCACTGCCATCACTGGCCTGCTTAAAGTAGCGGTTCAGGCGCTTCATGTAGTTGGCAATATCGCCCTGATAATCCTCGGGGATCGTCAGCTCGACAGCAGCCTTGAACTTTTCAGTGCCAATTTTGCCGTTTTTCAGTCCCTCCGCAATCGCCTTCTTAGCATTGATGATGCTATCATACATATCACCGGCTTCACTGGCATTCTGCGCATTGACCCAATCCTGATACGCGCCGCTGTTCTGGACAAGCAGACTGTACTGCATTTGCAGGTTGCGGCAATTTTCGCGCAGCTGCTTGCTCTGGGCCTCCAACTCGGAACGTGCCTTTTCAACCTGATCTGCATTCTCGCCTTCCAGCTTGCCATTCTGCTGAACTGCAGTGTTCAGTGCCTCCAAGTCGGCCTTGACCTGGCTGTACTTCATTTGATTCTGGCTGTAAGCGAGTTTGATGTTGGCCTCGGCCTCATCAATCTTGGCCTGTGTGATTTTCTTGGCCATGTCAGTGTTCAGCTTCACATAGCCATTCTCAAAATCAAGCGCAGCAGCGTACTCGCCCTGCTCTTTGATCAGCTCAGAATAGCTGTCGCTGGAAACACCCGCCGTTGTGCTCTGGCTCTGGATCGCTGCCGTCACAAGACTGATCGCCTTCGTAGCATTGGTCGCCGCAGAAAGCGCGTTGGTGGTGAACTCGTTCGTGTACTTGATGCTCTCACCAGTGACAAGTCCAGCCTTGACCAAAATGTCGATCAGGTCGCTCATGGAAATGCCAAGTTTGTCCGCGGCAGACTTCATGTTGTCGTAAGCTTGTACCTGTTCTTTGGTGTAAGCAGTAATTTCCGTACCGGCATTCTCCAAGCTGCCAATATCAACCAAATCAAGATCGTCCAGTCCGTTAAGACTCTGCACGCTGAACTTGATCGTATCAATGGTGTTTTTTGCATCTTCTTTGGTAATGTCAAGATAGTCGGTCAGTGCAGATGAGCCGTCCTTAATGGCAGCATTTAAGCCGATCTGCGCAGCCTTGAGCTTGGTGGACAATTCGAGTTCGTCGGCCTGAGCATTCATGTACTGTTTGATATAATCGTTGTTATAATCAGAAAGCTCTGTATTATAATCATTATATCCAACATTAAACTTTGCCTCTCGAATTGCCTCAACAGCAGATGTTTTTGCCTCTAACGCCTTTTTGATTGCGGTATCGTTATCTTTTGCTACGGCCTCATTATAGTCATCTTGCGCCTTCTTCAGGTTTTCATAAAGTTCATTATAAGCTGAAGTAGTTTCAATCTGATATCGTGCAGCCTGCTCAGCAAGTTGCTCATTTTCAGTAGTGATGTCTTGCGCAGAAGAAATCAAACTTCTTGCTTTATCAGCTATGACAGTTTTCGTATCATCGTCAAGGCGACTATCATTGGTTACATCGTTTACAAAATCAGTATATACCTTTTCCGCGTTGGACGCATCACCAGTAAACGACACTTTAATCGAATAATCACCAGAGAATCCCTGACTATAATTAACACCTAAACCGTTGTCTTCTGCATACTTCTTAATGGTATTAAAATCATTCTCAGATAACGACCCAAACGTCCCCATATAAACATGACGCTGTGTCATCTTTCTTTGGGCGTCTTCAATAGCTTCTTTATTGTCAGTTCCAGCATCCTTGTCTTTTTCAGTTAAAAATGCGTTCTCTTTCTTTTTAGCCGCTTCATCAAGCAGCCCAATCTGTTCTTCAAGCCCACCATTGACAAGGTCAATTCCATTAAGCTCATTTCCGTACTTCTCTGCCAATTCATCCTGAATACTAATAAGCTTTTTCCGTGCCTCGTAAGCATCATTTTCGCTAAGATTTCCTTCGTCAAGAGAAGTTTTAAGTCCTTTTATCTGAGCTTCATAGTCATCAAGAGCTTGTGTTTTTTCATTTACAGCAGTGGTCGAGTCAAGAGCCGCTTCACGATAACGCTTTTCTGCCGTTGCAGCATTATAGATTGCTTTAACCACGGCGTTAAGAGCAGCAGACACAGCTAAGGTTACGCCCATAGAAAGCAAGCCAGCGCCAATACTTTTTAGGCCACCAACAACAGCATTTGATGTTTTTGCGAGTACAGTCTGAGATTGTGCAAATGCCTCCGTGGAAAGTGCCGCAGCATCTGTTTGCTGGACATAAAGTTTTGCTTGAGAAGAAGCGTTCGCCATGATTTCGTCAAGTTGATTTTTGGCCGCATCTTTACCGACATCGTTTATTTTGTCAATATATTTCTGAATTGAATCTGTATCAACTTTTAACTGTTCATTTGTTTTAGAACTCCACTGCAAAATTGTCTGAAAAATTTCCGAGATATTATTCTTTTCAATAGTTGCTGCATTTTTAATACTGTCTAGTGGATATTGCAGATTTCCAGAGCTAAAATGAAGACTGCTTAAATTCAGATTATTTAGCTCGCTTTTTAATACTTTAAAGTCATCTAATGTATGTCCCAAAAGTGTCAACTTAGTTTTCCCGAAATTGTTCGTATCACCAGTTGTTCCGAATAACGTTAATATCTTTTTGTTGATATTTTACTATAGTGTGATATAATAAAATATAAGGTTATATATTGGAACAAAAGGAGTCGCTTATGGATACATGGAAAAACTACATATGTCCTGTTTGTGGAGCATGGAGTTGTACAAAAGATAGATTTCCAACATGTGAGTTTTGCCAAAATGAAGATGTCATTATTATTGAAGACGAAAAATTGCATAATGAAATTCAAGCATATTTAAAATCACTTACTCGTAGCGACTTTGAAAAATATCTTGTTTTGCCGTCATATGGTGAAATAGGGAAAGATTATACTGAACTTTATGTGGCTACTGTTGAGTATATACGTCAGAAGTACGTCTTTGATGACCCTCGTTTCAGTAAAACAAAATTCAATGAACGAGAACATCAAGAGTGTGCAAGGCATCAAGAATACAAAACTCATAAAAAAGAGGAAATAGCCGCTCTCCGCGAAGAGGTTTACGGCGAACCTAATCCATATCGCAAAGTCACTTGTCCAACCTGTGGCAGCACAAACACAGAAAAGATTTCCGCACTGTCTAAAGGTGTAAGCGTAGGACTCTTTGGAATATTCAGTCAGAAAGTTAAGCACCAATTCCACTGCAACTCCTGCGGCTATGAATGGTAAGATTTGTGAGGTATCTCTATGTCTCATCAAGAACAGCACTATGCCGGAATCCATTACCACAATGTATTAGATGTTGGATTTTCATGGAAGGATCACCCACCGCGACCATTTAATTCGTACTTCCCCGGTGCGATAACGCGAACCGAATTCAAAAACTGCCCCGTGTGCGACACAAAAATGCTGACCTATATGCATTATCCTGTAGAGAAGCGTATGCGTGCTGTGTGGCAATGCAAGGTGTGTAACAGACTGTTCGTGTTCATTTGAGATGTATTTCTCGCAGAAGGTGAAGCACCAGTTTAAATACAACTCCTGCGGGTATGGATGGAAATCGCTATCATTATAGAAAGGACAAAATAAACAAATGGACGAATATCAAGCAAATCACGAGTTGGCATTACTCTATACTAAAATAATTACAGAGCGCTATGTTAAAGAATATCCAAATTCTACTGACGACAGCATAATGGTTCGCATTAAGTCAGAATATACAAAAGCAATGAATCTATATAACGGTGGCACTAACTGTAGAAAATAATCATAAAACAACTTGCTCCGTCATAAATTCCTTCGCTTTCTCAGCAACTTCGCCAAGAGTATCCATCGCTAAAAAGAACTCTTTAAGTGTCATACCAGTACCAACTGCGCTATCCGCTAACACTCTAGCTTTGCGGTTAATACATTCCTCATACTCGTCAAGAGAACCGTAGGTGGGTTTCTTGTACTCTAAAAGTTCCCTACAATCATGCTTCATAAAATAATCCCCCTTACAAATATCAAAAGGCCGCTCCATATTGGGGCGGTCTTAACCTTTATAACCTTCTCATGGCTTTCCCACGATGTTCTGACTGTCTTTCCTCCCATCCGGCCTAAGCCGTAGAATAGGGCTACCCATACAGTCGATGAACCAGAAACCCAGAGGTCACACCCTCCATCTGTGCAGTAAACTGCACGGGTCTCCGGCTGCTGATTAAGCATTGTTTGCGCGACTTAGCACTGCCGCCGCATAAGTTGACATAAAATATTAAAGCCCGCTATCGTTATGACAGCGGGTAATTTTTTCGCCGTAGGTGCCGCCCTACGGTTATTCTTTTGTATGTCAACTTACGCGACTACAGCTTTTTTCTCAGCATATCGCATCCGTGTTGTTGTCTCAGCCTTTCGGCACCGTCACATGGGATTACTCCCTCTGTTTTGGTCACACGGCTCTTAGCCTTTCCCAGCAATTTGGGTATTTTGTACACCAAGGTTGCATCCTACGCAGCTATTCCCGTTGCGTAAGTGGGCATATTTACACCGACCTTGGTATTTGTCATAGATGCAACTGCAGACAACGCCGTAAGAATCGTCGGCATTGCATCTCCTGCTTTAACTAATCCGTCCGCGAAATCAAGCGCGGCCGTTCCCATATCAATAAAACCTTTAACAACTCCACTATCAAGCACATCAGACGAGAAGGACTGGAATGTGGCCTGGAATCTGGACAGCTTGCCTTCTATACTGGAGAGGTAGGTGTCTAACTCCTTGGTTGCACTGCCTGCACTATTTTTAGAAGTTTCCATTGCCTTTTTGGCGTCTTCCCAGTTCTCCATCATACTAGAGAAAATATTGGCGCGGTTTTTGCCAGCGATTTTGTCCGTCAGAGTGGCTTTTTGAATGTCAGATAGCTGTGACCATTTAGCAGATAGTTCGTCCATGATCTGATATGTAGATTTGAATGTGGCATTGTCACTTTCCAAAATATTCACACCAGATATGGCCTTGATTTCAGCCTGCAATTTGGCTGTGCTCTTAACCACAGTGTCAGTTTCCTCACCCATTGATTCAAGCTCGGACGTGGCACCACGAATTCTCAATGCAATCACACGCAGCCCAGCGCCTACGGAGTCTGGATCCTGAACAACATCGTTAGCAGCAACAATCATACCGATCGATTGGTCAATGTCGTTGCCAGCAGTGTGCAAAGACGAGGCCGAACGCTTCAATGCCTCCGCCACACCTGCGGAAGTTATACTAAAGCTATTACCCACCTCATTGTAGCGATCTGTAATCGTTAATGATTTATCAGCTTCAATATTAAACGCTTTCATTGCAGAGATAATGTCAGATGTTGCATCATCCATGCTTTGCACACCGTCGCCTACCTGCTTGAACATGACAGCAGAATCGGAAATCTTCGTTGCATCTTCCAGGTTATACCCAAGTCGGGCAAAATCAGCTGTAGCATTTACAACATCGCTAATGCTAACACCCAGATTCTTCGCTCTATCTCCGGCCTCACTCAGGAACTTACTGTATGCTCCGCTCGTCTCATCCGTAACCTTCTTCAGCTCGGTCATGGCACTGTCAATGTCCACAACATTCTGATACACCTGACGCAGTCCCTGCTGGAACGCATTGATCACTTGATTCGCCAGCTGGCTCTTGATATTGACCTCAAACAGCTTCTCAAGTTTAACGCTCAGCTTGTCCGTCTCTAACCCGGCATCTTGAATATACTTCTTTAGTTCAGACCAATCCTTAGACATCTGGCTGGAGTTTTCCTGCGTAAACATCTTACTCTTGATCTTCTCATCGTAAGTGTTAAAGAAGTCAACAAACCGAGCATACGCCTCAGTATTCGTAGAGATCTTGCTGTTGTTGTTAAAGTACCGCTGCGCAGTGTACATCGTATTCTGCATACTCTTTTCCCAAGAGTTGATATTACGAGTATTGCGCAATTCCGTGTTCAGATTGCGAACTTGGCTGGTAGCGTCGCGGGCCTCAATACCAAACGCGCTAAGCAGCGAAGTAAGCGACTTGATCTTTATACTGTTCTTATCTCCAATACCTTGGAACTGTCGGAACATATCCGTAAACTGACTATAGCTGCCATTGGTATCTATTTGCTGTAATACATTGAGTAGATTGGTTAAGTTATCTATCTGCTCCTGAAGAATGTTGTAAGATTTAGAATCCTTTGTCGTCTTTTTCTGTTGCTCAACCAGTGATGCAATCCTTGATTTTACCTGTTCAATCTTTGTTGGCAGAGCCTCAAACGCTTTTTTAGAGATACTTTCTGCTTCAGTCAATTCCTTACGGTATGCCTGAATTGCCACACTCAAAGCAGTCAATTTTGCACGCGCATTATCTGCGTTTTCAAAGGACTGATCTTCATTGAACTTTTCTACAGCATCATTTGCCTCTTTAAAAGCATCAGAAAATTGATCAGAAACTGCCCGGCTTGCAAGATTTTCGTATCCTTTTGCACTGGCTTTTGCCTGTAGATTTTCAACAATGGCGTAATTTTCTTTAAGACTTGTAAACCGCGTGTTCAGAGATTTACCAAGATTATTAAGTCGAGTATTGACCTCAGAAAAATGGTCACGGACAAGGTCGAGCTTTGTATCAAAAACCTCAAACGCATCAGCCGCATCGCGCAGCGCAATCTGATAAGCAACAAGTGCATCAGCAGAGCCAGATTTATCAAACTCCGCCTTAGCAGCCGTAGCTTTACTCATGGCCGCAACAAGTTCTTCGTAATATTTAATTGTGTCGGCATCCTCAAATTTTGTTCCAACAACGTTCTTCTTGTAATACTCCTCAGCCTTGCTATATTTATCACTGGTGCTTTTATACTCACGCTGCGCATTATCAGCGGTCAATGGGTTGGCTTTCTTAACTTCTTTATCCGCTGCTTTGTTGGTCTTGTCAGCCGCAGTGTCTATTTTAGATGCAGCTTTTTCGATATTGCTACCGGCATTTTCAATATCCTTGGCCGCAGTTGCTACTTTTGCAGCGTTGTCGTTGTTTGCAGAAATCACATCACCGGTTTGCGCCTTCACAGCGACATTGCTCTTAACAGTCTCAACCGCAGTCGTGTCAATACCGTTAAACTTCTTGATTACCTTGCTGATTTTCGTACCAGCATCAAGTAGCTTATTGATATTTTCTGCAAATGTATCCGTCGTCTTGGCAACACGATTAAACTTAGTCATTACACTTCTGATGTCAGATGCAACCTGATTCAGTTTATCCGTGTCAATAGAAGCCGTTGGCTTTGTATCCGCTTTCTGCACATCTGCTTTTTCTGTCTTATCTTTCTTGACAGTTTTCTTATCAGCCTTAGCAATAGAAGCCGCTTTTTCTGCGGCCTCAGCATAAGTATCCGCAGTATTCTTAACAAAGTTCTTCATCTTCGTCATAGACGTTGTAATCGTCTTTGCATCAACGCCAGAAACTTTGTCTACGGAATCCTGCAACTCGTCCAGGATCTTTGCATATGCCTTAAAAATACTGCCTAGAACTTTACCAGCTTTAATCAGCGCCTGTGCGTCAGTATCAATGCCGCTTGCCGACTCTACGGCCTCCTGCACAGCTGTCGTTGCCTGCTGAATGCCACTGTCAGATTTAGCCAGCGCAGTTTTACTTGCTTTTACCTGCGCAGAAATTTCCTGGATAGCCGCCTGCTGGTCTTCTACGGTTTTCTGTGCGCTCTCAGCAGATCCGTCTCCGATAGAATTAAACTTAGCGATAATCTCTTTTATACTATCCCCAGCAGAGATAACGGCATCTACCTTGCCCGCAAATCCAGTGGTTGCTTCCGCCACGGCCGTAAACTCATCAAACACGGCCTCCATCTTTTTAATAGATGCAGAGACTGTATCTGTCGGTTCAGTTACGGTTTCCTTTTTCTTTGTCTTGTGCTTTTTTGTCGTGGCAGTCTTTTCATCGGCTGGCTTGTCCGCAGCGTTCAAAATACCGGCATTATTTAGCGCTTTGGAATACTGCTGGAAAATCGTGTCAAGTTTCTGAATCGCGCCAAGTACAATCTGCCCGTCTCCATTGATAGACCCAGCCGACTCGGCAGCGGCAGATAACGCCGTGGAAATTTCTTTAAGTGCATTGCTTGCATCATTAACCGCAGAAACGATTTTTTCAGATGACGTATTGACTTTGTTCAGCAGTGCCGTGATCTTTGCAGAAGTCTGCTGCTCGGTTTCCTTTTTAACCTTATTCTTTTCCTGCGCAGAATCAATGTCGTATGCGCCTTTTAAAGCAGATAGAATTGCGGCGTTCTGCTCAAAATAGGTGTTCAGATCAGTGATTGCCTTACAATAATTGGTAACGGCCGATTCAAACCCAGCCATTTTGGTGTTGAACTCAGAAATCTTATCGCTAACTGCGCTAACCTTTGACTGATCGGAACATACTCCGTCTACAAACTTCTGTACAGTTTTCAGGACCGTATCAAGACCTTTGGTTTTAAGCTCCTTGACCGCATCTGCAGCCGCCTGCAGGTTGTCTTTAGCCTTACCAGAGTGTTCTTCTGCATCTTTTGCAGGCTTATCGTCTGGCTTATCTATATTTGTTTTGCCCTGTGCCTGCTTCGCGGACGCAGTAACACGACGCTGATTATCAAGTGTCTGTTTTAATTTCTCTGTGCCGCTATTTGTCGCATCAACGATTTCTTTTTCAACAGACAGCGTCCGCTGTTTTTCGATGGTCAGGTTTGTCTGCAGAGTTATGAGTCTTTGCACAGCCTCCTCAAGTTTCGCTGCATTCTTTGTCATAACATCGTCCGAAACCGCTTCTGGTATAGATGCTGTTCCGATTTTAAAATCACCGATTTTCGCAGACTCATCTGACAAATTTGTCATGTACTCGTAAATTTTTTGGAGTTGCACAACAAATTCAGCAAACTGTGTACTGCTTGCAGATCCACCGCCTATTTCGCCGAAAAGTTTCGTCAACTCTTTATGCGCTTCAGAAGAGGCCATGGCGAGGTTTGACATATGAGAAGCGGTCTCTTTGCTCCCTTCGTCCAGGTTGCTAATATAATCACTATCAAACGCTTCTCCTACATTTCGCTCAATCTCATACAGCGGCGCTGTAATTTTGCTCTTAAAATCCTGGATTACTTGACTGTTTGATTTTGCCTTGGTGTTAATATCAGAAAAAATCTCATCAAACAATTTCAGCAGATTTTTAGACTTGCCCTTTATATCGAATGACTCGAACGAGGAAGATACATTTTCGGATGCTGTTTTACCGATAGACTCTGACGCCTTTGTTACAGATGTAATAACATCTTTAGCCTTTTCATCAATTTGGCTCTTGGCTTTTATCAGTTCGCTTTCTGCCTGGTTTATCTCTTTATCAAGTTGCTTCTTGAACTTGTCATTAAAAACAATATTTGTTGGTTGCGCTTCCTGTGTAATACCAGATTCATAGATAAATTCTCTATACAAAGTAGCATATTTTTTTAAATAATCTATTGCACCATTTGTATCTCCAATATCTACAAATTTTTGGATTTTACTGTATACTTCTTCGAGGTTATCTCCAATATTTAAAATACCAGTCAAGTAACTAGAAGCACCAGAGGCCATTGCTTCAAACGATTCATCGATATCATCAGAATCGGATTTCAAGTAGGATACGATTTTTTTCCAACCATCTCCAAACTGTTCAAACGATGCATCCGTTTCGTCAACCGCATCATCGATTTGAAGCAGCTGATTATATAACGAACTAATAAAAGACGCGCCACTTGTGCTTTGGTCTTTAATAATATTTGAAATTTCTTTATTAAGGTTGTATGTGATTTTACCGTCTGCATTTTTTGACTTCTCTATAAGATGGTCTTTGTCGTCAATATATTTTTGCAGTATTTCCAAATCTGAATTAACTGCATTTTTAAGAGATTTTGTATCAACAGTGGCATTTCCCACGCCTTCAGACTTAATAACTTTATTCAGCTCATTCTTGAATCTATTTGTGTTATTGACATCAGAAACGCCGCCATCGTCATCCAACTTTTTACGAAGCTCTTTCATTTTTGAGACAGCAAATTCGAGTTCTCTAATTTCTGCCTTGTCATAAATCTTAATGGGCTTCTTTTTCGTCAGGCTGTCGTTGATCTTCTCTTGATTCTTTATAACCTTGCTTTGGACTGCTTCTACAGTACCAAAACTACTGGCAAGCTGCGAAATTCCTGTAGCCATAGTTTTGGACTGAGTATTCATAGAAACAGCCATCGTCGTTAGGTCTTTAGAAGTCTGACTTACCAAATCTTTGATGGATTTTCTAATCGCTAAAATTTGACTTTCAAGCCCTTTTTTGTCAAACAGTTCAACATTTAGCTTGTAGTTTTTAGCTGCCTCATCCAGTTTTCCCTGCAAGCCAGTTGTATTAGGTTCTACCTTGACTCTGATCTTCAAATCTTCTGCCATAATACTTTCCTCCTTTATCATGGCTCCGGCTCCTTCCATAAACACCCAACATATGTCAGGTGCTTATGACAAGAGCCGCAGCTCCTGCCGTAATGTTAGTTGTCCGGAAATTTGTCTTTAATAGCTTTTAAAATATCATCATGAGCCTTCGCCCCCGGTATAGCTACTTCTTTCTTAGCGTTTGTCATAAATGGGCGCGGTTCAATATAAGGTGTTCCTTCTGGTTTATGGAACAAGTTGTATGCACCCTGTTCGATAAGCTGAGGCAAACCATTGTCTGGATCTCCAGATGGCGTGTATCCGTCTACAATAGGCGGAGAAATTTGTGCAACATCGCTTACAGTCAAGGTGTTATCTTTGACCTCACCAACAATATTTCTGGAGCTATCAATACCTAGTGTGCTTCGCCGCTTATACTCTTTTGGTTCGTATGTTGCCAGGACATCATTCTGCGCATGCTCCTGCACGCACTTTTTTACAATCGTTCGGACATTTCCGTTTAAGGACTGATTGATGCGCTTTTGCATTTCTGATTTAAGCTGGCTCAATGTGTCAACTGTCGCCACCCGCAATCACTCCTTCTTCACAATATTCAGAACCACAGGTTTATGCTGCAAACTATTGATTTTAGCCTCAGTTTCAGCATCTGTTTTTGGCTTCCAGTCGACATTTCGCTCCGGCTCCTTCCCCGTCAACCCAGCCTTCTTAGCAATCTCCACCAGCATATCCGGGTCGCTCAAGCTCTTGATGCCGCTAGCAATCTCCTCAAACGCCTCAGCCACGCGGTCCAGCGGGTCAGGGTGGGCCACATTGCGGTAAACAACCATATACTCCTCGCGGCGGTTCTTAATCTCTTCCTGGCACGCCTCATACAGGCCAGCGGTGACCTCGGCAATGTCCGGGTGCTCTACAATTTCAATGCCATCACGGCTGTACACAAAATCACAAATGTCATCCTGGTCATTGCCAATCTTCTCCCATGCCTCCGGTGCAAAATACTTTACAACGCCAGCACGCCACGCATAATCAAACAATGCCGGAATATGGCGGTTCTCCACCTCACAGCTGGCCACGACAAAATTCACAAAGTCCACGCGCTCCTGCACGGTGATATTCTTCTTGATTTCCATATAACAAACTCCCTTCAATCAGCACTCTTTCCAGTGCTTTCCACTTTTTTTGACCCAGAGCAAGTTCTCCTCTGGGTACTTATACAAAAACATCTTGCGTTTCAGTTTGGCTTCGGGTGTTGCCATGCCCTTAACATCAATCACTTCGCTGCGCCCATCCTTATAAATAAGGTAGAAGTCGCACACATAAGTAATTGCACGCACAGCTTTTCCATCGTGCCGAAACCCTGGCTGCAGCACAAACGACTTTTGCAGTTCATATTGCACTATCTCCCCCGCCGCAGCCAGCGGCAGCACAACATCCCGGTAATATTCCATTTCCGCCTTAGAGTCAAACCCGATCCCGTCATAAGTACGTGCCTCTTTGGCAGACACGTGATACTTAGACCACACCGAGAATGACCTTCCCGTCAACGATCATGAAGTCGATAGGATCGCCGACATTGTAGTTCAGACCCTCATCGGGGATCTGATAGCCTCGGCCTTCATACTCAAAACCAAGCGCTCCGGTATGCTCGTTGTGGTACACGACTACACCGCACTTCATTTCGGGCAGTCTCACAACCGGGGCGTTGACCGGTTCAGCGTCAAAACTATCAACGGCAACAGGCTCAATCTTAGCCTTCTTACTTTTGCGTTTGGGTACTGCCACAGCAGCAACCTCAGCCGCCGCGGTATCAACAAACTTTACTTCGTCCATTCTTCTCATCTCCAAATCTAAAAATAAACAAGGGAGCTTTTCAGCTCCCCTGCTTATATTCGGGTTTCTTAAACGGTCAAGGAATTACTCCTCGCCGGTGCCGTCCTCAAAGGTCATATCATAGATGTCGCCGTCCTGGTTGGCGTAGCAGTCGAAGGTGATGGACACAGTGGTCGGATCGCCAGTGTTCTGGAACGCCAGGTTGAAGGTGGCCTGCGGCTGTGCCTTGTAGTAGGCCAGATCGCACATGACCTCTTCCTCGTCCTCGGTCTTGAAGGGCATCTCGCCACGGATCTCGAAAGCTTTGGGGAAGGTGTCAGCATCGAACTTAACGCTCTGGACACCCTTGGCCTTGTCCAGGTAGTAGTAAGCAATGTAGTTCTTGTTCTCGGTAATGCCGGTAGCAGTAACCTTCTTCTCGGCAACATTGGTATCGGAAATCGGGGTACCGCAGTCATCGCCAGCAGCAAAAACCTGGACAGTGCCGGTCTTCGGGGTCTCAGACAGCTGGATGCCGTCAGCACCGGCAGTCAGCTCTTCACGCTTCAGAACGGTAGCGGTCTTGGCAATCTCCTTGCCGGACAGCAATGCAAACAGCTTGACAGGCATAATCTGGGTATCGATCTGCAGTGTGCCGGTGCGCTCGCCGTCAAAGCCAACGCGGTTCGGGGCACCCCAGCCGCCCTTTGCATACACACGGTTTGCCTGGAAGTTGGTGGTAGAAACATTGGCAAAATCAATTTTCATAAAGGGGACTTTAGTCTTATAGTCCAGCAGAACAAGGTTCATAACCTCACGGTTTGCCATATTAGGATTCATCTTAGCCATAATAGTAGCCTCCTGTTTAATTTGTTTGTCTTTATCCATCACGACATCTTCTTAAACCAGCTGTCTACCTGGTGGTCCTTCCCACCCCACACGCTGTAGTTAAAATCAGAAATGTCGTTGACTTGTTTGATTCGTTGACGGTTAAAAGTGTCATGCACCTGGTACACCGTTAAATCCCAGATGTTAGCCATATTCAAACTGTCGTGATATGTTGCCAAAGCCGAAATAATATTCGCAAGCTCATAGTCCGGGTCAGCTTTCTTGCCGCCGCGCTGGTTTTTTTCGTACTCTGCTTTCTTGCGGTAGAACTCTTCAAACTTTTTGCGCGTTCTCTCGTCCTTGTACTTGTGTTCTTTCTTTTCTTTCGGCGGGTCTATGTAAGCACACTGCAAACAAACATCACATACCAGCGTCCAGTTTTTGGCGTTTATAACACCATCCACTGTAAAGGCCCCGGCTTCATCCTTTGCCGGATTCACAAGAAAACACTGGTGCGTTGGCTCATACTCCACTGGCTCTGAAATAAAAAAGCCCAGAGCCGAGATCACATCGGTTCTGGTTCCTTCTTCCAATGTCAGCAGGGTAAAAACGTCCAACTGGTCAATTTCTTCCGGCGTGATATTTGGCATTTCCTGCCCGCCGTGTTTCAGCAGCAATTTCAAGCGCTCCACAAAATCCTTTGGTGTCATCAACAACAGCGATAATGCGTATTGGTATGTGTTATACCCCTTCATGCAGATGTCTTTAAGGCGCGGGGAATGGATACGTCCAACTGTCTCCACCTGGAATCCGATTGGGTTCAAAAGCTCAAAGTATGGCACTTTCATCTGCTATTCCTCCGGTTAAAATCCACAGCCTCATAGCAAATGCAGCGCCCGTAATATTTGTTGTTTGGCTTGTAAACATCATTACTGACAAGGTTCAGCTTACCAATGCCAAAATCTTTGCTTCCGTTCAACAGCCTGTCCACGTCGGCAGCCAGTATATCCACTCTGGTGCCAACCGTCCCCTCTCGTTTATAGCTCTGCATAATTTTTTTGTGGCAATACACAAATATGTACAGGTATACCCGGTATGCAGTTGTTGTGGGCACTTTTGCAACCACTGTTTCCATACACAGGTATGTATCTGTTGTTTCGTTTGTGTCATCAACATACTCGTACTCAAAAATATGGCCGCAAGAGTCCGGGTCATTGCCTAACAGCATTTCATCTGTATCAGCATCCTCATCCACAGGGCCAAGTAACACGTCGATAATATCTGGGTCGTTTGCAAAAACCGACGCTACTTTGTGCTTGTACGCACCAAGTTCGTTCAAATTCATGCGTCCACCACCTTTATTACCACGCTGTCCTGGCTATTCCCGTCAGGTGCTTGCACCGTAAGTGTAACTGTGTGCCCATTCAAAGTCTTATCATCAACAGCCGAAACACGGCAGCTGTCTCCATCCACGCGGTTCCACATCGTCGAATTGGCAAAATATACCTTCTCATTCAACATGCTCTCATCGGGCTGAATGGTCCAGACACATCCGGCATATGGCTTTCCGTCGCGTGTCGCGTGGAACACCTTACCGCGTCCACAAATGCGCACTTTTGCATCCCCTGTGTATTTGATAGCTACATCGCTCGTGTCCGGTACTTTTTTCGGCTCATCATAGTCACAAAGCATCTTGTCACCATTATCTGTGTCTGGGTTATACTGGTCTTGTTCAAGGTTCAGCACCAAAAAACCAGTCTGCTGGTTATCGCGGTCATAGCGCTCCGTCATACCATCCACACAGGTAATACGGTATGTCTTTGGCTGACCATTGATTTCTTCCAGCATAAGCCGCTTATCTACGTCCAAAAGCGCAGATTCCTCATCGTAGGGTATCTTTACCTGGAACTCACGGCTGGAAAGTGTCATCAGCTTATTCTCAGAAAGGTTCGAGAAATACGGCTTATCCACAACGGCCCAGCGGGTCACGATCTCGCCGGTCTCATCATCCTGCCACTGAATACTACGGTTACACAGCTCAATTTTTCCGCGCACCGTAATCTCATCATCAGCATCGCGCTCCGTAATCAGCCAATGGCTCTTACTCCACAGCATAATGTGCCCGATCTCAAAATCATCACCCGGCATGGTCCTAATGACCTTCTGATTCGTTACCGTGCTGGAGATAATCTCCATATGGTGCTTGATTCCGTCGATCTCCACCTCTTTGTATGCTGGCGAGTCTGGCCCCATTTTGAGCGTGTCGTGCTTTGATTTTTGAATAATACGATCGCGGCGGCTCGTACCGGGTCTGCCCAACATGGCGGCATACATGTCATAGTTCATGTGTACCACCTCACTGTGTCAGTCCGGCAATCTCACCGTTTCTAAAGGAATACAGGTTGATCTCGCCGCGCAGGCGGTGCTCCGTCGTAGTCATCAAATCTGTCATTTTCTCCAGCAGGTTCGCCGGGCTGTATAAGCTGAAATCCTTGGTGTTCAAAGCATTTTGCAAGGCATCCGTGTTGTACACAAACGGCTCAACGAAATGAAGTACCATTCCTAGCGCCAAAATATCTTTCTCACGATTGGTGAGCGCGATATTAAACGCCAGAATATCGTCTTCCCTATCCGTTAAGTCTTGCTTGCAAATTTCCTCAAAATCGCCAATCGCCAGCGTCAGCAAATCTTTCTGGTATTCCAACCGCGTGATTGCGTCAAAGTCCAAGAATTCGTAGTTGCGAACCCGGGCACGATAACGCTCAAAAATTTCCTCGTATTTGGTGCCCATAGGTCACACCTCCGTTACTTAATGGTTTCGACTGTGACAGCAGCCTTTTTCGTCGGTTTCTTAGTATCTAACTGCAATTCCTCTTCCAAATCACAGTGCAGCACATCATTCAGCGCCTTGATCACACTGCGACTATCCAGCCCGTCCGCTTTCATAAGCTCTTTGGCACGCATGCGAATAGAATCGTGCATACCTTCACTCATCTTTGGTACATCGCTACGGATCTTGTCAGCACTCCAATGGAACACCTCATCAAAATTCTCTGTTGTCAGCGCATTGCGGTAATACTGGCTTACACCAAGCTGCTTCAGTACCTCAGCATCTTCGATCAGAATCCAGTTATCCCGGAAGAACCGCGGCTGGGAACCACGCATGGCAACCAGTTCGCCGTATTCAATCTCCTGAATCTCGCCAAAATCCTCCCACTCCACCGTATAACCGGCTGTGCGGCTTGAAATATAGATCAGCGGGCCATGCACGCCGTTCTTGCATTCAACGATCGTATTGCTGGTAATCTTCTTAACTGCCAAAATAATACCCTCCAAACATGATCAAATAAAAAAGCCCGGTCAGGCGCCCAACCGGGGTATTATAGTAAATTGTCAATATCAGACATTAGAGAACTTGTAAGCGCCATAGTCGCGATCCATAACAACGCCAACACCGGTACGCTTCAGCATCAGGAATTCCTGGCTCATATCCTGGTTGCCCATCAGGTCACCCTGCAGCATAGTAACAGAACCCTCGGTAACACGCTTGATGGGCTTCGTGCCGCCAGCAAAGACATACAGCGTGTCGTCAGGCAGAATAAACTTGGTGCCGCCGATCTCATGGCGCTGCTTCATAGCAATCAGGGGAACACCAGCCAGTTTGCCAGCATAGCCCATAGAATAGATGCTTTCCTTGTGGGAGTCAGAGCCGTCGATGTCGGGGATCTTGCGCAGAGCCTTACGAGTACCAATGATGGTAGCAGACTCGCCGGTAGAAGCCTCAACATGCTCGACCAGATCCAGCAGCTTGTCAGCATCCAGCGTGCCGGTCTGCATATAAGGAGCCTGCAGGCCGTTGATCATGCCACCAAAAGCAGCATAAGCGGAATCCAGGTCATAACGGGTAAAGGCAGTAGAAGTAGCCTTGATCAGGTCGTTGAAGTCAACGCGCCCAGCCAGCACACGGTTCAGCTCTTCGTAAACCTTGATGGCGCGGAGCTGGGTGTTGATGGTGATGTCCTGACCGGACTCGAAGCGCTGACGGCGGATGCCCTGCGTGCCCTCGGCGACATCAGCAACAGTCAGCAGAACGTCTTTCTTGGTGTGGAAGATGTTGCTGTCGCCCAGTGCCAGATTGCGATCCTCAATAAAGTTGGTGAAGAACTCGTCGCCCTTCAGGCCCTCCTCGCTGACCTTCTCAACGACGACCTCGATGATGCTGAACAGGTTGCTGCACTTGCCATCGCGAATTGCCTTCAGGTCGATGGTGGACTTGCCGTTGTTGGCCTCCAGCAGAGCCTTGCGCAGAACTTCCTGGCTGTCAGCAACGCTGTATTCCTTGCCCAGTCGGCCAAAATAGCTATCGACTGCAAGGTTGATGAGCTTGTTATCAATCTCCATAGTAAAACCCTCCTAAATGGAAAGCGCTGACCAAACAAGATGGACAGCGCGTAAATGTCATGTATTAGTTATTCCTAACCCGTGATTAGAAAGAAACACGGATCTCGAAATACTCGTAGGCACCGTTGCCCCAGCCAGTCTTCTCGACGCTCTCGATCTTACCAAAGGTCTTGTCGTCAGCAGCTTCCTGAACGGCAATCTTCGTAGAATCAGCGGCAAAGCCAACAAACTTGCCCTTTTCAGGAGCCTTGTCGAAAGCCTCAGCAGTAGCGCTGAAATCGTCGCCGTTGTGCAGGACATAGCCGCGGCAGACCTTGCCAGCCTCATTGACCCACTCAGTCAGATAGTGGGTGCGGGTCTCATCATAGAACAGCTCCTCGCTGGCAATCAGGACCAGATCCTTCGGCTTGGACTCAGCGGTGGGGGCAGTGGCCTTATAAACCTCGCGACCCTCGCGCTCACCCAGAACAACCAGCTGCGCATTGTCGATCGCAACAGGGCTGTCATTCTTGTAAACCTTGACACTCTTCAGCAGAGAGCCATCAGTGGTGCCGGACATAAGATCCAGACGCACAACAGCATGCTTTTCATTAGCCATAGTTAAATTCCTCCGTTTATCGTATTATTTATAGCGTTCAAACAGGTCACCGTATTTGTCCGAGACGGACTGCATCTGGACCCCTCTCACGCCAAAGCGTGCTTTTTCGATCTCACCCTTCTTCTCTTTGGGTGCAACATAACTGAACTCGGCAGTAGCCTTCTTACCCAGCAGCTTATAGCATTCATCCTGCAGGGCGGTAAACTCCATATCCTCATTCTTCTTCAGTTCGGCGTACTCATCGACACCGTCCAGCTGCTTGTCCATAATGGCAAACAGCTTTTCGCGCTTCTCGTTCTCCTCGACCTTCTTAGCCTCGGCCTCAGCAACAACATAAGCATCATACTTGGGCTGCATCTCGTCGAACTGTGCCTTAATCTCGGTATACTGATCTGCGCTCTTTTTGGCCTCTCCCTTTGCGACATCGACCTTTTCGCACAGTGCCTCATACAGGACAGGCAGTTCAGGCTCGGCAGTGCCATCATCCCAGTCCTCGTACACGACCTTCACGCGCTTTTTACCGTCAAAGTCAACCTTGACATTGTCGCCTTCCATGGCAAACGGCAGCGCATAGGTCTTCCAGTCCTGCGCATCAACCACGATCGCACGATTCTCCTGCACATCCTGCAGCCAGTAGCGGCTGCACTCGTCACCCCAGCGGTCAATGTACTTCTCGCCGGAAACAGCGTTGCAGATTTCATTCATACGCTGTCCGTCCGTCAGGGTAAACTGTGCCTCAGGCTCCTGTGCAGGCGCGGCTTCAGGCTCGTTTTTCGGTTCTGCTGCAGCCGCAGACATCTCCTTGCACTTCTCTTCCAGCTCCTCAATGGTAATTTCCTCCAAAGAGAAATCCAGCGTAGAAGCATCGATGCCGTAGGATGCAAGAATCTCATTTTTCTTCTCCAAAACACCTTCTCCTTTCGCAAAGTTATCTATCTCAGCCTCCTTGGAGGATTGAGAACCTTGTAGTGCTGTGTATTCGTCCAGCTTTTCTTTGATCTGGCTTGCCAGCGTAGCAGCGCTGAAATTTGCCACCACATCGCTGCCGACCATCGCCGGTTTAATGCGCGGGTCGGTCGTAGACAGGATGCAGCAACCATCAAATGCAAAATTTTTCACGACATAATAGCCGCGGTCATCTACATCTCCCTCCAGCGCCGTAATCTCCATGCTCTGCGCCTTTACGCCATCACGCTCAAAGATCTCACAGGAATCATCGAACTTGGTCCACAGCAGACCATCTACGCGCAGATAATCGCGCATCGTTCCTGTTCCGTCATCCCGGTTCACCCACCGGGCGTTGCAACTCTCCGGGATCACGCCATAGGCGCTGCCGGAGTACACATATTGAATGCCGTCCTCGTCAATTTTCAGCTCGTGCTCGTGCCCCTTAAAATCAAGGTCGCCCGCCTTGCTTTCCTCAATATATCCAAGAATCGGTGTGTTTTTAATGCTTTCCAGTGCCGTGTCCACCACCTCTTTTGAGAAAGTGGAACCATTCAGGTTATCTCCGGTATGCAGCACATCGATCGTTACGTTGATAAATCTTGTGTCTTTACCGTCGATCTCCCCTGTTTTCTCAAAGGTGACAGGCAGGCGATTCAATCGATTTTCCATATCGCTCACCCCACAAATTAAAAGAGCCACCGGCAGAAATAACCGCCAGTGGTCAATAATAGTTTCGTTTTTGTTTGTTGCTTACATATTCTTGCAGCTCTTTGATCTGGTCGTCTGATAAGGCATATACATATATAATATGTCCGCCACGGTCCTTTTCCTTGCGTAGAAGTGCCGCACCGGCCATGCTCAAGTGTACAGCCAGTTCACGGCCGCGGATTTTGACCTCTTTCATTCAGATCACCCCTCGGAATTCGCATTGCTGTCATCTTCCTTTGTAACAGCCCCCGCGTCGCTCAGGTCTTTCCCCCGGCTTTCGTTGGTAGGCCGTCCACCCTTGTCCGTGGCAGCATTGCTGTCAGAACTCTGCGTGTTAGAACTGGTCAGCGGGATTTCCAGGTCTTTCAGGCCCAGGATCTCGTTCTCCAAATACAACATATTTTCCATATCGCTCGGGCTGTAACCAGCTGTGGCCATAATAGCACTGCGCACCGGTAAACCATACTGACCGTCCTTCACGAACTGGTCATGCATCTCCTGCCGGTTAAAATATGTAACATCCAAAATATTTACTTTAAACTTAATTGCCGTCGAAACACTCTTTAATTTGCGGTTGATCCAGCGCTCAATTTGGCGCATCACCGTAAATACAATCATCTGGTCATTGATAGTTGACCATTTGACCGATGTGGCCGAGTCTTTATCACCGCCGCCAAACAAAATACTGTTGACACCGGCCTGTGTCCACATGGACGCCTCAGCCTTTTCTACATCATCGCTGCCGCTCACAGCACCGCTCTTTTCAAAATTCCAGCTGGAAACCTTCATGGGTGACATAAACGCACCAATGTTTTCCGGCAGAACATTGCACAGCATATCGTAGAAATCCTTGCACAGGTCATAATCGATCAGGAATGTGCCATCGTCGCCGGTCGGTATCTCCAAAGCCAGCGCCTTGTAATTGTTGACCTCGCTTGCATTTTTGCTGATAGCGCGGTAGTCTTCAATATCTGCCAATGCGCTGAACAGGCTCACAAACGGCGGGATCGGAATATGCGTCTGCTCGTTAATTTTGATACAAACGGTGTTGTCACTGCTCAATTCCTGCCATTTCAAGTTGGAATCTTTTGCGTATGCATTGTACATCGTCGTAAATTCCGGCGGGAAATTCGGCAGCCGTTCACTGTTCGCATCAAAATAACTAAAGTTAAAGGCAAAATTATACACGCCGTCCTCAATGCTGGAAATCTTGCAGTAGTCCGGGTCCAGCTGCTGGAATGTATAGCTGTCATTCGTTTCCCACGCATAACCGTAGTACACATCATCACGGAATGCCACCGTCAATACTCTCGTAAACTCGTGCCGGATATTCATTTTCTCCAGCTGATTGATGACTGCATAGTACCCCTTCTTGAACTTGTTCAGGTTCACGCTCTTGGTCCTGTCAATGCCATACGGCACAACGATATAGCTGAACGTAGACATACTCGCAAAATACTGGATCAGTCTGCGGTAATAGTTCGATATATTATAAAGGTACTGGCTCATCTGGCGCAGCTGCGTCTCGTAGTTCGCCGGATTGCCAAGATAGGTCACGATCTGGGATTTTGTGTACTTGCGGTATGTAGGTGCGTAGTCCTTGTTGTTTTCAAGGTCTCGGACTTTGATTTGTGAAATATTTGCATAGCGGAGCTTGTCCATAAACTCCGTCATAGATACATAGTCGCGCTTGCCATCCGGGGTCATCACGGCCACTTTTTTCTGCGTTGAATCAATAGTCAAATGTACCCCTCCTTCTGGCAGGTGCCCTAAAGTTTATTTCAATTTTCTTTGTCTTAGCGTAATTCTTTGCCATGCTGCGCTCAACCTGCATTGCTATGTAGTAGTTGTAGCTAACCGAGCTGTAACGGTCCTTACGTGCTCCGGGCTTTTCATGTACACGGATCAGGTTATTTGTCGCCTCATAATCAAGGTTGACCAACTCGTTGACCATCAGCCCTGTATTGATAAACGGCAGCTGTAAAGCGGTACGCTCTGTCGGCGTCATCTTGTCATAGCCCTTGAACTGCGCACGCAGCAGCTCCTCGCAATCGTACTCGGAATCAAGGAACCGGATACGTCCCTGCTGAATACCGCTTCGCAGTGCAATCGTCACATCATTGTTGAACTGTGCGCTGCCCATAATGGCCCAAATTACCTTGGGCGCGGTCTTATCTGGGCATCTGTCCTGAAAATCAGCGTTATTGCAGCAGTTCAGCGGCGGGAATATCTCTCCGCTCTCCGGGTCATAACACTCATGCATCAACAGGTCCATGATCGGGGCACCAAGACCCTTGGCGTCTATACCGATGTAGTCGCAGTCAAACCATTTAAAATAGCGGCGCAGTTTTAACACAAGGTCCTGCGTGATGATACCTTCACAGTTTTCCGTATATACCATGTTGCTGGTATATCGTCCACTGTTGCTCGGTATCATGTTGTTTAAGAAAATACTCGTTGCATCGTTATCGCTATGCTTAGAACTCATCAAAGCAATATCGACCGTCAAAATACGCTTCTCTCCCGGTTTCTTCTTGGGCGGTTCAATAGATCTGCCTGCCAAGATAGTGCCCGGTGCATAAAATGCCTGCTTCAGATTGCGTACTTTATTGATATCTTCAAAGCTGAACAGCCCGCCATCAGTCACGCCGATAAACATGGCTTCCATTTCCATCCGGAACTTAATGTCACTGAACGAAGATTCACTCATCTCATCTTCAACCTGCTCCAGCGACAACATCCCCTCTTTTACAGGCATCTGATACGGGAACCGGAAGCAGAAATATTTTTTATCTGTGGCGTACATATTATAGAAATAGTCCTGGCACAGCTGCCACGACCAATGCGATTGAAACCATGCTGAACTCAAGTACATTTCAATAGGTCGCTCCAGCAAATGTTTGTACTGCTTCTTCCGTAAATAACCAGGCTGGCGTGCAACCGTCAGGAAACGACGCAGGACCAGATCAATGACATCCTTGTCGATCATACGGAACTCGTCGCAGACCAGAATCGTAGCACGATGTCCGCGGGAGGTATCGCTTGCGGTAACAACTTCGATAAAGCTGCCATTACGGAATGTAATCTCAGCCTTACTTTGATTGATAACAACATCTTTTATCTCACTGCGCAATAGCGGCGACATTGGCATAAGTTCCTTGGTTATCTTTTCAAGAACCTGCGCACCCTGACTTCGAACCTTTGCGCAAACCACTATTTTGCTGTGCGGATAAAGAATCGCCTTATAAACGATGAATACGGCAGTTAGAAACGTTTTACCGAGACCACGCGAGCCAATGAAACAAAAATTCGTCGCCAGATTCATCATAAAAAGCAAGACGACCTGGAACGGATGCAACTCTAAGTTTAAATAGTCCTTGCAGAATCGGTGCGGGTTTGCCCTGTAAAAAGAGCACCACTTCGCCACCGCGTTCATGATTTGCGTAGCCTTGTCATTTGCAACTTCTTCTGCAGTTCTTTTCTGAGCCATGACCTACCACCTCACTTTGCAGTTTCGGCGGCCTCATCAGGCTCATCGTCGTTCATGTAATATTCCGGCTTGTGCGCGGTATAACGTTCTATTTCAGCGTCATATTCCTCTTTATAGGGGTTCTTCACCTTAAAAAGTTCGCACAAGGTGCTAAGCACCCACACACGGAAATAGTGTCCTATGCCGTCCACGTCCTTCCACGCCGGGTCAGGCTCCGGGATCGGATCGGTTCTCTCCCATTTTTCAATCAGCGTGCCAAAGGTGTTTGCCTCGGCCAGCGCGTTGTCATTTGTCTGGTTAGGCTTGATATTGGCTGAACCAAGCAAGCTCTGCAGGTTGTCATTGGCCGTTTTAATGTCCTTGACATCGCCACTCTTGGCCGCACGCTCACAGGCAAGCTCACCAATGCAGATATTCTTGAACAATACCTCCTGCGCTTTTGTCTTGCACTCGTACCGCGTTGTCCAGTCTTTGTACTCTCTATCCAGGAAAAAATACTCCTGATCCTTCATGGATGTTCCCCAAAAATCAAGCATACGCTGGCTGACACGCCCCTTGGCATCTACTGCTTGGGAGTTATCATCAACCTCATTGATGATGCGGCCATTAACTTCTTCCAGGTAATCGTCAAAGGTTTTGTTGCGGTACTGTACAATGTTCAGCTGCTTGACCCATGCAGCCATGCGGGTAAGATTCGCTGCACGATTTGCCGTTGATCTGAAAATTTTGTCGTTGTAATACATATCAAACCGCATACAAACGCGCTTTGCAGCATCCTCTTCATTGCCAAGCGTCTTGCAATAATGGTCGTACAACTTGTCAACACAACTCTTGCAACTCGGCATAAAGTGGTTGTTTCCTGCCCACAGCTGACTTTGGCTCGGATAAAAGTTATCCTTTTGGCGTGTAAATTTCTTATGACATGTCACACAGAAAAACACTTCCGGCTGGTCCTCCTCCGCCATAATACGCTGGATTCGCGCCTGTGCCTCTGCGTGCTCTCGTAAAATCGTCGCTTTGTTTTTAGCGCCTTTGGGTCGTCCCATTACGGATCACCCACCTTGTTTTCTGTTGGGTTACCGTCCTCGTCAAAATCAGCAAACTGATTACGACCGCCGTTACTCCAATAGTTCACAATCGCCAGCAGCTTCGGTGTCCGCTTAAACACACAAAACGGTGCGCCGGTAATATCGTTCACCTCGCGCTTCTCGTAGCTAAGTCCATACGCCTTCAAAAAGTTTGTCAGGCGGCTGGAATAGCTGCAAAAAAACTCAGGCTGCTTCTTAACATTCTCCTCCAAAAACTCACTTCCCTTCCCTTTAAAAAGTGCAGCTGGGTTAATCCAGCTTTACATCATAAGCGCAGTCCAGACCCAGGTCATTGACGACCAAAACTGTCTGCTCCGGTTTATTCTTCAATCGCTTATCCATACAATAATTGTCTGGGCCATCCACGCAGCCGCTCTCGTAGACCTTCGTGTCATACACGGTGGTAAGCCCGTTCGTGTGACGGTGCCCCATCAAAACAATGTCTGGCTTCATGCCTGTCATCATGGTCAGGCTGTTCACTACTCCTGTAGGAGTATCTTTGTCTCCATGCACAGCAAATACATCCAGCGTGCGCACTGCAAATCGAACCATTGAGCCGTCATAATCTACATCGCATACGTGTACGTTGTTAATCTGCGCACATTTTGCCTGTACATAGTAGCCCACAAGCCTGTCCAGATACTCTCCGTGCTGATTGTCTTCTTTATTAGGGAACACACGGCTGTGGTTGCCAGGTACGCTGTATACCTCAACGTCGAGGAACAGCTTCGCCATCTCTGCCACAAACCAGCTCACAGCCTCACTGGCAGAAATAACCTGGTCAATCACATTCTCATTGTTTTCCAAACGACTGTTCACATGGATCGCTCCGTTGACCATATCACCGCCCAGCACCACATAGCACTTCTTAGCATTATGCCGCCGCCAGATCTCTGTAACCTTGCCAGCATATTTGCGCAAACGATACATCATAATCTGTTGATTATACTGGTTGCAGTAGTTGGAAATCTGGATCCCGGCGTGCAAATCGGTCAAATGAACAATCAGGTCACAATCACCCTGTCCGACACACTGCAGCACATCCAGGCGCTCACACTCAGCCGGGTCATAGGCATCAATGCGGCGCTCGATCAGCTCACGCATACTCTCACCACGCGCTTTTGCACGAAGCAGCCGACTGACCTCGTTACGCTCATCACGCATCTTGACCCGCGCCTTTTCTAGCTCACGCCGCTCCTCACGGATGCTTTCCAGCAGCTCCTCCGTGCTGGCTGTATCAACCTCGCTCACCTGTTGCAGGTCCTGATATGCTTTCCACGTCTTGCGGTATGCACACTCACCTTTGTCCCAACCCAGCGTTGTGTTGATGACATTTGCAACGTCAGTCCATGTACCAATTTCATCCTTGCTGCGGCAAACACGGTACACATACTGCGCGTCCGTCTCGCCGCTCAATTTCGGCCAATCGTTCATGCAACCACCTCGTCACCCAAAGTACGGGCTGTGCGGCGGCGCTCATCCAGCTCCATCTCCTCCAGTGCCTGCTGCGCGTCAACATTATTAACAAGCGCCTTCAGCACATCTCTGGTTTCGTCAACCATTGTCTTATGCACGGTCGTAACCATGTGCGCACGGGGGAACTTCTCACGGATCATCTTGGCCTCTGCCTTAGAAATAGTAATCATACAAACATCGCTCCTTAAAAACCTTTAAAATCGGACAAAACAAAAGCCCGCCCAAAGCCGAAGCCCTGGGCGGGATAAAGTCATCAGTCCTTAATCGTTGTAAACCGCCTTATTTTAAAAGCGTTACATCGTAGAATGCCGCTGTCTGTATTTGCGTACTCTTTCTCTTGTCTGTTCTCTTTTTATGATCTTGGCGCAATCGTCACAATACTTTGTCATGTTCCCTCTTGCCGTAAACGCACAGCCGCAGCTCACACAGAACCGTATGTTTTTCAACCCCACCGTTTGATACAAAGCATACAGGTTCAGCCGATTTGTGTCAGGCGTAACAACCATCTCGTATACAACTTCATTATTCTTCAAGTCATAATTCTCGTAGGTATAATAACAGCCAACCTTCTTCGCGGTATGTTCGCTGTCCGTCCGCAGCAGGATGCCGTACTCATCACTCACCGTCTCCATCCCTATCGGCGCGTGATAAGTCTCGTACCACTTTCCCTTTCTGATGGTTACATCATGCAGGTGCGATTCAAAACAGCCGCAAAACCGCTTGATTTTAAACTCAGTCGTCAAATCTATCGTGTCCATATGTAAAATCCTACACATCATCACAACGCCAAACAGGCAAAGTTGCTCTTTCTGCTTCAGATTGTGTGTCTCAATTTGTGTCATGATCCATTCGAGGTCTTGTTTATATACTTTTATACTGTCAATCTGTAATAACTCACATGTCTTCGTTCCACAGGTCTCAAAATGTCTTACAAGGTCATATCTGTCGTAGTTCAAATTCAAACTGTTGTCAAACATCGTAAGGTACATATCAGCGCATTTGTCAGGCGTCATTCCGCTTCGCCCAATCACGCGCTTCAACGCACGGTTTCCCAAATCATTCTTCTTGTAATTATCAAGCAGCATCTTCTCGTTGCAGTAAAAATCATAAAACATCGCAATCACCTCCCGGCACAAGCTCTGCATCGATATACTCTACCGGGATGTCGCTTTCCACAGGGGCTAGTGTATAACGCTTTCCAAGGTACTCGTACTCACCGTCATCGCACTCCTGCGGAAGGCAGATGTTTACCTGTTTGATGTTCTCTACCACACCCTTACCGGCCATCTGCCACATGAACTTTTTGTTGCGGCTCTTATACTTGTCATAGCACAATACCACACAAATGTTTGCAAGCTCACGCACATCCGGCACGATCTGCTGGCACCGGCTGCGGTAAATGTTGTAGTAATACTGCCAGTTTACCTCAAAATTCGTAGCGATCTCTTTTGTAATGTTCTGTTCTCTTAAAATGTCTTTGTACGTTTCGTAATGTCTGCACTGGTGATTCAGCTCCGCCAAATCCCTGCACAGCTTATAAAATTCGCAAAATATCAACTCAATAGCGTCAAAGTGTTCCTGGTCGAACCCAATCTCTTCATCAAACATGATCCTCCAGTCGAACTTTTTCATACGCCGTTTGCGGATCGTGTTTTCCCAGCGCTCAAGCTCAAAGCACAGCATGTTCATGTTGGAGTGGGCACAACTCAGCTTTTTCATCCGCTTGTAGTACGGGCTTGCGTACTTCATAAAATACGGCAGTGGACGACCATATTTTTCTATATTACGAGGAATCTTGAAATGGACGCCGGTTTTTGCCGCATCGATCTCCTTTCCATTTGAGACACTCAACAAATTTATGTATGTATCGTATCTCTTACGCTGCTCCTCGTTCGTGATCGCCTTATTATGATAAGCAGAGGCAAAGTTAGAAATTTCACCAATACGCGATTTCAGGCTTCTAATAATACACGCTGTTCTGTTCTGTGGTGTATCGGCCTCGACCAACGCGCATACCTTATCGTCAATATCAATCGTAATAGTGGCGTTTCTATCAACTCCCTTCATCATAGTTTTATTGTCCAACACGAGGACCAAATCGCCGTCGTACACACCTACGTTTTTTTTGCAGGCGCTGACTATATCTTCTACCGTTTCCGGCAGCGGTGCGCTCCCAACCGCGTATCAATAGCGGCCGTTCTCCGGTACACTCATCCCGGATAGTCGATGCAGTTCATAAAAACAATTAAAAATATCAATTCCAAGTTAATCCGTGGACCACATTGCTTACGATATGTTCGCCGATGCCTAATGTTTTCGATATATCGCATATTCTGTATCCACTATGGTATAATGAACGAATAATGTTGGCATCGTTTTGTGTTATTTTTGCCCTTCCATTGTTTTCACCAGACTTATTCGCGTAATGACCAACCTTTGCTGAATGGCGTACATTTTCCTGATGTGTTGTCCATTCCAAATTATTTGCGTTATTATTTTTCCTGTTATAGTCAATATGATTTACTTCTGGTAACCCAAGTGGATTTGGAACAAATTGCTCTGCAATAACTCTATGTACTTTTACTCTTGAGTGCCTGTTCTTTGCTGTTCCAAGTGTCACTTCCATATATCCATCATCATTTTCTCGTTGTTTAACAATTCCTCTTTCTGGTCCAACAATAGTACCATCAGAGAATATTTTATAATTTAAACCGTAATAATTGGCAATTTTAAAATCAACAGCCATAATACACCTCCTATCAGATAATATTGTTTTTATAAACCACAGGATTCTCCCTCTTTAGGCATCCCCTGTTAGCAGCTGATTAGGCCACACCCCTGATGAAGGGTTCACACCGTTCCAAATGCTGTGTTACCACAGCCCCGAACCACTATTGATCCGCGCCATTCAGTCGCTGCGGCGTAATCGACCGAACGTTTATCATGCATGTGTTCACAAGGTGACTGCAGTATTTATCAAGCAGCTCATTTGTAACACCTTTTAAAATAACGTGTTCACTTTTGCAAATATGAGGATTGCGCTCAATAAGATGCTCACCAAACAGTTGTCCGTCACGGTTGAACCTATAGAACTCATCCGTCTGTAATGCTCCAACCAATGGCAACCCGCCAATATGCTCTGCAAGCATAATAAGATCGGGGACAAGGAAGCAGAACGAACCTTTTAACCAAAGCTTTCCACATTTCATTTCGTCACGGTACTTCCCAAGCAGATTCACGATATAGCTCCGCACACCATCCTCATTCATCATCTCCGGATTTTTAAGGATCGCCGCGCAATAATCATTTAACGCCTTATGCTTATCTGCTTTCATGCCTAAGAAACAATATGTGTAGACAGGATTACCATCCGTTATCTTTTCAAACCAGTTAATACTGTCATCTGCTAATGTCCTGAACTCGTCATATGTCAAGTCCAAGTCTTGCAATATTTGATAATTTCCTCTGGTCATGAGCGGTTCAGTTTCTGCGTCAAAATTCCACTTTGCAACACCAAAACAATGATTATATTTCCGGAACTGATACCAATACTCCTCCCAGTCCGCAATCGTGCCGGTTTTCTTAAAATATTTGTAGCCTTTATACATAGACTCCAAACATATCATCAGTGGTTCTGCTCCCGGGCTTACATCATGTTGTACTCCCCAGATATCAGTAATGAATCGCACACCACGTTCTGCAAAAAATGTCTCGTAGTCGAACTGATGTATCATTCCCTTCAAAAATGGCGCACGCCCTATGAAACTTGTAATGGGAGTGTCGCTACCGATTCTGCGACGAATTTCTTCCATGATAGCCGGATGTGCAATGCCACATCCATCAAAAGCGTTGATTTCGATGTCCGTCATCTTGTCAGAGATATCTTTTTGCGTCCATTCTCTATCCTTGCCAGTGTTTTTATCCTTGAATTTTACAGTCTTATCATAAACATAGTTAATATGCTGATCTTTGATAGTCAAATAACAGTCCGGGACGATAACTATATTTGGTACCCAGCCTTCAATACAGTGACAACTAGAGAAGAACAAGCCACGATATGCCGTATATTTTTGCAAAATTGTCTTATCAAAAGTTATTCCCATCGTGATACGTTTGTCCAACTCCCTGGCGATCCGTTTGTCAACAAAACTCAGGATGCCTTGCCGTACCATGCTGGCACTGCGCTCACTCACCACAAATTCCTGCTTGCCAATCTTGAACCCGTGGTGGATCAGCCGCGTCATTTCTTTCTTTTTGTTCTGCCCGCCCACACAGTTCACAAACACCACAAAGCGGTTGAACTTATCGGTCTCATATGTAATCAGCCGTACCTGACGGAAAAGCATGTTATCGCCCTGCTTTACCTGAAAGCGCTTTTCCTCATCCGGGTCAAGCTGGATGTTAAAGTTGTTACTTATAATAAAAGAAAGCGGAAATTTCCGTACTACATACAACGGGGGTGCAAACATTACTCGTCCCCCTTCCCATTGTCGTTCTCGTCTGGGTCTACCTGCTCCAGCTTCAACGCACCATTGTCAAAGCACCAGCGGTACACAACAGCCCACGCAAGACCTGTCACCAACGGCACTCCAACAAACAACGCCAGCGCAAACAGCCAATTCACCCCCAATCCAACTGCCGCGACCGCTACAATCGCACATATAGCCCACACGATCATCTTGAACATGCCCCACGCATCCATCGCGGCCTGCATCAAAATCAACTTCGTCTCTGCACGCTTAATATTCAAACAGCGTACCTCCTTCATTTTATACATTTTGTAATATGCGTTAAGCCTGACCATCACACACGCATACTGCATCACCTGCCTTTCCTGCCCGCCGCAGCGGTTCTGTTTATATCATCGCCCTGTTGGGCGTTAGTTACCAAATTTCAAGCTCTGTGCCATCGTCATCATAAAAAATGTCGTCTATTTGTGATCTATTGTTTTGTTCGAATGTGCCAGAAGTATCTTCAATATGTTCATCATTGACATACATCACGGGTTCCTCCATACAATGCGTAGTAGTTCCGAACTCTTCTTTTTTACCTCCTGCTTTCTTTTTAAATGTGCGGCCAGTAGCATACCATGTGGAGTTTGTTCCATATATCTGGTCAATCCTTTTTTCAACTTGTAAGGTTTTTTCATCTATGGCTGAACCACTACACAGATAATTAAAAATAACAATCGTTGCGGGAGCCGTTCCTTTTGTCTTTACGTCGTATTTTATGTGTGTGACTGTTATAAGGCCAAGCTCTTTTAAAACGCTTATCGTCCGCTCAAAGGTCCTTTCGACAATGTGCATCCTGTTGATGACCCAACTAAAATACCCACACCAAGCTGGTAGTTTGTCCTCAAATGTAGCCTGCCAGACGGAAGATAAGTCTCTAAGATAGAAGTAAATACGCATGGCGTTGATAAGAACACTATTATCCACATCAGATTCTCGCATTACTCTCCTAACCATAAAAACCTCCGATGCTTCTATGGGCAAGAAATGCTTCCTATATTCTGTATCCCTTGTTTGTAAAAGATCATAAATGCTATCGGTCATCTTAAAAGTAAAACTTTGGTTGGTATTGTGCCAATTTATTCCATTTAACAAAATATACTTTTTGTATACTAACCAATCAAACGCATCCTTAACAGCTTGATATTGTTCTCGCCGGAGTCGTGTTGCGTTTACCGTCCCCATAGCCTGGCAGAATTCCCTTATCGTCACCCTGCGCTGTGTGACTGCCTCTTCTGTTTGGTCCGCTAAAATACAAAATGTTATATACGCTGGTAATAGCTGCTTGACATCTTTGTTTAGCAGTATTTCTGTTGGTATGAGAAGTCTGTGTTTTAAATACATTTCACGGTCTGTGTACACGTTGCTTTTATCACCGTCCTATTTTTAGATATTTTTGTTAAGCGCCGTTTTTTGGCATTATATGTCGGGTATGCATATGTAAAACTTCGTTAAGAGCCATTTTTGTCCACTAAATGTCGGATGTATGTATGTATAGATTTCGTTAAGGACACTTTTCGTCCAGTAAATGTCGGTACTACTATACGGAATTGAGATAAGACTCGATTTCTGGCAGTAAATGTCGGGTGGGTACATATTGTCGATGTAATTTTGACGCAAAAAACGACTCAAAAAATTGGGAACTCTTTATAAGAGCCTTTTTTGTCCAGTAGATGTCGGTACTCAATGTGGGTTAAGAGCCTTTTTCGTCCAGTAAATGTCGGTCTTATTACTGTACACGCAGTAATTATGATATATGAAGTCGTAACTTTTAAAAGGAAACGCACACCACTTGTTTTTGCACTCCTGCTCCATGTTCGGTCCTGCGCATCGTTCTCTCTGGTCACGATGCTTGTCCCGGCGTCGTCCTTGTGCTTTATAAATTGTGGCACAAGCACTCCGCACACAAGCAATCTTGTCATGGCTGGGATGTTGGGCTTGTTCACGTCTTTGCATGGATTGTTGCCTTGCCCTTAATACACAATGACTACATCGGTCATATCCCTTCTAAAGCGCCCAATCTGTGCCCCTGGGACCTGTGTTGTCCAAATATCTGCGACTTCAACAATGTCATGGTTCTTGTCATACACGCACATAATGTCGTCCTTGTGCTCGTCCGGCACAGTCTCATAAAATTCTCGAATCGTCATGTTGTCACTTCCTTGCTACGCATATTCTAAGCCCTTGATACAGCCCATCTGCGGCGTTCTTATCGAACCTGCCACAAAGTTATCGTCCCGTCCACAAACAGGCTCTGGCTGTACTCCTCGCCGTCTAATACGATGTACCTCTTCCCGTCAATATCCTTGTGCGACCCAAGGCACGGCACAACACGCTTGTCCAGGCCATCAATAGTTGGTGCTGACACGATCACACAATCCCCATGCAAACCGCAAATTTCAACTTCTGTCAACTCATGCAACTGGAACGGTATAGGACAAATTGCATTGATATTATCAAGGTCCTGTCTCCATTGACACCGTTGACCAATGCTCTCGTCATCACATCTGCAAACCAACTCCGGCTCCTCTCCCAGCGCCTCCAGAGCGTCTGTGCGGCGAATAATTTCATCATTTGACATTAGTTATCACATCTCCTTAAAAAGGCTCACAGGCGGCTCTACGGGCGTGCTGTTACGCTTGAGCACATTGGCATCAAACCAAAAATTCAACAGTTCATCACATGTATCACAAGGCCAGCACCCACGGTGGGCCAGTTTACGCTTCTTCATACGGTCTCTCAAAACTTGCCCTTGTTCAGTTTTTCCAAAACTGACTATATGTCCTGCCTCGTTCCGGTTCCACCCAGCTGCCATCATCAGCTTTATATATCTCTTGTGTGTCATAGTTATCCTCTCTTTAAAAATCGTCTCTAACGCCCTCTCCGGGCTTGTCACTTGGGTACAACTCTCGGAGACGCATCATGTTATCATACGCTTTTACATATGTGCTATATGGCCAGCAACCACGATGCGACACAATTTTCTTCCAGCGCCGCTCATCAAACGTCTTACTTGACCTGTTTGGTTTGCATTCGTCAATCCCAAGCCCGGCGGTATTTTCAGCGTTGTTACGGCTCCAACCGTTTGCCATCAACAGTTTGATATATCTCTTCCGCGTCATCGTTATCTCTCCTTATTACAGTTTGTATACTTTATAGACCTTGTAATGGTCTCCTCTCGCGGTGTCGGTTTATACAGTTTGTGTTTTTACTGCTGTTCCTTCTGCCACGCCTTAATCTCGGCAATTTCTTTGTCAAGAATGGCTTCTGTCTCAGCCTCTTCCAAAAAGAACGGGTCACGGTCCAGCGGGATGCTCTGCAGCAGCTGCCAGAAGCGGTAGTCCGGTTTCAACTCCCACAGCTCCGCCAGTTTGCTCAAAAACGGCCAAATTCTCTTAGGGTCACGCATTGTTGTCCTCCTCTAGCTCATATACATCGGTAATGTCTAAATCATCGTCACCAGCACACGACGGGTCATCCAAGTATCTATCCACTGCTTCTTCCTCGCTGTCTGCTTTTACATCAGCATAGCCGCGATACCAAATTCGATAAAATTTTATCAGTCTGTCTCCCTGTTGGCGATTTTAGTCAGTGAGTATTTGCCCGATGCCGTGATGCTTGGAAACAGGTTAGTAGAAATCACACGAAAATTTGTGTATGTGCCGTCTTGCTCACTTTTACATGCGTACAGTTGGGTACCGTTGTAATCGATAGTATCTACGTCGTAATTGAGCAGGGCCTTCGCCAATGCTGCTTCCTTCGCTGTCCACTCAAATCCGTCAAGGTCCCAAGAGCATGGCAAGGATAATGTTGTGATGCAGTCTCCGCTCCTATAAAAGTCGCAGAATTCACAGCCGGATTCTTCGTTGCAGTATTGCTTGATAAGTCTCATCGCATCAAGCACCTGTTTTTTCTCAATTCTATCGTTCATCAATATTTTGCACCTCCAGCGCATCGGTATATGTCTCAACCGCGCAGTTTATAGGATTGTAAATATGACGCAGATACATTTTTATTTTATGTACGGCATAATCGCAATTCCCATCTTTGTCTGCATCAACGCAGCACTCAGAGATGAGTTTTATAAGCCTGTCCTCTTCTTTGATGATATCTATGAGCTTATCTTTCGGGAAGTCCTTCAGCTTCTCATATTCAGCTCTTGTCATCTTCACACGCCTCCAGCCATCCATCGATCTCACTGCGTAGGTTCTTCATACAGGCCACGACGGCATCATACACACGGGCACAACTGGCGTATTGCAACCCTGCATCAATAGCTTCCTCTCCGGTCAGTTCAAGTGATCCGACCATAGCCGTTGCAAGGTGACTGTAAAAATCAACGCAGGCAAGGCTGTTTTTATCATATGCCTCGTCCCCAATCGGCTTGCTGTCAGGCAGCGTCGCACTCGCCATATCCAGTAAAGCGTTAATAAAAGTGTTGTTTCGGAGCAGACGCTCTGTTGGAACTGCCAAAAAATATTGTCGGATATCGATTCTATCGTTCATAATGTTCTCCTTACTGTTTACCTTTAGCGACAAAAGCACGCAGATTGTTTTGATAGTTGACATTGGGCGCTGCTGGTTATTCGCCAACAAAAATGTACTGATCAACATAATCCCGGTTTTCACCTTTCAAGATTGGCATTTCAGTATCAAGTACCCACTGCCCATCCTTGTTGATACAGGCTGTGCCACGCTTGCATGTGGTAGGATAATTATTCCAGTTGATGTTAAATTGCTCCATAAGCATGTCCTGAATATCGTTGCATTTCTTCCCCTCCAGCTGCTTGTGTGAGAAATATGCTTGCCCCACCATCTGGATGGAATTGCGTGTCGCATCAAGCTGACGCCAGTAGATAAGGTTACAAACTTCTTCCTTTGGGATGTTGAAGCAGCGGGCATCGAACATAGCACCTTTATTGGCGGCAGTCGTCATCTTTGCAACATACTCGTTATGAGCAATTTGTACATCCATAGATTGTGGCGTAAGACTACTTTTCCATGCAGAATCTTCGTCCCAGATAGACATTCTGAAGAATTGATTGAACGCCATCGTTGCCATACTGGCGGACACACTACATAGCTTCTGAACTTCGTAATCGAACCAAGCATCCGTGGTAAGTGTCTGGTAGTCAATCAGGATCAGCGTGATTTCATCAGACTGTGTATAGCCAAACACGCAGCCTTGAATATTCTTACACAGGTACGTCATGGTTTCCTGCATGGATTTCATCAGGATCATATCAAAAGGCTTCTGAAAGCCACGAGTAAAGGTGTGGAACGCTTTGCCGTCAATGCGGATAGCAACAGGCGTTCTGCGCATTAACTTTGTTTTAGGAACTGCCTCGTAATACTCTTTCATACGAGTGCCAAGGGCATCATTAAAGCTCATAATATTCTCCTTGTACTGTTTAATTATTAGCGACAAAAATGCCGTATTTCATAGCGATGTTAAAGGCTCGTTCGTAGGCTTTGTTAGTCATTGTCGGTTACCTCCGTTCTGTGATTCCACAATTCAATCGCGTCCTGCTCGTTTTTCATGAGGGTAGTTCCGATGCGGCAGTAGTTGCACCGCACTACATACCTGCCTTCATAGCTTACATATAACCCGGCTGTAGAACCACAGAACGGGCAAGGCTTTAGTTCGATATCATCATCATCAATAAACGTTACCATTGTCGGTTACCTCCGTGAGCCAATATTCGCGGCGGCAGTCGCCGCAGCTTTTTCCATTTGTGCATCCAATACTTTTGCTTTCAATGCTGCAAGGAGTGATACACAAAATTCCATCACTTTCATTTATCATTGCGTTTGGAAACATCCTCAAAAACTCGCTCTGGCGGGTCTTGACGGGATGGCCTTTCGCCCACCCTTCAACTAGCTCTACTACACTTTCGGCGTTGGCTCCTCTGCTTTGAATTGTGCAAGAAAAATTCTGAGACGTTCTGATCGGACATTTTGAACACACATGATTGCTACAAAATCTTGAAAATTCTTTGTTAAATTCAACTGCGTCCATCAGTAAATCTCCTTCCAATATTTTTCGCGGCATTTATGACAATCCATTCTGTCGCAAGGTTGTTTCCAGCCATTGTCGATAACCTTCGGGCAAACCAGAATTATTCCATCAACAACAGGAGCATCCGGGAACAATTTCAGAAATTTGCACTGCCGGGTTTCTTTTGGATGCTCTCTGCCCCATTGTTCAACTCTTGCAACGTACCGTTCGATAGTTTCATCATCAGCGTAAGGGCTGGAGCCGTCGAGAATGTTGTGATTCCGATCGCTTTCCTCGTAATAACGACGGCGCAATTTTAAAAATTCAACTGCATCCATTACTCATCAACCTCCTCTAGCCAATATGCCTTACGGCAAGCGTAGCAATCATTGTTGTATTTCTTGCATTGTGCGCTCGAAAATCCATAGGTCGGATAATCTGGGCATTGATCAATAACGCCGTTTTTATCAAGCGGGGCGTATGGAAACTGTTCAAGCATTCTGTCCTGACGAATAACCTTGCGCGGAAGCGGGTTGTTTTTGCCCCACTGTTCGACTTTATCAATCAGCCAATCGATATCCGTAATTGAACCGGGATAACACCCGTCTGCAATCATCACACAGTCATCACACGATGTATTATTACAATATCGTATAAAACACTTCAAAAATTCTTTAGCGTCCATAGTCTTCCTCCCAATACTTATCCCAGTATGCTGGCCCATGTGGCTCTTCTGACCAGTATTCGTGTTTGCAGGTAGCGCAATCGCTGTTGAAAATCTCACAAGGGAACAATCCGTTATCGTAATAATTATCTTCGCCGTAATCCTCTGGACAGAGATCCGGGTCACCATTGTCGTTAATTGGTGAATTTGGAAGGGAGCGCAGCAGACGGTCTTTGCGGGTCTCTTTGGCCGGATGGTCCTTATTGTATTGTTCAACTGTTGAAATAATCTTAGTAAAGGTTGCGTCGGAACAGTAACACAAAAAATCATTACATAAATCATGCAGGCAACAATTCGTACAGGTTAAGTTTTTATCACATCCTGCATTGCATATACGCTTGGCCGTTTTTAAGAATTTTAGGGCGTCCATTAGTCGTGTACCTCATTTATGTAATACTTTCTTTCTTCTTTAAGTTCATCCGGTGTGGTAATATACTCGCAATATCCCGGAAATATTTGGTCATCCCTGTAATACCTGCAATCGAATAAGGCATAAAACGGGCAATCCCAGCAGCCAATAGGTCGCTCGTCTAATACAATCCGTGCCATCAGTGCACCTCCTTTATCAATCTGTTGGCTATTTCGTTGATGTTATCTGTAGATGTCTTGATTTTGTCATAGGCATCAGTCTTTTGCTTTTCTATGGAGGCAAGGTCGCTGGCTAGGTCATCGCGCATCATAGCGTATAGCTTTGACTGTTCTTCATATTTTTTGACCCGCTTAGCTCTTTCGCGTGCTAAGTCCTTTTCTGTTATATGCTCATCGACCAGGTTTAGCGCCCGCACAAAGTCCAGAAAGTTTAGAGAGAACTTCTTGCCGCGATATTCAAAACTATAAAAAGAAAGGCGATGCTGTGGATCGATAAATTTGAAATTCTCAGGGTGTAGCTTGTACATTTTTTTAAAGGTGCTGTATGGAATACGCGGAGTGTTGTTAAGAGCACTGTCTACCTGTTTGTGGCATTCCAGTAGTTCTACGAGCGGAAAAGTGTCGTAGCAAAACATGAAGTTGTAAATAGTTGAAAAACAAATAATAATGCATACAATAAGCGCAAAAATAAACATTCCATAGTCTTCTTTGCCCTCGTTCGCAAAGAGTTCCGCAGCCTCACGGTACTCGGTATATGTACAAGCAATGGAACTAATATTAACAAGAATGATCCACGCCGCAGACAGTATTGATGACATTAGAAGTCCAGGCATCTTATAAATCTCATGTGTATGGCCTGATGTCCACGCAAACACTATGGTCGCGACAATAAATATCAGGATATTGGTCAGTATGGTTGTCACTTCTTTAGCCTCTCCTTCCAGTCTGCGCATGTGCAGTCACTATCTACAAAATCAGCGGCGTATGGGCTGTCGGCACCGCAGCACGCTCCAGTGAACGGTTCCCAGTGTTTGCAGGTGGAACAGATGCGGCGCTCTGTGTGTCTGTCAAGAAAATTAAGGTAATCATGGACAATACCGTAGAACAGACCAGGCTCGTTTGCTTTGGCCCACTCTATGGCATCATCAACGACTGATTTGTATTCTGTAGCTTCTTCAGGCCGCATAGTATCGACAAAGTTATGGGCAAATTGGCGTGTGATTTTTCTTGCGCGTGTGATGGTCATGTCAGTCACCCCAGTCGATAGGCCAGCCGCAGTTGCCGCAGAACTTGTTATAGCCACCTTCCATATTTAATACTCCATCAACAGAACCACAGTGTCCGCAGCAGCTATAGCTTCCGTTGGTCCTGATTGTAGCCGGGGCTTGTCCCGGCATTTTATCGGCCACATAGTCTAACACTTCACACGCGACAAAATATGTGTCATTGTCTTTTGGGGCATCATGTCTCAGGTTCTCGGCAATGTGATGCAGATCGTTTCGTGAGATAAAATCAGTCATTGGTTGCGGCCTCCTTCGGCTTAGTAGCGAGAATGTCATCAATGTCAATGCGGCACAGATGAGATAAATCTTTGAAAAGATACCCCGGCAAGCTGAATGTGGAACCATTATTGCCAGATATAGCGCAAACTGTGTGGGTGGGACCAATGTTAATCATGCTATAGCCAATGGCCTTGCAAAACTCTGCGGCCTGATAATCAAGGGCTGTGTACGTGATCGGCAGGTCGTCCCAGTTAATTGGCGGCATACGGGTGAGAGTACATGCACAGGTCTTGTCACCACTATAGAAAAGGCATCTGCTGCAGTCTGAAAATTCGTCGCAATATTCACGCAGAGTGTTGATGGCGGAGTTTAACTTGCTTTTGTCAATCATTGGCGCTGCTCTCCTCTCCAGCGATATCCTCCAGCCTGATGGCCTCGTCATATCTAAGCGCCCGGAAAGAATCTCGCGTGATTTCGTCAACGCATGGTGTACTTCCGTCATAATTGATCTTTATCACTGTGATGCATGGGTGTCCGTCAGTACTCATCGTTTTTGTCGCGGTAACATATCCCATCATGATGAGAGCCTTAGCGAGGGTAATGTCAGCGGCTGTCCAGCGTTGCTCACTGAAATGTGGCCACGACGATGGAAATACGTAATTTGTCAAATAGCATGTGTGCTCGTTTTTGGCATAAAAAAGACACTGTTCGCATTTTGTCCCGTGACAATAGTCTTTGATTTTATTCGCGGCATCGTAGATTTCCCGCGGGTTATATGTATCACTCACAGCAGCAGGTCCCCCTTGTCAAAGTCTCGCTGGATGGCGTGTCCGGTTTCAGGCGGAACAGGCCGGTACTTGTTCATGTCAGCATAGCCCGGGATCATGCGCAGGCTTTGGCTAACCTCCAGCATCGTCTGTTCGCGGTCTACGAAATGCCGGTCTGAGAAGTCCACAATGTCCTCGATGAAGTCTGCGATCATGTGTCGCATCTCCTCGCGGTAGTCTGCGGTGTTGCGATTGATAAAATCAGTGTAGCGGTCAGAATCGTTCATAGCGGTATTCTCCTTGTATGTAAATTATTTAATTTTTTGCCCCTACATGTGCTATTGGGCCATCGGGGTCATACTCTTCCAAACTGTAGTTGGCGGCAATCTTACTGACCACATCAGCAAAGCTTTCTAGCGCAGAGTCGCGGTCTTTGTCGTGGGCGTCTGCGATTAGCACAATCTGCCGTATCGTGTCTGCGGTAAGCTGTGCCATTGTCAGGGTGTACGGACTGTATTCTTCGTAGTTCATGCGGCGGTCTCCTCTATTTTGTCAAACGGTAAACTTGTGGTCTATGTAATCGCTCATAGCGGCCTTTAGGACTGGCGTGTCAAAAAACGCGAAGCAGTTCTTACCAGGCCGCTTTTTGTTTTGTTCAATCCGGATTAGGTAGAAGCCCCGCATCATCAGGTAGCCCGCCATGCGCGGCGAGTAGATCATGATCACATCACGCTTGGCGCTGTCAGCTGCTGGGGCGGTCATAGTGGGTGTCTTGTCCATTGGTAACTCCTTAATGCTAAATGCTTTATATATAAAGGTAGGTAGGTTGGTAGGCATGCTGGCAGGCGGCGCTCAACAGAACTCCCGCGTGCTAAAACGGTATCCGTCAGTGTCTGCGTACTCGCCGTCCCAGTGCTTGTAGAGTTCGCAGTCGTTGTCGCTTTCGCACCGCCAGTTCCCGGTATACATCCCGATCTCTGGGTCAAATACCTTTGGCGTTCCGTACTTGATGACGCGCTCTTCAAACTCCGGCCATGTGTACTTCTGTCCGTATTCGTCAAATATGGTCAGGTAGCGCATGTTGTCATGATAAAATCTGTCAAGGTCACGAACGCTGTGAATGTGCTCGTGCTCCTCAAATACAGGCTTCCACCCACAGCTGGTCTTGGCGATGTGCAGCTCCCAGGCTTCTTTGTGCCGGTCTGTCGATTCCGCATGTGGTCCCATCATCCTGGCTACGGCTTTGTTGCGTGTGTAGAAGTAAAAATTGGTTCCCATTGGTGTCCTCCTTGTGACTTGAAATGTGTGTTATGAAATTGCAAAAAAGTTTTCCCGGGCGGTGTCTGTTTGAACTGCCGGACTTAGCTGATAGCGGCGTCAACGCACAGAGCGGCGGCATCAATCTGATCTTGCTGTAGGCCAAGGTAATGCATGGTGGTTGTCTGGCTATCATGGTGGTACTTAGCCTGCATAATCTCCATGACTTGGTTCGTTGGTAGACCAGATTCAATCAATGCCTTGTTCGCCATGTAACCGTAGGTCTTACGCATGGTATGTGTACTGATATTGCCCTGAACTCCGCAGGCTTTTGCTGCCTCTGTGAGCATACGATATACCTGAGTTTTGGTCAGGTGATTTGTCACACCGCCAGCTCTTACCCACTTCTGTGTCTGGAACAACGGCCACTCAGGGTCGAGCACGCCAGACTGCTGTGTACGAATCACGTTGACAAGGTCATCGATCGCCTGCGCTGCGTGCGGTGTGATAAGGTCAGTGGTGTTTTTCAGTGTTTTCTCGTTGACGACATTGGCGTGCTTGCGGACAGTGCCAGTGGTTACATCATATACATCGCCAACCTTCAGCTTGACGATATCGCCCACACGAAGACCCAGTGTAATGCCGCATATATATAAGGTATAGTTACGCTGGCGGTTGCGGACATTGCCATGTGTCAAGAGATAATTTCCGATAGCGTGGATGTCATCAGTGTTGCGGAGCGGATCAGCGGCTGTTGGCTTGGGGCGACCATCACTGGTGAGTTTGAATGTGTTAGCATAGCAGTTATGTTTCTTGTGGGGCTTTGGGGTTGCAGGAACTGCTGGGACTACCTGATAGCCGGTTGCCTGGGCAAGGGCCTCCATGATTGGGTTAGTGCCGTCCGCGGCTTTGGCGTTGACGATTGCCTTGGCAAGGGCTGTTACGAGGGCGTCCTGCGGGTTGGTGGTCGTGAAGGTAGTGTTTTGGCGTTTCATGGTGGTGTCTCCTTTGGATAATGGGTGATTTTGGTGTCTGAGTGGTTCTTTACTAGTATTATAACACTTCACACCACATAATTCAAGCGGTTAATGCCAAAAAAATGCCCGATCGCCTATAAAAATGACGGCCCGTGGCTAAAATGCGGATGTTTCGGCGTGTGTGTGGTGAAATTGCTTGAAATTGAGCGATAATTCGATACTTTTGAGTGAAATTGAGCGAAAATAAGGCGTTTTGAGGCAATAAAGTGACATCTATGTCATAAAATAGCATGATATTGATGCGCCGCGAGAGCGTGGAAAACGGCGCAGGTATGCGGTTTGCTCGAAGTGGTAGTCCGAGGATTGGATAGGGGTGAGATGATGGTAAGGCGGATGGAGAATTGTTGCAAATGTAATGGTGGAAGGTAGGTGGCGGTGTGGTGGGGAACGAGTGTGGTATGGAGCGTGGTATGGGCCGAGAGTGCGAATGGATGACTGTGGGAAAAAACAGCGTAGAATCGCCATAATCTTTTTTATCCAGCCCCCCTATGTAACCTTTTCCGGGAAGGTTGCATAGTGCCATAAACCCGCATAACTGCGCCTTTTGTGAGCCTTTTTGTGAAAAATATCAACCATACAGTCACTGTGGCGTTTTTGCCTACCTTTATATAGCCGGGCACACGTGCGCGGTGTCTGTGGCGTAAAATATGCAAAAAAAATTTTGTACATTTGGTGTGCTAGTATGTAGGTGTCGAAAGACACAAGAACCTTGAAAATCTAGTCACTGAGTTTTGCATGACGTGTGTAGGCACCGGAACCTATGGTTTCACCGCCGAAAACTGATTGTACAGTGACCGGGGCGGGAAAGTTAGTACCGCAACGTCATAACATAGCGCTTGTTTACAGGCGCGGCGACCTTGCATAGTCAGAGCTGCAAGTGTCGGTACCCGGAAGCTACCCGGTTCGAAAAAGCATAGAGAAGCCGTCCCTCCACAGTACGGGCGAGGTGTGTCGTTTTCACCCGCTGATGGCTGTGTGTTAGGTGGTAGCGCGCTTCCAAAAGTCTGAAAAGGCAAAAACTAGGTACATATCCCGGCCGATTGGCGGTACCGGGCGACCCACTAGGTCGAAGTAACCGCCACCACTGTCGATTGACAGAACCACCACAACCGCCCTAACTGGGCCTCACTGAAAGGAAGTACCACTATGTCTAAGACTACTACTATGTCCGCAACTCTGTCCAAGCTGGGCGAATTCGCCCGCGCATTTGCTGACCCCGAAACCCTCACCGCCACTATTAGCAAGAAGGCCCTTGCCGACGCTGGCGTCACCGAGACTGTCGAAGGCCTCCGCTCTTCTGCCCGAGAAGTGTACCTTGCCGTTTCTCACCTCGCCCACCTGCGCGAGGCCCAGGGTGTCGATGTGGACAAGTCTGCCCTTATGATTGCCGAGAGTACCGCTCGAAAGGCCTGCAATGGCTGGTTCAAGGCCTTCGGCTCTCGCCCTGGCCGTAAAGCGACCGAGTCTTCCCGCCCGCTGTACTCTTGCACTGCGGCCGACTTCGTCATCATCGGCGAAAACTGCGCCCTTGCCCGGGAAGCCTCTGCCACCGAAAACGGCACCGACTGGAAGAAGGTCGAAGACTGGTTCCTCGACTACCTCATGCTGTCCACTGGCCGTCTGATTGCTGGCAAGCCCTTAGAGCGCCTGTCCTCTGCCGACTTCAAGGCTGCCCGCCGTAGCTTTAACCAGGCGAAGGCGAAGAAGGCCCAGGCCACCAAGGCCGAGAACGCCACCAAGGCCGAAGAGCAGGCCCAGACCATCGAGGATCAGACTGCCCGTATTGCCGAGCTGGAAGCCCAGGTCGAGGCTATCGACCAGACTGCCACCATCATCGCCCAGGCCATCGAGGCCATCAAGGCGAGCCATGCCACTGACGCCGAGAAGGCTGCTATCATCGCCATGCTGTCCGGCGAGACTGCGCACAAGGCCGAGAAGACTGCCGCCTAACAGACAGACTATGCCCGGAGTTGGTAGGCCGGGGGAAGGAAGTATCCTACCACCATGTCCGAAATCACCAACCATCAGAGCCACCACTCTGACCGAAGAAAGGAAGCACCACCATGTCCACCTCTATCTCTGAGTCTACCCTCTACCTGTTCGCCGACTCAATCAGCGACCCCGAAGTCGTAGCCAACCCCATAGCCACTGAAAAGCTGTTCAAGCTTGTCCGCGTCCTGCGCCGTGGCCTTTGTTCCGAGGCCGACTTCTGCGACAGTGTCAAGCGTGCTGTCGCCGGGGCTTACAGCCCGGTGACCTATTCCGACCTGCGCCCTTTCCCTGTCCGTTTCAGTCTGACCGATGGTTCCAACTTCAAGACCACCGTGTGGGCATACTCCAACGGCGGGGCTGAGAACAAGGTCTTGGATGTACTCGGTGACCGCTGTGTCCGTTGCCTGGCTTTCCAAGTCGATGGCCGTGACGCCGATACCGCCGAGCGCCTGTACCCAGAAGCTCAGGGAATCGACTGCATGATGATCGGGTCTCTCAGCCCGGTCGAAGTCGATGATGACAGCTTCGACGACTGACCCTAGCCCACTCTGACCCAGAAACCCGGCGCATCTCGCAAGAAGTGTGCCTGTTTGTGGGCCAGACCACTGCCAGAACGAAACCACTTGCACCACCCACTGTATACATAGCAAGGAGGTTTTTACTATGGCATATGTAGCCCGCTTTTTGTCCGGCATCGGTGCGCAAAAGAAACTCGTGACGCAGTCCGAACCGGGCACAAAAGCCCAGGCTGTCGAATGGGTTGAAATCATGCAGTCCGTGATGAACTCGAAAGGGTTTGACGAAAGGCTGTATTGCTTCACCATCGACACCATCTGACCCCACCCGCCGCCGCAATCGTGGCGGCAATTTTTGTATCCATCCGGCTTCAGAACGAATCCGGTTTGTCTATCCAAGAAAGGAAGCACCACCATGAAAAAGACCATCATCCGTACTATCGCCACCCTCACCCTCGTCACTGCCACCGTTCTCGCCACTGCCTACCTCACCTACCGCGCCACGATGCAGAATATCCAGGTGGAAGTTGCCCGCGATACCGTTTACCTCACTGTGTTCGGCCAGACCGACGAATATGTGATTGGAGAGTGAACTGCCATGAATGAGTTTGAGAAAGTCCTCATCACCATCCAGATGAAAAACGATTCCGAAACCGCAGAGACCTGCTTCACCGTCACGATGACCGACACAAAAGCCTACGCCCTGCTCAATGAACTCCGCGGCAAAAGCACAATCCTGGGCGATGCCATTTACGAAACCGTCCACGATATTGCCAAGGCGAATGCCTACCTCATGGGCTATCACCTGACCAACGTCGCCAGCGCTGAAATCCTGCATTGATTCCGAATCAGCGTTGATTTTTCCCTGCCGCTGTGCTATACCGATAGCAAATGCAGCACGATTTGAAAACGAAAGGCTCAGTGATTGTAATGATATACGATGAATATCTCAATGCCTGTCTCAAGTTTGCCAAGAATACCGAAAACTGGTCGTGGCTCGATGGGAGCCGCTGGTTCACCACGAACGGCGGCGGTGACTATGAGGAGTCCTGCGACAATGCAAACGGCGGCATCGACGTCGCCTGGGCCTACAAAATGGGTCCTGATAAAGTCCGCAAGTATGCCCCGCAGGAATTCATGGACCGCTGTGTTGAGTTCCTCGACATGGCACTGAACGACCCCAGCGCCGCAAATGATTTCGTCAAGATGGCCTACGACCTGTTCACCTAACATCAACTCAATATGACCTACTCCGCATCCAGCGCCTCATCGCGCCGGGTGCTTTTTTATTTGCCAATACAATCAAAATAGTATTAACGAGGTGCTTTAAAATGAAATTCGTTTCCTATGTGTTGTCCGTTTTCCTGTACACAATCCCGATCCTCTTATTCCTTGCCGCAGTGGCCGGTGTCCTCTACGCTTCCGAACATCTGCCCGGTTGGTTCATCCTTCCCCTGTTCGCACTCGACGCTTTTATCGTGTGGAAAGAGATGAAATAAAATGCCGACCGAACCCTACAAGAAATACCTCACGTTCTGGGGAGACCGCCGCATCGCCGAAAAAGCCGCTGGCCTGCCCGCTGTGTTTGACTGAAAGGAGAACCATACCATGACTTACACCGTGAACAAATCTCTGTCTGAATTCCCATTTTGGTCCGGTGCGTGCTACCGTGCCGACAAGCTCACTATCGAACAGCTTGAGCGTCTTGACGACATCATCCCGGAATGGATGGAGTGGGGTGAATACAGCCCGAATGGCCACATTCCCAGCGATGACGAAATCAATAATCTGTTTTGGTTTGATGAAAACCTGATCGCCCGGATGCTCGGCTTCAAAAACTGGGAAGCCCTCGAGCGCCACAACTCCGGTGAAGATGAAGATGACGACGAGGAGGAAAGCAATGATGAATGAGTTTATCTTATGCAGCTCTGCTACTGGCTCCGGGTACTATCTGGCCGAGACAAAACCCTGCCAGTATGAATGCCATAGTTACATTGCGCCGCTGTCCCGTGACTATTATGGCAACTACGGCGCATCCAGTGCCCAGTTGTTCCCCACGAAAGAAGCTGCCCGGCGCTACCTTGAAGCACATCGCGGCATCATCCCCGACAACTGGCACATCCGCGAATATAACGCTATGATGAACAATGTCCTGCCTGAAAGCGAGGTAACCTGTAAGCAATAAGGAGTCAATATGAATTATAATGATAGCAGCTAGACCGCACATATATTGTCATAACGATTTCACCCTATTGACAGAACTATGGTGAAGCAGTACAATCATAGCAACGTTCACAACACACATTTCAAGGCGCGAACGACGTTTTAAGCCTTCTACACAACACATAATTCAAGTCGATACAAAGGAGTGGTTCCTATCTTCCACCTTAAACACATCGGCGGCGAAAGCGGCCACTACGAAATCTACTACGGCAATACTTTCCTCTGCTCTGCGGACACCATCCGCGAAGCATGGAATGAATTGCTCTCCATCCGTGACGAATTGGTTTAGTCAGTCATAACCGTTCCGGGATATTGCCGGGCGTTCTGGTTTCTTCCTTTCTTGCCGGTTCGTCCGACCACCGGGCATGGTTTGTGGTGATTCCATGTCCATCTGGTCATTATCTTCCTTTCTCCGGCGCTCTGGGTCATCCGCTCAGAGCGTCCGGCAATGTCCCGGAACCCATTTTGAAATGATGTACATACCATGAAAACCTATTCCGAATCCGACATCAAAGCAGCCATTGACGATATGATTTTTAACAACGAAGATAACATCCAATACAGCACAAGCGGTTACGACCGCGGCTATGCCGAGGGCTTTCATGACGGTCTGGTTGATGTCCTTAACCGCTTTAACATCGACAACGATTATGAATATTACGATTGATTGAAAGGAGACCCTAAGGAGGACTGACAATGAAAACGATGACTTACACCCTCGCCTTTATCGATGGCAAGGTTTGCTATGAGTGTCTGCCCGATACGAAGGGCGCTTTCCTGTTCCACGGCGGATGGTTCATGCCGTTCTGCGATGAGGATGATTTCTTTCAGGACAACACGAAAGGAGTCTCCGCATGAAACAGTTTGCACTCGGCACGCTCGTAACCACACGGGGTGTGCATGGTGAAATGACACGGGACAGCCAGTTTGCAGAGTTCGTTCTCACTTGCATTGCCCGCCACAAAACCTGTGATTGGGGCGACCTTTGCGACAGTGATAAGCGTCAGAATGATGAAGCTGTCCGCACCGGCGATGACCGTATCTTTTCCGCTTACGAACCGGCCGACCATCCCGACTGGCGCATCTGGATCATCACAGAATGGGATCGCTCTGTAACCACGGTCCTCTTCCCAGACGAATACTGACATTCAATCAAGAAAGGAAATGATTTCAAATGACCACTACTCTCACCCTCGCTACCCAGAAGCCATTCGGCAACCTGACCTGCGATTTTTACAAGAACGATTCTAATGAGTTCTATATGACCCGCGAACAGATTGGCACAGCACTTGAATATCCCGCTGGCGCAAAAGCTATTGCACAGATTCATTCCAGAAATGCGGACAGACTCAATCCGATGTCAGGGGTCCTCAAAATGAAGACCCCCGGTGGTGAACAGGATACTTTTGTCTACACTCTCCGCGGTGTCATGGAAATCTGCCGCTTTTCCCGCCAGCCTAAGGCCGACAAATTCATGGACTTCGTCTGGGATGTCATGGAGTCTCTGTACGCCGGACGCAATGTCCTTGCCACGCCTGACCAGCAGACCGCCCTTGCCCCGCAGACCATGCAGCTTATGATGGATTCGATTTTGAAATCGCAGTCAGTGATGGCTCAGTATATCAACAGCACATCCTCCAACATGACCAAGCTGACCGAGACGATTTCTGCTCTCGCCAACCACGTTCTCACAATGCAGACCCAGCCCGTCGCCGTCTCCGCTCCGGTGGAACTCAAAACGAATCCTACTGCACAGGCTGATATGATTCCTGAAACCACCCGTAAGCCCGCCTCTACTCCCCAGCCGAAGCCCGTTAAGCACCACGGCATCACCAGTACATGGCGGCGCAATGTCTATGACACGGTTGATAAGATCAGAACGAATCAGCCCGACAAATACCAGAAGAACACCACCGTCCTCAACGCTATCTATGAAAAGATGCGCACGGACTACGGTTTTGTCATCGACCAGGAAAAGCGCGAATATATCCGCCGCCATCCCCGCCAGACCAGCCCGGCTGTCATCACCATCATTGAGGATAACACCACCTGGAGCGAGATCTTCGACAGCATCCTCAACGATATCTACAACAGCTCCATCGTGAACTGTGTCCGCAAGAACGATACCGCAAACGAACCGGGTGTTGTCGTCAAGAATGGCCTTGTCGAATTCAAAGCCCCGTATCTCAAGGATGATTCCATTGTCGATAACAGCGCTGTCATTCTGGAGGCTGTCAACCGTCTGGCCGAGGCCAAGGGCGATAAGTCTCCCAAGAATGCTGTAGTCTACCGCATGATTTTCTCTCGCATGTCCTTTGACTGGAAGAATGCCAAGGAAAAATACCGCGCAAAGTTTGGTGTCTACCCCATCAACAAGACCGAAATGGTGCGCCGGTCTGATATGATCTGCGCCAAGTTCATCGACACCGCAGATACCATCATTCAGAGAATGAGGAATGTGAAATGAAACACGATTTCGAAATGATTCTGAAAGCGATTCCCCAGTACGATAACGTCAAGCAGGACGCAGACGTTCCGCCGATTCATCCTACCACACGTGGATGCTACTGCATCGGCTGGCTTTCCGGCGCAAAGGCTGCCGTCGATGCCATTCTGGAAAACAACGAGATCAGACGCATGGTTTACAAGGAGGTTGAATTTCAGTATCGCGTCGAAGATGCCAAGTCTCATCTGCGTGACTATATTTGGGATGAAAAAGAGTACAACGCCGTCATCAACAGCGGCTTTCCCGAGGTAGTCGCAGAGCGCTTCCTGGACAGCCACGACTGCAACGCTGCCGAAAACGACCAGTTTGAAATTATCATTGCAGATTTACTTCGCAAAAGGGAGGTGTGACCTATATCTACATTGACATTGAGAGAAAACAGCATCGTTGAAGCTGACCTTGACGGCATTTATGTCACAGACGGCGAACGCCTGTTCTTCATGACCGCAGAACAGGACAATATGCCTCTCGATCCCCGCGAGAATGATTGCAACTACTGCACCATCTGCTATGTCCGCAACCGCTACCTCGGCAGCTCCAAGTATGATAACGATAGAGATTTTGCCGACAGTGACGACCTCAATGATTATCTTGCCGGACTTAATGACCGCAGAGCTGAATTTGTTTCTGTGCCGCTCTACGCCTATGTTCATAGCGGTATTACGATCAGCACCGGCTCTTTTGGTGACCCATGGGACAGCGGCTGCTTCGGCATTGCCATCTGCACCAAAGAACAGGTCATCAATGCTTTCGGCAATGACATCGACTGGCAGCGGCACGCCAAGGATATCATCGAAGGCGAAATTGAAACCTATGACAAGTTTCTTACCGGCGGGACTTATGTCTACTCCACCTATCTCTACCATAAGGAAACGAAATCGTGGACGCTGGAAGATACCTGCGGCGGTTTCTACTCCAATGACGAGGATGCAATGCTCTCGTCCTACTTCAACAAAAATTATCGTATCATCAACGAAAGCGAGGTTGAACCGTATATGCGGTCGTAAAGTGAATGGTACTGTCTACAGTATGTTGTCCCCTGCCAAGCGGCAGGATTTCGTAAACCCTACAAACTTATCATTATTAACACGGAGGTAACTTATGAAAATCGCAATCGTCGGCAATCAGGTCTGTATCACTTCCAATTACAGCTACGATGAAATTGCCAAGGTCAAGCGCAATCGCCCCGAGGCGCTGAAGCTGTATCAGGGCACCGGTGAGGAACGCACCCATGTGTTTTCCGTCTCTGTAGATGCAACCGGCGGTATGAATTCCAAATTCCTTTGCTTCGGCGCAGGGGATAAGGACATCAACGGCAAAGCCATCGTCATGTTCCCGGTACCCGCCCATGAGGACGGTAAGGCCAAGGAAGCTGTCGCTGAGTTCATCGGTCCCCGCGCTCTGTATGCCAAGAGCATTGAACAGCAGATCGATACTGCGCTGACCGAAATCAGCAACGAACAGAACTCCATCATCAACCTGATCGAAGCCTGATAACACGGCTCTGAAATTAACACACATACGAAAAGGAGATTTCATCATGACTATCAATGTTTACTGTGGTTCCGTATCTTCTCGTCACCTCTATGAGGTTTCTGATTCCGATACCATCAAGAGCGTCATGGAGCGCTGCTCCGAGGAGCACGGTGTCGATTTCAACAAGGGCATGACCAATCTGAACGGTATGCCCCTGAAGATCATGGATATGGATAAGACCTTCGCCGATTTCGAGGTGTCCGACACCGCTTTCCTTGTGAATAGTCCTAAGAGCGATGGTGGCCGCCAGTAATCAGTGAACGGGGATCCCCGTGGAAAGGAGTGATGGGCATTGTTTAATGCAAAGCAAGCAGAACCACTGTTCAAGGATGTCCTCGAAGTACACGGGGATTATTTTTGGGATAATGATACACTCCCTGCGATCATCATGACAATGTATGCAGGCATTCTCCGTGAATGCGGCAAAAAGATGTCCCTGTATTACGATTCTGTATTAGCCAATTATAACGATCTGCCGGAATACAGCTTCGTTCTTAGAGAACGGCGTCTTGGCCACGTCGAAGAAAAAGGGTTTCTCGACAATGGGTATAAGGAAAACAGAACGGTCAGTATCTATGTAAAACAGACCACCATGGTCGATGTGAATCTTTATATCAACAAAGAGAAGAAGATCACGATCCTTGTAATCGACCGCGTTGCGGTAGGCTATCATGGGTTTTGTATTGCTCTAAATTCGGCTTGTTCTCTTTCGCCGATTCTGTTCCCATGGCTTGACACTGTCAGCAAGGAAAATCTCAAAGTTTTAAAGGGGCTTGCTCTTCGGCACATAGATTCCCTAAAAGCCATGATGAATGCCATCATCAACGATGACAGCCTGAGAGAAAGCCGTCTGCGCGAGATCACAAAAGGACTCTGCGTAAACAAATTTACGAATCGCCTGGAGCAGATCAACTATGAATACAGCAGTATGAACACAAGGATCAACTCGTATTACGAACAGATACGAGCAGCACAGACTGAACTTGAAGAGCTTTTGCAAACCAAAGAATGTATCGAGGAACGTATTCGGCGCGGCGATGAATTAGATGAAGAGATTTTTAATTATCTCATGTCTCAGAAAAACATCATGGTTGTGGATCGTGTGAACGATAAACTCCTGCTTCGTGCCTACGGCGATTTGGATTACATCGATGAATTGATGTATAGGGTTTACATCGCAAACGGATCGAAACGCTCGAATCTTATTGACTTCTTGTCCGATTGTTACAGGGAAAAGGATGTACGTAAGTTCTTCAGTTATTGCTGGGGTGGTGAACCTCGCTATCACATGCAGGTATACGCTGATTTCGAGGTAAGCAGCGATGCGTACATCAGTCGTGACAGTGATTACGAATGTCGGGATAAACCCGAAAATTACATCCGTGCACCACACATCATGTTGTACAACTGCTTCGGGAGTTTTCAAAATATAGTGGTCGAAGCGCAACGAAATCGTGATTTTATCGCAGCGTTCAATGTGGCGGTCACCGCCGTCCGAAATCTGAATTTGACGGATGGTATCGTCTGTTCCAGCTTTTCAAAAATGCTTTGTGAGAATCGTAAAGACCTGCGGTTTATCCGTGATAACGAAGGGAACTTGTTCACGCTTGATGAAGTGATGGATAAGATCGCTCAGGAGGAAAACAAATGACAAATGTAAAAGATTCCGGCTTTGTGTTCGCCGGTTATAACTACCCCAAAAAGCCAGCAACGATTTTGTTTAATCCTGGGTCATGGGTAAAGATGTGCTCGCTGGTTACGGCCTGCCCGACTGAGATTGCGTGGAATGGTCTCGTAAGAAAGATCACCGACAGAAAGTACATCGTCTATGACATCCTGACCTTTAAGCAGTATGTCAACGGCGCGGCGACCACGACTGACCAGAATGAATATCAGAAGTGGCTGTTCCATGATAACGGTCTGAACGATCCCATCTATTTCCACGGTCATAGCCATGTGAATTTCCCGTCTTTCAGAAGCGGACGTGATGCGAACTATCAGGAAAACATCGCCAGAAGCATGGGCAGAGATGATTTCTTCATCTTCCTCATTATGAATAAGCGCGGCGAAATGCACGGAACGATCGTAAACAACAAGCAGCAGTGTGTATGGGATACCGATCATGACAACCTCTGCATCGGTATAACAGGTATGTCGCTGTTTGTTAAGGATGCACTCAACAAGGTCCATCCTATGTCCGAGCTGCCGGAGCAGGCAACTGCCATCGGAGATGAATTCATCACACCGGATTCCGGCGCAGATGATGTTGACCCTGATGAGGAAATGTTCGATCAGTTTACAAAAAATGACCCGTGGGCAAGGAATGAGGTGTAAGTCATGGATCTCAGTAAGGTATCCGGATTCTTCGATCCAAAACAGGTGAAGGGCGTTTGCAATATTATCGGCGCGGGAAGTGTCGGAAGCGTAGTTGCAGAGCTGCTTGTCCGCAACGGCATTACGGCAATCAACCTTTTCGATGATGACATCATTGAACCGCACAACCTCGGAAATCAGCTTTATACCGCAAAGGATATTGGCCGTCCCAAAACCGAAGCACTTTCGGAACGGCTCATGTCCATCAACTCTGAGTGCGAAGTGGAAACAAAAGGCAGGTATGAGAACCAGCGTCTTTCCGGATATGTGTTCCTCTGCGTAGATAACATCGAAACGCGGAAAGCAATCTGTGAGAAGAATAGCTTCAACGTGAACATCAAAGCTGTGTTCGATTTCAGAACCGGCAAAACCTCCTGCGAAACCAGAGCGGCTGCATGGAATGACAGAAAAACTGTCAACATGTTTATCTCCTCGATGGATTTTACACATGACGAAGCCAGAGAGGAAAACCCCACGACAGCCTGCGGACAGTCTATCGGTCTTATGTCTGTAGTGATGCTGGTGTCTGCTATCGGCGTGGACAACTTCATCACATACATCAAGTCCGGTGACTACAAAAGATGTATCCTGATGGATGCGTTTGCAAATGGTGGGAGCGTGATTTCAATGTAATAAGCAATTTATACACTGAATTTAGATAAGCCGATGTAATTAGTTTCTGTAATGTATATTTGCGTTCGCGCAAAACTTCCGGTATTACCGAAAGTGAAATTTTGATTGAAGAAGAGACATGCCTGCAGCCAGCTGCGACCGGATGCCAGGAGCTGTTCGTGAGCAGCACGGCACAGAAATAGCACAAGATCAGTCGATGGTAAGTAGTTAATGGTAATCCGAGTTCTAGCCATATACGAACTCAGTCAACCCAACAAAGCCTTCATCCCAGTTATATCCCCATCGCACAGGATCCAAAATCCTACTCAGATTACAGAAACAACTCACAGAAAGGAGTACATGATGATTTATATCACCTATAGTCAGCCAGCACGTTATCATCAGCTGACATTTGAAGAAATGATGGCTGGTATTACAGTCAATGATATTGCCGAGCTGCGAACCGGTACTGTAAGCGGAACGCGAACCGTTTGTCTGAAGCGAGTCCCGAAAAAATTCAGGGACGCTGCCAATATTCCGGAGCTTCGCGCACGACTTCAGATGTTTACGGATACATATAACACCATGATTTCAAATCCGAACCGTCAGTCCTACTATTATAAGTTCTTCATCCCGAAAAAGTCCGGCGGCCTACGCGAAATCAATGCGCCTCTTCCGGATTTGAGAGCTGCGCTCGTTCAGCTTCACACGATCCTCTCTGGTGCGATGCTCGCCGACCATCATACAGCAGCGTTCGCCTATGTCACAGGCCGCTCTACACTGGATGCTGTCAAACAGCATCAGAAATGGGAATCCATGTGGTTCGTAAAGTTTGACCTTCATGATTTCTTCGGAAGCACGACACTTGATTTTCTGATGTCCACCTTTTCGAAAATTTACCCCTTCTGCATCCTGTGCGAGGACAAGAGCGGTGAGGATCTTCTTCGGAAGGCTCTGAGCCTGTGCATGCTCAATGGTGGTCTTCCTCAGGGCACTCCGATCAGTCCATTCCTTACTAATGTCATGATGATTCCGTTTGATCATCGCATGTTCAACACGATGCGCAATTTCAGACTGAGTGAAAACAGAACCGACCGTTTTGTGTATACTCGGTACGCTGATGATATGTGTATCTCCTGCCGTGCCGGTTTTAGATACAAAACGGTGGAGGATTACATCGTCAGCACGCTTAAATGGATGAACGCACCGTTTGAACTGAACCGTGAAAAGACCCATTATGGAAGCAGATGCGGTCGCAACTGGATCCTTGGCGTCATGCTCAATAAGAACAATGAAATCAGCGTCGGTGAAAGAGAAAAGAAATACTTCGAGTCGATGCTGACCTCCTACTACATGAGCCATGGACGCGGCACATATCGTGGTCATTTCGATAAGGCTTTGACAAAACCGTGGCCAATGGAGGATGTCAGAAGACTCCACGGTCTGTATTCCTATTATAAGATGGTAGAACCGGCTCGGATCGCCGAAATCATTGAGGAATACAACAAGAAATTTGGCATGAATTTTGAGGCACTTCTCAAAATGGATGAACAGTTAATAGCCTGATAGTCGCGCAAGCGATTTGTCATAGTTGAATTTTGTGTAACGCATACTTTGCAAAGCAATGCAAAGGCATCCGGTATTACCGAATGTTTCTTTTCGATAGATGGAATAACCTCCGACCGGCGGAAGGCGATGAAGCGGATGCACCATCAGCATCCCACGATCCATGGTGGCTCACACCCGGGGACGCATCGATTCCTTCCGGGTAGGCAACGATCCAAGAAATATTAACAACTAATAGGGTGCTCAACCAGACAGTTCAAGGATATCGTTAGTTGGTGAACAGATCCAGTTTACCCTAATTTCGCCGACTTGAGGATCCTGAATCAGCATTCGACTCGCCCGCATTTAATTCAGGTTACATAAAATTCAACTTTTTTGTCACGAAGTATAGTTTGTAAAGTTTTGCAAACTCGTCCGGTATTACCGAACGAAAATTTTTGATAAGGAAAGGTAAGCGAAGGCATGTCAAGTTCGTCGATCCTGGCAGCCGTCATCTCGATGAGTTCATAAACAACCATCTCGATCAGAAGAAAAAACAGACATCAGACAGCTAGTTTCTTCAAGATCCGAGAGGCGTAACCAGTCCAATCCAAAGCACTAAATACAATTGTGAGCAGGAGCACGAGAATCGAGTGGTTCCTCGATACCAGGACATTATTCTTCAGTTCGTGACAAGAACACCAAGCGTTTCAGCGTATAATATTCGGTTTCATGATCTCTCCATGAAAACGGATATGCTTCCGGTATTACCGAAAGTAAGTATTTGTTAAGAATTTATACTGACACCATATTGCGTTCCATGATCCGTCATGGAACAGAGGCTGAAACGCTTTATATTGCCATTATCCATTTTACCATCTTTCTCCTAAAAATCCTGTGCCTACAGGTTGGCTTTCGGGTGGAATAGCAACCCGTTCATGATGGGCTTTCGCCAAATGGTAAGGCAGATGACTTTGACTCATCCAGTGTCGGTTCGATTCCGGAAAGCCCAATATCCAAATTTTAAACGCACACACGAAAGAAAGAAAGGATAGTAATCATGCTTATTTATGTAAAAGACTCGGTAGCCAACGAGAGCTATCTCATTATGCTGCAACAGGGTACGGGTGATAACCTCTTGGACGAAGACATTGAGGACGGATATGTCGGATATGTGAACTATTATGTCGATAGGTTCACCGGTCATTACGGCGACGATAACGGATTTCATTATTATGATGGTGGAATGTATCTTTGCACACAAGAAGAGTTCCGCCATATAGAGCAGGGGAACATGGAGTACCTGCTCGATGAAATTATTCCCTATATTTTTGCAAGCGGTTTGCGCAACATCAAACTGCCCGATGGCGTCACCTACAAAATCGTCGATAAAGAATTGGAGGAATAATCATGACCGGTTTCAAAAAGATCGTCAATCCGTGTACTTGTAATGTATATGGCCGTACACATCCCGTCAATGCCTATGCAAAAATCAAATACGATGGCACTCGTCTGGGTATCTGCGGTGTTGTTGGCCCTAAACCAAATGGAGATTGCTTCGGTGGTGCAGGCCAGTGCGTGGATGAAATCAGAAACGGCACACCCGCTACAGGCTGGAACAATGAAATGCTTCGCAAATTTTGCGATTGCTGGGATCTTTGGCATTTGAATGATCTGCGTCCGTATTGCCAGCATCAAAAGGCGCTTTGCTGGGATGAGCTGGCAACCGAAAAGGTCACGATTTATCACTATAGTCTCACGCATGAATATTACATGAAACAGTGCGGGTTGAAGAAGCGTACAAACAATAAGCTTGGCGCAGATGGGCACGCCACTTTGACTGATGAGGAAAAGGAACTTTGGAACCTTCCAATAAGTAAAACAACATGGAAACCTCTCGATGACCAGCGATATGAACCACGAAAGAAGTATGCGTGGAGTAGCGGTGCAACAGAGACAAAAATGCTCGGTTTGCTGTATCCTAACGAACATCCCGATGGTATTCTTATGAAACCGTGCCCTGTGTGTGGGTACAAGTACGGTTCCGCGTGGAAAACGGAGCAGGTTCCTGAGGATGTTCTGCAGTTTCTTTATAATCTGCCGGATAGTACAAGGGATCCGGCATGGGTATGAGATGATACATATTTTCGTGATATGAAAACCATGTACAAATAGTCAGAAAGGATGGCGGAAGATGTCTAAGTGCAAAAAGGTCATCGGCTCATACCCGATTTGTAATACCGCAAGCCTGAATGTTTACGAAATCGATGACGCCAACGACCGTGTTCTCGTAAGCCTTAATGATATGCCGCCTCGTTGGTACAAGATCCGCGAAGCCTGTGATATGGACACCGGCGAATACGCCATGGGCTTCAATTACGGCGGCTCGTTCGTACCGTTCTCCGATGTAATGCGTGTGGATTAAAGGGTAAGATATAAAAACTGAATATTGTATCCGCTCTTGTGTGTTGCCAAGAAAGGATACATAACATGAAAAATGATCGTGTCATAGAACAGATCTTTATCTCTCACCCGCAAGGCAAAATGAACGGCATTCCGACCATCACCACCAGTATGCTCTGCAACCCCATTTGTGAACAGCGTGCCAAGGATGAAACCAGCGTATGCGCACACTGCTATGCCAAGCGTGGTCTGGCCATTTACCCCGCCGCACGAAACCGATATGCAGAAAACACCAAGATACTTTCCAGCCATGACCTTGAGGTTTACGAGCTGCCTGTTTTGAACAGCCGCATTGCCCGGTTTGAAAGCCATGGCGACCTTGTCAATGTGACCCACGCTAAGAACTACGTCCGCATCGCCAGAGCGAACCCGTGGTGTACGATTGCTCTCTGGACAAAGAACGCTGCCTTCATGGATAAGGCCATTCAGGAGCTTGGCAAGCCGGACAATCTGATTTGCGTATACAGTTCCGACCACCTCAATCAGGTCTCGCAGGATTTCTCCAACTACAGTTGGATCGATAAGGTGTTCACCGTTTACGATAAGGCGTACAGCAAGCAGCACAATGTCGAAATCAACTGCGGTGCCCGCAACTGCCTGACATGTCATAAATGCTACGAACACAATGACATCTTTTTCGTAAACGAGACACTTAAATAAGGAGGCTCTGCGCCATGTCAAAGAATTACGACCAATATTGGCACAAAATCCGTGAGGTATACTCTCTGAACACCGGTGTAACAGATTTCGGTTTTAACTTTGGCGGCGATTTCATCTCGTTCTCGTCGGTGCTGCGCAGATAATTTCTGGTAATATTTACCGCTTGTTTTTCCGCACAAAAGGAGTATTTTAAAAATAAGGAGGTCATCCAAATCTTGCCAAATTCAAAAGATGCTGATTTGCGAAATCTCTATCGCCGTAAAAATTACCGCCAGACTTCTGGCTACCCATACCGCTCATGGACACAGCATGAAATCGATCTGGTTCTTGCGCACAATATGCCCGACCGGGAGTTGTCTGCACAAATCCAACGCAGCGTAATGTCAATACAGCTCATGCGTTGCCGCGTCAAGAAAGGATCTTCACTATGATTTTATTACAGCTTCTCTTTTGCGCCGCGTTCGTATTTATCATCGCTGCCGTAGTTGGTGGTGCGTGTCTCGGTCTCGGCTGTATGATCTTGCCACCTATTGAAAAGGCCATTGATGACACAGCTGAGAAAATCGCTCCCACGCCAGACCGGTACAAAAAGCAGCAGGAGGTTTGGGATTCCTATCAATACATAAAGTTCCACCGCAAAAATCTGCGCGGTACGACCACCGAAGAAATGTGCAAGCGTGAAAATTGTACCGAAAAAGAAGCCCAGATGTATATGATTTTCGAGGACTGTCAGGACATGGGCATCAAAATGAACATTGCCTACGCTGACCGCCTGACCGGTGCCAGCGATGAGCGAGAGCAGCTGGCCAGACTTGAAAAGCAATTCCACACGCAGCAGGCTACCTATCAGACCGAAACGCTTCCCGGTCACACTCGTCTCACCCGTGAAGAAGTTGCCGCTAAGTACGCGGCTCAAAAATAAGGAGGAATTTATCATGCGTAACAACAACAACAGCGATCTCGGCATCATCCTTCAGGTAATCTTTTGGGGCTTACTTATTCTTCAGGTTTATACTGCCTTCTTCTGCAACTATTGATTGGAAGGAACCGTGCTCTGTTGGGTCTTTTATTTCTCAGCGCATTGATTGTCGCTGCCTGTTTAGCACCGTTCTTCTGGTTCTGTTACAAGTTCGGTCCCGGCATCCAAAAAGGGTATGATGATGCCGTTGACAGTCTAGCCGAGAAAATCGCTCCGCCCCCTGCCAATGCACGCAAGCAGCAGGAGGTTTACGATTTCTACATGAACATACTTTGCACCGGTCAGAATACCAGCGGTGAATATACCTTTCTTGTGCAGCAAAAAATAAAATGCACTCGCCCTATGGCACTTATGTATATGCTGGAGCACGATTGTCGGCACGCCGGTATTGAGATGAATCGTGCTTACGCAATGGATCTCTGTGGCTTGTATTGATAAAGAAAAATTTTACAGTGGATAAGGATTTTCTGATGAAGTTCTTCTAAATCACTTGGATCAATTTTGATGATTTTGCAAGGATATGTCAAGCTCGCAGGGTATTGAATCTTATAACGAAACACTATTTCAAGTAAAGGAGCAATTTATGATCCGATCCCGTTACGCTATTACCGATTTCCCTGATGGTACACATCTCATCAAGTTCGATATGCATGACAAACAGCACACAGCACCAAATGCAATCACATGGTTGTATGAATCCATGTCTGAATTTGCAGACATCGCCATGATCGCCTCCAATATTTCTGAGAATAGGGGCAAGTCTCCTATGCTTACTATGCCATACATTCCCAACGCCCGTATGGACAGGACAAAGAATGGAGAGGTTTTTACCCTCAAGTATTTCTGCCAAATGCTGAACGCCATGAATTTTTCCGAGGTTAATGTTTTCGACCCACATTCCGATGTATCTGTTGCGCTGCTTAACCATGTCTGTGTAATGCGCCCGCAGCTAAAACAAGTTATTTACAAGGCTATATATCAGTTTAAGCCTGATATGCTCTATTTCCCCGATGTCGGCGCACTCAAGCGCTACGCTGATTTTGTGCCAAAGGATACTACCGTTCTCTACGGTAACAAGCTCCGCGACTGGAACACCGGCACGATTCTCGGTCTGGATGTAGTTGGCGATGTTAAGCCAGACGCACGAATCCTCATGATCGATGACATCTGCTCCTACGGCGGTACGATGTACTACTCCGCCAAAAAGCTGAAGGAGCTTGGCGCAGGCGATACCGCGATGTATGTTTCCCACTGCGAGAACTCTATCCTTGACCCGGAGCGCGGCAAAATTTTCTCAGAGCCCGGACTTATCTCTAAGGTCTATACTACCAATAGTATCTTCACAGGCCATGATGACCGTATTGAAATCATCTATGAATTTTAAAGGAGACTATAAATGAGTATCAATCCTATGCTTCTCTGTGACTTCTACAAAACCACACATTCCCGCCAATTTCCCAAGGGAACGACCGAGCTGACCAGCTACTTTACCCCGCGCATGTCCCGCTTGACCGATATCAACAGCATTGTCGTCTTCGGCGTCCAAGCATTTTGTCAGGAGTATCTGATCGACTATTTCGACGAGCATTTCTTCCAGCGCAATTTGGCTGATGTTACAGATGAAATCGAAACCGTTCTCGATAATACGATCGGGAAAAAGAACTACGACAGTACAAAGTTTGTTGACCTGTACCACCTCGGCTACCTGCCTGTTGAGATCAACGCCCTGCCTGAAGGCACACTTTGTCCCATCCATGTTCCCTTCCTCGAAATGAAAAACACCCACCCGGATTTTGCGTGGGTACCGCAGTTTCTGGAATCTCTTATCAGCGCCGAGCTTTGGCATCCCATGATCTCTGCCACGGTCGGCCATCTCTACCGTCAAATCGTGGATGAATATTATGACAAAACCTGTGATGATTCCACTCCACGCGGCAAAGCGCTCGGCGATTTCTCCTTCCGTGGGCAGGAATGTCTGCAATCCGCTGTCAAATCCAGCGCCGGTTGGTGTCTGTCTTTCCTTAACACTGCCACCGTGCCCGCTATTCCCTACCTTGAAAAGAACTACTACTGTGACGCAAGCCTTGAGCCGGTTGCTTACGGGTCTGTCTCGACCGAGCACAGCGTCATGTGTTCCAACTTCGCCGTCGATGGCGATGAAATCACAATGCTTCGCCGCCTGTTGACCGAGCTGTATCCACATTCCAGCTTCTCTGTCGTCTCGGATTCCTACGACTACTGGAATCTTGTCGACAATATTCTACCGCAGCTCCACGATGAAATCATGGCGCATGACGGCTGCCTACTCATTCGCGGTGACTCCGGCAACCCGGTTGAAATTGTAACCCAGACCGTTTACCATCTGTGGGAGCAGTTTGGCGGCACGATTAACTCAAAGGGCTATAAGGTACTTGATCCGCACGTCAAGGCTATCTATGGCGACTCTATCACGATCCAGCGGTGCGAGGCTATCTATAAGGAGCTGGAGGCACATGGCTTTGCCGCTTGCAATGTAGCACTCGGCGTCGGTAGCTTTTCCATGCAATGCATCGAACAGGATGGTATTTTGAAACCGTTTACCCGCGACACCTTTGGTATGGCCGTCAAGGCAACGCATGGTGTTATCGACGGCAAGGAGGTTAATATCTTCAAAGACCCTAAAACCGACACAGACCATTTCAAGAAGAGCCTCAAGGGTCTGTGTGTTGTCTTTGACGACCAGCAGGACGGCCGTATTCGCGTACAGGATGAAATGAATCAGAAAACGAAGAACTTCTATCGTAGCGTCGATATGTTGCAGCCCGTGTTCCGTAACGGCAAGATGATGCGCCGCCAGACACTTTCTGACATCCGCAATCGCCTGAATCTGGAGGGAATCTGATATGTCTATCAAAATTATTAACGGAAATCTCTTTGATTCCAAGGCTAAGATCATCGCCCATCAGGTCAACTGCCAAGGCAAAATGAATTCCGGTGTCGCCAAGGAGGTGCGCCAACGTTATCCACATGTGTATAGAGATTATGCGCTCCTCTGCGAAGCTTTATCGGATGATACCGAAAAACTTCTCGGTATCATGCAGCTGATTCACATGGATGAAAACGAAACTCATAGCAAGTATCTTCCATATCAGGGCAGGTACATTGCAAATCTATACGCCCAGAATCGCTATGGCTATGATGGCGCACAGTACACAAATATAAAAGCTCTCGCTACCTGCTTTGAACGTCTTGCACAGGTCGCATGTGATCTCAACTGCTCGGTTGCCATGCCCTACAAAATCGGCTGTGTGCGCGGTGGTGCCAACTGGGATGAAGTCTATTCCATGATTGAAAAAGCATTCAAGAATATAGACGTCGAACTCTGGCGTCTCGATAAAAGCTAAGGAGGCCATTATGAATCAGAAAAATCTTAACGCTGTAAATTCCAAACCCCACACCTTCGACGCCGTCAAAGTCAAAAACGAAATCGTCGGCTGGATCCGTGAGTATTTCCGCCAGAATGGCTCCGATTGCAAAGCCATTATCGGCATCTCCGGCGGCAAGGATTCCAGCGTCGTCGCTGCGCTCTGTGTCGAAGCGCTCGGTGAGGATCGCGTCATCGGTGTTCTCATGCCGGACGGGTATCAGAAGGATATTGGAGATGCCGAGCAGCTGTGTGAACATCTTGGTATTAAAAGCTATGAAATCAATATCGGCAATGCGACTGAGGCAATCAGGGTCGCTATGATTGCCTGTGGCTTGGTTCCTTCTGTCCAGACCAAAACGAATCTACCTCCCCGCATCCGCATGGCAACTCTTTTTGCGGTAGCGCAGACATGCAACGGAAGAGTCGCTAATACGTGCAATTTTTCGGAGGATTTTTTGGGTTGGAATACCCTGTTCGGTGACAGCGCCGGTCAGTTCGCCCCTCTCGCTAAACTCACCGCTACCGAGGTTATCAAGATTGCGGAAGTCTTAAACCTGCCTGAAAATCTCGTTCATAAGGCTCCCGCCGATGGCCTGACCGATAAGAGTGATGAGGATAATTTCGGTTTTACCTATGATTTCCTTGATATCTATATCCGCACCGGCTACTATGGTATCGACACCGCCACTGCTGCAAAGATCGATTCTATGCATGATCGCAACAAATTCAAGCTTGCTCCCATGCCGCACTTTGATTATTACCCGGAAGACCCTTACCGCTTTTAAGGAGGCTTTATGACCCAAAACGAACTCTATGTCCTTATCAACTCAAAGCCCTATGAATTTCTTTATACAGACCCGCATCTCGGCGAGCGCATCATTTTCCTCACTCTTGGCGGTTCCCACGCTTACGGAACGAACATCGAAGGCTCGGATGTCGACATTCGTGGCTGTGCCCTGAACTCCCCCAATGAAATTCTTGGCCTTTCCCACTTCGAGCAGCGCGTCGATGAAGCAACAGATACCACGGTCTATAGTTTTAACAAATTGATCTCGCTCCTCATCGGTTGCAACCCAAACACGATTGAGCTGTTTGGTTGTAAGCCGGAACACTATTTTTACATCAATGCCGTCGGTCAGCGTTTGATTGACAATAAAAATCTTTTCCTATCTCAGCGTGCCGTTCACGCTTTCGGCGGCTATGCCAATCAACAGCTTCGCCGCCTACAAAATGCGTTGACTCACGATCACTATCCGCAGGATGAAAAGGAAAAGCATATTCTCGGCACCTGCAAATCTGTTTTCGAGGATTTCCGCCTTCAGCACAAGGATATTCCGGGCGATGCAGTCCGCTTGTATATCGACAAAGGTGTTACAGATGGCATGGATACTGAAATTTTCATCGACTGCGATCTCAAGCATTATCCACTGCGCAGCTTCAAGCAAATGAATTCTGATCTCGGCACGGTCATCGGCCAGTACGCAAAGCTTGGCAAGCGCAACTCCAAAAAGGACGATATGCATCTCAATAAACATGCTATGCACCTCGTTCGGCTCTACCTCATGTGCTTTGACATCCTCGAAAAGGGTGAAATCAATACCTACCGTGAGGACGACCGTGACTTTTTGTTGGAGATTCGTGGCGGTAAATTCCAAAAGCCAGACGGCACATATTATCATGAGTTTTTCGACCTCATCAACGACTATGAAAAGCGGCTTGAATATGATAAGAAAAACACTTCCCTGCCGCCCAACCCGGACTATAAGCGCATCGAAGAATTTGTCATGGAGGTGAATACCGATGCCTGCCATCTTGTCTCGCATCACTCTGCCGTCTGACCTCGTCGTTCTTATGGACGTTCTCAACGCACGCGGCTATGAATCCTATTTGGTTGGTGGCTGCGTGCGCGACATCCTTCTTGGCAAAACGCCGCACGATTACGATGTCGCCACGCAAGCAACACCGGAGCAAGTTAAGGAGCTTTTTCCTAAGACCATAGACACCGGCATCCAGCACGGTACAGTCACAGTCGTTATGTCCAGCAGTCAGTATGAAGTCACGACGATGCGTACAGACGGTACATACTCCGACAGCCGCCACCCAGACTCCGTAGTCTTCACCTCTGACATTGAAAAGGATCTCTCCCGCCGCGACTTCACCATGAATGCCATCGCCGCTAAGGTTGGTTCCGGCGACAAAGATGCTGTCAACCTGTCCTTGGTCGACCCCTTCAACGGTCGCCGCGACATCAAGCGCAAGGCTATTGTTTGCGTCGGAGATGCCAAAACCCGCTTTCAAGAAGACCCTCTTCGCCTGCTCCGCGCAATCCGCTTCAGTGTCCAGTTGAAATTCCATGTTGGCATTGAAACCGAAACGCTTATTAACCAGATGGCTCCATCGCTTGTCAATATCTCAGCCGAGCGCATTCAGGATGAACTCCGCAAGATATTTCTTGCCGGTGAAAGTAACCTACACATGTTGTACTGTACACTTCATGCATATCGCCCAGTGTTCTGTCAAATCATCCCGGAGCTGAAATCTTGCATTGATTTCAACCAGCACTCATCCTATCACGCCTATACAGTTTGCGACCATATCTTCAAAGCTGTTGGCAAACTTTATAACGCAACTTCGTATGAATCTGAATTTGCCGCAACTGCACATGCCCACTGGTTTGAACTCTGCATGACGATGCTTCTACACGACATTGGCAAACCGCAGTGCTTCACACAGGATGAAAATGGCATCGGTCATTTCTACGGTCACGCCAAGGTTAGCGCCGATATGGCCGACAGTATTCTCCGCCGTCTCAAGTTTTCCAATGCGGAGCGGGAGCGCATTGTAACCCTGATCGAGTATCACGATTACCAGTTTGAACCAAGCGCTCGCTGCGCCAATCGTCTGATTGCCCAACTCGGCGCAGAAAACGCCCAACTGCTTACGATCGTCCGCTTTGCCGATCTTTACGCCCATGGTGTAAACTATGCGAATTTCGGTGAAATGAATCCGCTTCGCAAAGCACAAATCACATACCTGTATCTTGCCACCGCTGTATTTGAAAAGCGAAAGTTTTCTCTCAAAGACCTTGCCATCAGCGGTGTAGATTTGATCCACTGTGGTTATACGCCTGGGCCAGATTTCAAGCGCTGTCTGAATTATCTCCTCGATGAAGTCGTCAACGGAAATCTTACCAATACGCGCACCACACTTATCTCTGCAGCTAAAGATTATATGGAGGAATACCATGCATAAAATTCTCGTCGTTGTCGATATGCAAAACGACTTCATCACCGGCTCTCTTGGCACTAAGGAAGCACAAGCCATCGTGCCAAATGTCGTCGCTAAGATTAAACAAGAAGCTAAAGCTGGTACATTTATCGCTTGCACACAGGATACCCACCATAATGATTATATCAACACCAATGAAGGCAGACACCTTCCTGTTTATCACTGCCTTCGTGGCGAACCGGGATGGCAAATTGAATCCTTTGTTTGGGAAGCAATTTGTAAAGTATGGGATAAATATGACCCGGCTGATGTTTTCCCTATTGAAAAAGCCACCTTTGGGGATGATGTTGTAACAGAGCGACTTGCTCAATATATTCTGCGATATGCAGATAATATTACTGACTATATGTACGATACAGGCGATAATATCGAGATCGAATTTATCGGCATCTGTACCGGCATCTGCGTCCTCTCCAACGCTATTCTCGCCAAAGCTCGCTTCCCGGAAGCTACGATCTCCGTTGACGCTTCCTGCTGTGCCTGTGTTACACCGCAGTCCCATGATACCGCGCTTGCCGCTATGCAGCTCTGCCAGATTGAAATCAAAAATCAGGGCAAGGAACCGTGGCGTAAATAACCACACTATATAATAAGGTAGAAATTCATAAAAAACAAAGGAGAAATCACCATGAACAACGTACGCCGTAAAGCCATCAGCACCATCATTCACAGTATCACTGACCTGAACGAAAAATTCTCAGCCAGCGTGGACGAGCTGCGCTATGAAATCGAAGCAGTGTAGGACGATGAACAGGAAGCCCTTGACAACATGCCGGAAAGCATGGAAGGCTCCGAACGTTACTCGGCTATGGAATCCGCAATCGAATCCCTGCAATCCGCCATGGACTCTTTGGACGAAGCCGCAACCGCTCTGAATGAATCCGTGTCGGAGGCCGTATCTTCCCTTGAGGAAGCCAGCGCCTGACACCGCCCCGGCTCTTTCGATAACCCCAGCAGCCAGTCTGCCGATACATCCATAGCCCGGCACAATTCCGCTAACGCCTCACATCCAGGTGACCGTCTGCCTGTTTCCCAGCACTGTAAGGTGTTACGCGGGCAACCAATTCTATCAGCAAGCTGCTGTTGGGTTACATAATGATCATAGCGCCACTGTTTTATGCGTTTGATTAAAATATCCATGTGAAACCGCTCCTATGGTGACATTTGTAGACTTGAATACAACCCTATGGTGTCATATAATTATTTCAACAACATATAGGTGTGCGTGCTTTCTAGGTCTGTACTTCTATTGTATCAGATGATATGTCCTATAATTTGGACTTTGAAGCTAAAAAGGAGAAAAAATGGCAAACGATGTTTCTAAAACGATTTCTTTGCAAGAGCTATATGCAATGATGCAGCCGTATAAAGAAGCCTTTATCTCTCTGTTCTCCGGGGATGAATCAACCGGTCTCTGTGCCACCATCCCCGTTAAAGCAATCAGCCTTTTTAATAACGGTACAAAGGTCCCCTGTCTGCTGTGTTCCGGTGGTTCCGGCTTTGTCCTACAGGCAGCATCCGTCAAGGTTTCTGCACCAGCTTTTTCCAGGGATTCCTGCTCTTTCACCCTGTCAAGCGCAGGTTTTCAGTATAAAATCGTTCTTTTGTGAACATTTCATTAACATTCCGCTTTTTCCCTTGAAATGTGTGTTACGATGTGGTATAGTATAGTCACAGCAAAAGAATACCGCAAAACAACACAACCGCTGAATTTCTAAAAAGGAGTTGAACCCACACCATGTTTACACCCAGTAAAACCACTCCCAAATTCGGGGAGATCCGCTGGGGGTATTTTACGACCGATGCCGTCTTCCCCAGCGACGTTCACAAGTATGTCGGTGTCCATCCGTATCTCATCATCAGCAATGACCGCTATAATCAAGTCAGCGGCCAATGCGAAGCAATCGCCTTCACCACAAAACGATTTGAAAAACACAATCCGGTTCATGTTGATTTTCAAATCGGTGAGGTTGAAGGTCTGGATATGCCGTCTACTCTTGCAGTCGAAAGCCGCATCACAGCCCGCAATATTCATTTTTCTGATCCCATCGGCACTTTTACTACAGAAAACTGGCAAAAGGCTGTCCCAGCTATTCTCCGTCAAAATCCCATTTTGCGCTATATGCAGCCGGTAAATATGAAATCGGAACAAGTTTTGGCGTAAGGGCTTGCAAAAGCCTGTCTACATAGTGTACAATAAAACCACTAGAAAGGCAGGCTTACTATGTCTCACTCTTATGTTGCCGAATATAAATCCACCCTGAAATCTTCATCCGCAATGTTTACCGTCCAGCAGCTAGAGCAGGAAACTGGGGTCAGCTTTCAGGATTGGAAAGTCGATACGGTCAATGATCTTGTAAAACGTCTTCAGGCCGATAATTACTATCTCAACCGCGGTAAGCTTACCGAGATCAAAGGTTATCTTGATTATCTTTTAAAGAAAAATGTCATCACGCCGCAGCAGCATGCGACCCACCCCTTCTTCTTTGTTGTTTGCAACGATGATAAAGAGATCAAGCGAACCTACGCAGAAGTATCCGATGACAAAATTCTTCGCAAGTTCTTTTTCTCTGAACAGGAATTTGCCGATTATCTGGATGCACTCTGTCCCGGTGTCTCCTACTCGATGAGCCGCGCCATTATGATTTTAGCCTGGGTCGGGTTGGACAAAGGTCAGATCCTCAATGTAAAAAAGAAGGACTACCACCAAAGCAGTGACCATTCTTCCGCTTATGTTGAGTTCCTTGCCAAGGACGGCATGAAACAACTTCTTATCCCAAAACGATTTATATCAGATATCGAACGAGCTGCAAAGAGCGATCAAGAAACCGTGTACAATGGCGCTTGTGACGGACTCAGACAATTAAATTATAATCCAGAGGACGATGATTTCCTGATTCGTGCCACTGTTACAGGTGCTCGTGTCACTAAGAAACGGTTTGACCCTGTAACAGGTGATCGCATCTATTGTTCCTCTGTTCAGAATATATCTAGGTTTATTACCAACCAATGCAAAAAACTCACTTACGATAATCCATTTAAGCAAAAAGACCTCGTGACCCTTCGTTCTATCGCAAACTCGAATGAATTTATCAATAATTCGCAGGGCACAGGTGCAAAAATATTGACCAATGCCTATCGTCATCCTGTCTATCAACAATGGCTCCAGGTAAAAGAGCTTGTACTGGCAGAGTGATTTGGGTTTTCGATTCCAGGGGGTGTAACTGCCCCCATTTCCTAAAGGTTTTCACACCACATAATTCAAGTTTAAAATTTTAAGGAGGAACTTCCCATGAATCATGAAACAATGACCGTCCACCGCGCTATGGTGGAGCTTAAAACCATCGACAAGCGCATCGCCAAGGAAATCGATGGCGCATCTTTCTGCACCAGCGCCAAGGTCAACATAAAAAAGCTGTTCGGCCAGCCAGCCGAGGAGTTCTATCGTCAGGCGCAGAGTGATTTCGATTCCATCACGGGTCTTATCAACCGCGCAGCAGCCATCAAGGCGGCGATCCCCGTCAGCAACGCCAAGACTAAAATCAAGGTAAACGAGCAGGAGATGACCGTAGCCGAAGCCATCAGCCTCAAGCAAAACCTGATCCCGCTGCGTCAGAAGCTGCTCAACGCGCTCAACATTCAGTATTCCGAGGCCATCCATGAAGTCGAGGATAAAAACGTCACGCTTGAAAAGCGCACCGACGCCTACATCGCCAGCATCTACGGTTCCAACGCTGCGGCCAAGGCAGCAGACGCCGAGGAGGTCAATAAGGCACGCGAGGCTTACGCCAACGCACAGACCTTTGAGCTGGTTGACGGCCTCAAGACAAACAAGAATAGCACGGCTGATATTATCAAGGCTATGCAGGAAGATATCGTCAAGTTCCAGAACGATCTCGATGCCGCTCTTTCGGTCAGCAACGCGACCACTGTCATTGAAATCGATTACTGATATTTCCTGAGTTTTAAACTCTTTTGAATAGATCTTGCCCATGCACTGAAAGCGATCAACCATCAACCGTTCTGTCTACTTCGGCGGTATCATGACAGAACTAAAACCCTAAACAGGAATCCGCCTCATTATAAGATTATGAAGATAAGTTTGATCTATATATACGCGGACGCAAAGATGATTTGTCTGCTGTTTATAAAGATATTCGGGTAGAGACCCAAAGTCGAAAAGCTGAACGCTCAACTCTCAAATCTCAAATCTGAAGCTTCAAAGTTTATATTGATCAAAGTTTATCGCTCAAGGTTCAAAGCGCAAATCTTCTTATAAATCCTTGGCGCAAGGTCATACGCATGGTCATGTCGGCGTTTCGCTCACCGCAAGGCTGGTGTATGGGCAACGTGCGAAGGCGGTAGCACGTAAATACAATCCGCCCTAGTATGAAGCACTCGTATAATGGTTAGTATTCCTGCCTTCCAAGCAGGCGGTGCCGGTTCGATCCCGGTGTGCTTCTCCATCTCCACTTTACGGCCTCGGACCGATCATCCGCTTGCTGTCTTGTGGGGTGACGGAACAACAGCGCGGTGAGCGAGGGACATTCTCGGTGTCTATTTAATAGGTATCGGGGTGTGAAGTTCAATGAATTCATGTTCCGTTTTCGGGGCTGGCAGCAAGGGCCAGGTCCAACCAAAAGGCTGGGGATAGTGCCCCGCCCGGAGTCTGCATAAACTCCGTCATCAAATATGTCCGTCAGCGGCTGCGGTTAAGGCCGTGAAATCTCGTCTGCCATGTGCAGAAAGAGTTTCTGGGATCGTCTTGTAAAACGATTCCTGTCGAACAAGACTCTGGCAATGAAGTCTCAAGGTTCTGCGGCGTAAAGACCACGGTTCCCCATTACGGGCAGTGCGCCCTAGTTGCCAAACCAAAGATGAAAAGAGCGTGTATGCAGATAACCGGCTGCACCAAATGTTTCGCCACTCGTATGTGGTCTGCTTAGAGTACGTAGCCAATGCAGATACACCAACACCCATGTGACAGTTAGATTCTGTCTGAATCCTGGCCATAATCGTGGGAGCCAAGAAGTAGAACGCTTTTCATCTTTTTTATCGAGCAGTAGTTCAGTTGGCAGAACGCCGCGTTTGGGATGCGGAGGTCGCACGTTCAAATCGTGTCTGCTCGACCAGCGGGATGCCCCCCTAATCCCGGATATAAGGAAAAATTTCACTTCATCTGCTTCCGAAACCGTCACAGGATAATTGACGGAACGATTCTTATCACCACGTAGCTCAGCGCAGAGCGCCCATATAAGTTTGATGAATGGGAGGTCGCTGGCTCATACCCAGCCGTGGTGACCAGTGGGAGTCATGACCCATGCTGTTTACGGAAACCGTTTTGGCATAAGATAAACGGAACCGATTTTATGGAACGATAGCACAACTGGTCAGTGCGCTCGGCTCATAACCGAGATTATGATTTTGGGTTCGATTCCCTCTCGTTCCATCCGGGTTTCCGAAACGGCATACCGTCGTAGCAGACATTCCTTTACCAAAGGCGGCCTTTATGGTGTAAGACTCAAAACGAGCAAACGATTTTGCGGCACAGAAAACCCATTATTATGGCGTAGTGGCAGAGTGGTTGAATGCAGCGGTCTTGAAAACCGTAGGCAACGTAATGTTGTCCCTGGGTCCGAATCCCAGTTTCGCCGCCAGGGGTACTGCAGCCCTATGATAAGAAATATCGTCATACGGGATTCTTTGCAATGATTTATGTAAGTGTACATAGCATAGATTGGCGCATTGTTTGAACTATGAAATGATTCTGAAAGTACAAGCAGAAAAGCAGTTGTGTAACGGCAACATGCGACTGGCTGCCAAAGGTCGTTTCTTTGGGTAAATGGAGATAACCAGTATAAAACTCCATGCCATGTCCGAGTGTTGAAACAGGCAGACAAAACAGGCTTAAACCCTGTTGGCGGCAACGTCGTGCGGGTTCAATCCCCGCCTCGGATATTTATATGGCCCTGTGGCGGAACTGGCAGACGCGGCAGATTCAAACTCTGTTTCTTTGTGGATTCGACTTCCATCGGGGCTACTCATATGCTGGATTAGCTCATTCGGTAGAGCGCTGATTTTGTAAGTCAGGGGTGGCGGGATCGTAGCCTGCATCCAGCACCATTTTTTGTACCAATTTTTAAATCAATACAGAAAGGACTGATAAAACTATTGGATGACACAAACATGAAATCCATCTCCGGCACCCTCTCCCTCATGCAAACGCTGGAAACTCGCTATCAGGTCAACAGTTCCGGCATTCATGAGCAAGACCAGCTCACCCAAGACCTGTTACATAAACTTGAATTGGAACCCAACAACGCCGTTGAACTGGTCAAACTTGCCAAGCAGCTCAAAGAATGCCGCCAGACGCGCCGCCTCATGAAAGATGAAATCGAACTCATGCAGCCTCTCATGGACTTCATGCAGGACGGCCAAAATAAACGCTGTGTTCACCAGCTGCAAGAAGCCCTCGGCAAAATGCGCGATGTGTCCAAGCGTCATGAAAACCGCCGCTATTACCCAAGAGTATTATAACCTACACAATTTTCAAAAGGAGATCGCTTATGGCTATCATGTCATTCCACTCATTTCAACACAAATTCATGGCTCATTTTGATTCCATGACCAAGGACGCCACCGCCCTTTACCGTGTCGATTTCGACCCGGATGAACTCTGGAACATTTACCTCGATTCCTTCCCTTCCGGTACAAACCCCGTCTATCGTGTCCGGCGCGAATTTGACTGCTCCTGCTGCCGCCATTTTATCAAAACGATGGGCGGTGTGGTCGCTATTCGTGATAACCGAATCGAAACCATCTGGGACTTTGACACTACCTCGCCAGAATGTTATCAGCCCGTTGTCGATGCTCTCTCAGCCTATGTCAAATCCAAGCCCATCAAGGATGCTTTCTTGACTCATGAGTCTACCGTCGGCACCGCCCACAGCTATGAGCGGGATGAAAACGGCAACAAGGTTCTGACATGGAATCATTTCTTCGTCAACACACCGCGCTGCGCTTATACCAACCGCGACATCAACGCAGAGACCGCCCGTATCCGGGATGACCGCACTGTATTCCTGCGCTCCATGAATGAGCTGTCGTTGGACGCTACGCAGACCGTGCTGGAACTGATTGCACAGAACAGCCTCTACCGGGGTGCCGAGTGGAAGTCCCAGCTCGAACAGCTCGCATCCTTCCAGACAAAATACAGCGCTATGACTGCTGCCGAAAAGGAACTCCGCTCATGGGCCGATACATTTTTAATGAATCCTGCTCTCGCCCGCATCCGCAATACCAGCATCGGCACACTGCTCATTGACCTGTCGGAAGGCAAGGATGTCAACACTGCCGTCACCTCCTATGAGCGCGTGGTCGCTCCCGCCAACTATAAGCGCCCCAAGGCTATTTTTACAAAACGAATGCTTGAGGACGCCAAGAAAACCGTTACGAAACTCGGCTATATGGATTCCCTGCCCCGCCGCTTTGCCCGTCTCGATGATATCAGCGTCAACAATATTCTCTTTGCCAACCGTGACGCCGTGTCCCGTATGAACGGTGCAGCAGCAGACCCCTTTGCCGCTATGGAACAGCAGGTTGCCATTGACCCAAAACGATTCTCCCATGTAGAGGAGATCGGTATTGATAAATTCATCTCGGATGTCCTGCCTATCGCCAAGGAGCTGGAGTTATTCGTGGAAAACCGCTTTTCCAAGAACATGGTCTCGCTGACAGCCCCTGTCAATCCCGACGCCAAAACGATGTTCAAATGGGATAACGCTTTCGCATGGGCCTACACGGGCAATCTGGCTGATTCTGATATTCGAGAGAATGTCAAGTGTGCAGGTGGCAAGGTCGATGGTGTGCTCCGCTTCTCTATTCAGTGGAACGATGAACCCGGCAAATGGGATAAGTCTGATGAGGACGCGCACTGCAAAGGCCCTTGCGGTCATATCTGGTTTGATGAAAAGCGTGGCTTTGCAGACGGCGGCAATCTGGATGTCGATATTATCAATCCCAACCATGGTAAACCTGCCGTCGAAAATATCACATGGCCTAATCTTTCCAGAATGAAAGACGGCCAGTATAAGTTTTACGTTCATTGCTACAGATGTAACTCCGGAAACAATGGCTTTATCGCTGAGATCGAAGCCAACGGCGAGGTCCATCAGTATGAATACCGCCACCCGATTTCTACCGGCACGAATGTCCCTGTGGCCACCGTCACTCTCAAGGACGGTAAGTTCACCATCAAGGACGAACTCAAGTCCGCCATCTCTAGCCGCAACATTTGGAACATCAGCACGAATCAGTTTGTCCCTGTCAGCGTTGCCATGTACTCCCCAAACTATTGGGACGAACAGACCGGTATCGGCAATCGCCATTATTTCTTCATGCTCAATGGCTGCCAGAATCCGGACAAGCTCAACGGCTTCTACAATGAATTTATCAAGCAGGAGCTGCTGACACACAAGCGCGTCTTTGAAGCCCTCGGCTCTCAGATGTCCGTGCAGCCTGTCGAAGACCAGCTCTCCGGCGTCGGCTTCTCCTCCACCCGTCACGATTCCTTTATCGTCAAAGTTAAAGGCCAGACCGAGCGCGTGCTCAAGGTCGTAATTTAAACATAGAAATGAGGTAACCACTATGGAACTGTTTGAAATCGCAACCCGCAACAAATACCGTTTTCCCTTCAAGGGCTGGATCAACACCGAGGATCTCTGGGATCTGAGCGTCCAGAACCTTGACAGCATCTTCAAGACCCTTAATAAAGAATTCAAGACCACCGGCGAGGAATCTCTGCTTGGCACCAAGACCACCGAGCAGAACGAACTTTCCAACAAGATCGAAATCGTCAAGCATATCGTCTCCGTCAAACTGGCGGATAAGGCTAAGGCACAGACCGCCCGTGAGAACGCCGAGCGCCGCCAGCAGTTGCTCGAAGTCCTCGCCAAGAAACAGAATCAGGCACTCTATGATATGTCGGAGGCAGAGATTCAGGCCCAGCTTGCCGCTCTGGACGCCGAATGAGCCGTCTGCACGCCAACTATTACTCCTGCGGCAAATATGCGTTCAGGGCATACGCGCCTGCGGACGAATACGTTTTGTACAGCGATGGCCGCTACAAGACCAAGATGACAGCCCATGATCTGCCGCCGTGGTATATGCCCGGCCGCTATTACGGCTATGTGCAGGGGTTTCTCAACACAAAAGATGTGGCAAAACTGATCTATAGCCCGAATTTTCACTTCAACCACATGTTCAAGGATGACTTTTTATACATTTCGTATAATTCACCGTCAGAATGCCGAAAGATATTCACCGCAGAGGAATGTTGCGATGAATATGTCTGGGGCTTCAACATCCCAAAATTCTTGTACATGGCAGAGCGGTACAGCGGTTACGATGCCGCCCCCATCTGGCAGCAAATCGAAGAAAAGCGCCTCTGGTTCCAACACACATACCCGAATGACTACAAACGCGAGGTCGGTGATATAACAGACTATCGCGCTTATACACAGTCGCTTTACGAAACGATTTGATTCTACACCTATATCTTTGACACTCATACACCCTGTAAACTACCGGAGTACCGCCTCCGGAAGGGTGTATTTTTTGTGCCCATTTTTCGGGTATTCCGGTTCTGCTTTCCCGTTGGCAGGCCGTTTTGAATAGATATTTTATCAAGATTGGAGTGACTTCACGATGAAAAAGATGGGAGTGACCTAAAATGTTTCCGCCTGCTTTCCTGATCCTGATCGGCCTGGCCATGTTTCTGTTCTGGTGTGAATCCAGTCCACATTTTGATGAAATCGGCCAGAAGATCATCGACTTTTTTACACAATTTAAGGAGAATAAAAAATGAGAAAATCTCTCGGCGGTATCGCAACCGCAGTTATTATCGCGCTCGTCGTCATTGTGCTGTTTATATGCACGGTACGGATCCCTGCCGGTTATGTCGGCGTTGTCTATAACATGAACGGCGGCATTTCGGACAGAACGCTTACCCAGGGGTTCCATGTCATTTCCCCCACGCAGAACGTGACTACCTATTCCATCGGCATTGAGCAGTCCTACCTGACAGCCAGCAAAGACGGTGACTCCAGCGATGATGAAAGCTTCGAGGTCCCCTCCAATGACGGCAAGGGTTTGACTGTCGATATGACCTTTACCTATCGCTATGATGCAGACAGAGTAGCCGATACCTTTACCCGTTTCAAGGGTCAGTCCGGCAAGGATGTAAAGAATTCTTTCATCAAGCCCAATATCATGTCTTGGACTAAGGAAGTCACGGCCAAGTATTCCGTCATCGACCTGCTCGGCGATAAGCGTGCTACCCTTAACAGTGAGCTGACTGACTATCTCAAACAGAAGTTCGAGCCTTACGGTATCGTGATCGAATCCGTTTCCCTTATCAATATTGACCCCGATGAGGAGACCCGCTCTGCCGTTCAGAAAAAGGTCAATGCCCAGCAGGATCTGGAGCTTGCCAAGATCGAGCAGCAGACCGCCAACGTCAACGCTGAAAAGGAAAAGGAGGTTGCCATCACCAAGGCCAATCAGGAAAAAGAGACTGCGCAGATCAATGCAGAAGCCAAACTGATCGAAGCTCAGGCCCAGGCCGATGCCAACCGCCTGATTTCCCAGTCCCTCACTCCGGAGCTGATCCGTCAGCAGATGTATGACAAGTGGGACGGTAAGCTGCCGACAGTTCAGGCCGGGAATGATTCCTCTGTTATCGTGGACACCAGCGATATTCTGCAGCAGGGTGACTGATATGATCGTACTTTCCATTCCTGTTTTTCTGCTTAGTCTAGCCGCTTCCGCCTGGTTCGGCTTTTTCATCTGCGCAATCATGTCAAGCGGCAAGGAGTGAACTGTTATATGCTATCATACACTCAACATGGCTTGGAGGTAACGCACTCAGATGAAAACACTGTCTACTCCCTTGCCCGTCACGCCGGATTCTGTCATTGATTCCGTGTATAACGAGCAAACCGCGAACTACCGTTCCAAGGAGAAACCGCACATGAAAAAGTCAGCCTATAAACATCCAAGCCGCAGTGACGGCAAAGCATGGGATACTAAGTTTCGTCTTTATGAAAGCCGCTGGCTCTGTACCAGCATCGAGCATAAAAAGTACATGAAAGAGTATCTAAATCGTGCCTACCGCCGCAAAACAAAACAGGAAAAACCGGATGCCGAGGTGGACGATGAAACCTAAAATCAAGACCGCTATGCCGCTTGCCATGGTTCTTATTCTCTGGCAGCTCGCTTCCATGGCCGTCTCTCCGCTGTTTGTTCCCAGCCCCGCCAGCGTTCTGGATGAATTTGTTTCCCTTCTTACAAACGGCCAGCTCGTTTACGGTCTTGTCTATTCTTTTTGGCGCATTACAGCCGCCAGCCTGCTTGCCGCTGCAGTCAGTCTGCCCCTCGGTATGCTGGTCTTTTACTCGTCTACGGCTAAGGCAATAATCTTACCTATTACCAACCTCATGCGTTTTCTGCCCATCACAGCCTTTTACCCGCTATTGATTTTGTGGTTCGGTATTGGCGAACAGATGAAGATCAGTTTCCTGTTTCTGGCAACATTCGTCTACATGCTGCCCAGTGTTGTTCTCGCCTTTCAAGAAGTCAGCCCGGATTTGATGCTTACTGCCCGCACTCTCAGCATGAATCGCTTCCAGATTCTTACTATGGTTCTGCTGCCCAGCACCTTGCCCAGTATCCTGCAAACCTTCACCATGATGTATGGTATCGGCTGGACTTACATCGCCGTCTGCGAACAGATCAATGCCAAATACGGTATCGGCTATATCATCTATACCAGTACTGCCCGCGGCCGCACCGCCATTTCCTTTGCCGGTATTCTCACCATTATCCTTGTCAGCATGGCCTTTGACTGGCTGGCCAATAAACTGATCCGTCATTTTTTCTCCTGGAGGTTCCAAGATGCTCACACTGCATGAACTCACTGTCGGCTATGATACACCTCTGCTCGGCCCTGTATCCGGCAGCTTCGATGGTTCTATCACCGGCATCATGGCTCCCTCTGGCAAAGGCAAGACTACATTGTTCAAAACCTTGTGCGGCGTTATCCAACCATTCTCTGGCAGTTTCCAGGCAAGCGCCCCGGTCACTATGATGTGCCAGCACAACACAAATTTCGATTGGCTCACTTGTCTCGATAACGTTCTAATCTGCGATAAGATCCAGCACAAACCGCAAAAGCCAACTCTTGCTCGTGAAATGCTTGCCACCGTTGGTCTTCTTTCTCATCAAAATGATTATCCCCGCCAGCTTTCCGGCGGCGAACAGCAGCGTCTCAGCCTTGCCCGCGTCCTTTACCTAAAGCCACAAATCTTACTTATGGACGAACCACTCTCCGCTCTCGATGAATCCACCCGCGCCGCCATGCAGGCACTCGTGCTTCGGCAGCATAAGGCGCTGCAAAACACAATTCTCTTAGTAACACACAGCCAGGTCGAAGCCAAGCTGATGTGCGATACAATTCTTACATTTTAAGGAGGAACTATGAATTTCTTTGAAAAAATAGGTCTCGTCGAATCTGTCCCTACCCAGCAAGAAGAAGAACCCAATCTCAATTTCTCGTTTGATGTCGCCCCGTCTGTAGAACCGGCCACTGTTTCGCCGGATGCTGCAGCAAACGATATTATTCCACAGATTTACGCGGCTAACGACATGACCGATGCTTCTACCTCGGTCTATAAAGTCAGCGAACTGCTGGCCACCATCCCGCCGGAAACCCCGGAAAAGACTTCCAAGACCATCATCGTCAATCTGCTGGGCACTCTTGGCATCTCTATTCAGAGTATCCAAGATGATTCTGACCGCCGTAAAGCTTTGCTTTCTGATACATTCAACGCCACCATGCAGGATTACGAGAATAAGCGAACCGCTCTGCTGGAGGAAATCAAAGATTACGAAGCCAAGATCCAGACCAATAAAGAAGCCATCCAGCAGCTCGTGCAGAACGGCGATATGCTCTCCACTGCGGTTCAGGATGAAATCGCCAAGATCAATTCCACCCTTGCATTTATCGGTGCCACGGAGGTGACTCTTGATGCCGCTCAGTAATCTGCTGGTCCTCTGTGGTGTCGGCGGCGCGGCGGCTGTCCTGCTCCTCTTCCCGGAGTTTCGCAAAAAACTCGGTGTTCTGCTGGGCGGCTTTCTCAACCTCTTTGTCGAAGATACAGCCAAAACGCCCGAGGGTGCCGCGGCTATCTATTCCAAAGCCATCGAGGAAGCCGAGGATAAATACAATAAAGCCTCCGATGCCCTCAAGCGTATGACAGGCCGTCTGGAAACCGCCATCAAAGCACGGGATAAAGCCAATCGCGAGGTGCAGGAGTATGAATCCAAAGCCCGCACAGCTATGTCTCGCGGTGATGAAGCCACCGCCCGTGTCTACGCCGAGAAACGCCAGGATTCCATTCTCGTCGCCAAACAGTATGCCGACACCGTCAACCAGCTCACCCCCGCTGTGGCCCAGGCGCGGGACATCTTCACCCAGCGGGAGAAAGAACTCAAAGACATCCGCGCCAAAAAGAATCTGGTTGTCGAACAGCTCAAAACCAACCGTGATGTTGAGGCTGCCTATGATGATCTCGATGAACTTCGTCGCGATTCAGCTTCCAAACGCCTGCTCGGTGCCATCGATGAAGAAGTCAAGGCCGGTTCTGAGCGTGCTGTCGGCTCCCGCATTGTGCATGAGGCCAAGCTCAATACCCGTATCGCCCGTGCCGATGAAAAGAGCGATGACTACGCTGTTAATGATTTTCTCGATTCCCTGCGCAGTCCAGTTTCGCTACCCAGTAGCACTAAACGTCCCATTATTGAATTTGTCACCCCTAAACAGAAAGAAAAACACTAAGGAGATACATAATGAAACGCTTTCGTTTGACCCCTGCAGCTAAGATCCTTTGCTTGGTTCTGGTCCTGGCAATCGCCGTTTTCGCCGTTTTCAAATCTGGCATTATCGAAAATGATCTTGCCCCTAACCACGCCGCCAGCACCAATGCTGTCAGCACCACTACCAAAAATGACTCCAAGCCTGCCGCTGCTAAGACCGATGACGATACCATCAACCTGTCTCTGGATGAGTGGGTAGGCTGGAAGAGTCTGGTAGACGCATGTGGGGGCCTGACAACTCAGCCCGGCTCTATCTTCGACCAGCTCGGCATCAAGGTCAACATCAATATCATCAATGATGCCACCCAGTCCTCCAACGCCCTGATCTCCGGTGACTTGCAGGCCGCAGGTTACACCACCAACCGTGTTGCTTTCCTCAGCCAGAAATTCAAGGAAGCCGGTAAGAATGTCATTATGCCGTTCTATACCAACTATTCCTACGGTGGTGACGGTATCATTGCCAGCACGAATTTTGCTGATATTTCCACCTGGCCTAATGCCCGCATCGGAGTACCCTCTTTCTCCGAGGCCGAAACCCTGGTTGCCTGGTTTGTCCAGAAATCCGACCTCAGCGCCGCCGACCAGCAGAAGATCCTCGATAACCTGATTATGTTCGATACCCCGGATGATGCCGCCAAGGCTTTTTTTGCCGGTCAGATCGATATCGCCGCTACCTGGGAACCGTACCTCTCCCAGGCCGAAGAATCCAGCAATTCTGTCATCGTCTTTGATACCACCGCATCCTCTACTCTGATCATGGACGGCATTGTCTTTGATGCCGATTGGGCTGCCGCCCACCCCGATACCGTCTCCAAGTTCATCGATGGTGTCCTGCAGGCTGAGAGCCTTTATAAGACCGATTTTGACTCTATTCGCAAGGTCATGCCCATGTACTCTACCGCGGATGATACTTCTATCGCTGCCGACTGTGACCATGCCAAGCTCGCCAACTGGGCCGATAACATGGATATCCTGACTGATACCGCCCCTCAGACCTACAACGATATGTGTACCATTTGGGAGTCTCTGGGCGAAACCGTTGATCGTGATGCTGTCAATACGATTTTCGATACCACCTATCTGGAAGCTCTGGCCGATAAGTACAAGTCCAATACCGCTGTCACGAACAAGGTCGAAGTCACCCAGGAACAGAAAACCGCCGCTGTGGACTACTCTTCTATGCTGACAAAATCCTGCACTGTCAACTTCGTACCCGATACCGCCAAGTTCCTGGATCAGGCCGAAGCCGCCTCTACCCTCAATGAATTTGTTGAAATCGCCAAGACTCTGGACGGCGCTATTATCCAGATTGAGGGCAACATCAACCAGGTCGGCGAGGAAAGCGAAGACGGCAAGCAGCTCTCCTACTTCCGCGCTCAGACCGTGGCCAACTACCTGACCAGCCAGGGCATTGATGGCAGCCGCATCGTTGTCATCGGCAATGGCAATACCAAGATGATCGGTGACCCCAATACCGAGGAAGGTAAGACTGCTAACCGCCGCACCGATGTCATGTTCAAGATGATCGAAAATTGAGGCATAAAATGATTATCCTCTCCATTCCTGTTTTCGCAGCGCTGCTCGTCGGCTGTTTTATCGCGGGACTTGTCACCGATGCCGCCATCGGTATCAGCGCTCATCTTCATAAAAAGGATTGATTCATATAACAACTGAGGTGACACTATCAGATGAAAACACTTAATACTCCCTACACCATGCATGAAAACACTGTCATGGAATCCGAGTTCGACGAAGTGCAAACCAAAGCCAACCGCAAGCGCAAGCCCCATCGCGGCAAGGCTGACCATAAGCATAAGTACGAGATTGCCTATGCCGAGGATCATTATAAAAGCCCCGTCAGCGGTAAAGAGTTTCTCTGGTTCGCCAAAATCAACTACTGCACCATCTGTGGCCGTATAGATAATGCCTGGTGGCTCTCTCATGAACCTGATATTCCCAAAGGCGCTAAGATATTCCGTTCTTCCCCGGATCGCAGCTACGGCTACCTCGCCAAATTTATCGATGATTTAACTGATTTTTATTTTAAGGAGTGATTTTATTGGCAAAATTCAAACCCGGTGACAAAGTCCGCATCACAGAATTCAAGCGTGGTGTAGAACGGCACTATAATGGTGGCTTCAACTGTGGCGACATAATCACCATTATAGGTGTGCACGTGGGGCATTCCGGTCCAGATGGTTACGATGTAGCAGAAACCGATGATTATATCTTTTTTGAGGATGAACTCGAACTCGTCAAGTCCGATACTTGCAAGCATGATTGCTCAACCTGCACCTGCCACGATGACATCGCCACCCTCAGCGTCAATATCCCGCTGAACGACAAAAAGGAAGCCCACCGCATCGTACACGCCATGGTCAAAAAGGCATATCAGGATGCTGCCACCGCTAAAGATAAACCACAAAATGCCCCTTGGACGGAGTATGAAATCGAATTCGCACGTGATCTCGTCTCGAATTGGGCTTATAACGTCATCCATAACGGCGGAGACTTGTTCTGGCAGATCCAGCCGGAGGACGGTTTGGAAGCTATCGTCTATAAGTCTCTTAAAGCAGGCAGCTGTCTTTCTGGTTATGCCGCGCCGCATCATTCGAATGAATATAATGTCTGGGTCGGCAAATGCGTCTCCCTCGCCAAAGCACTCGGCAAACCCATCCCGGATTTCATCAAGAACAAAAATATGGAGGACTGACTCATGCGTGTTCTTCTCCTTTTCCGCGGCGCACCTGGCTGTGGTAAATCCACCTACATACATGAAAACGGGTTGGCCGATTACACATTAAGTGCTGACACGATCCGCATGCAGTGTTCCTCCCCTGTCCTCTCCACATCCGGCGATGTTTCCATCAGTCAAAAGAACGATAAGATTGTCTGGGACATGCTTTTCCAGATGCTTGAGCTGCGTATGCAAGCTGGCTGTCTTACCGTCATCGATGCCACAAATTCCAAAACTTCTGAAATGAACCGCTACAAAGCCATGGCAAAACAGTATCGGTATCGGATCTATGTCATCGATATGACAACGCTCCCTATTGATGAGTGTAAGCGGCGCAACGCACAGCGTCCTCCTATCAAGCGCGTTCCGGATTCTGTCATTGATAAAATGTACGCCCGGTTTCAGACGCAAAAGATCCCTGCCGGTATTCAGGTGCTCACCCCGGATAACGCGCTCAAAACGATTCGCTATTTCAAAACGGATCTCAGCAGTTATAAAGCCATCCATGTTATCGGCGATATCCACGGCTGCTACACTGCACTGCAGTCACTCATGGCTGAGATCGGCGGTTTGCAGGACGATTGTTATTACATCTTCTGCGGTGATTATATTGACCGCGGCCTTGAAAACGCCGAGACCGTGCAGTTCATGCTCTCCATCATGGACAAGGCCAATGTCACCCTGATCGAGGGCAATCACGAGCGCTGGCTCTATGACTGGTCTCATGACCGCAAAGCAAAAAGTCCTGAGTTTGAACCCCGCACACGGCTGCAGCTGGAATCCGCCGGTCTTGACAAAAAGCAGGTGAGCAGACTGTATCAGCGCCTTGCCCAGTGCAGCTATTTCTCCTATCACGGTAAGGATTACTTTGTCTGCCATGGCGGTGTTTCGTATATTGATAAGATCGACCCGCTCGGTATCATCAGCATCCCCACCTTCCAGCTCATCCATGGCGTTGGCAATTACCCTGACCTGCCTGCCATCATCTCAGCGTGGGAACCTACCGGCATTGTTCAGATCGCTGGGCACCGCAACATTCAGGACTTGCCGGTCATAAACGGCAACGGCAGCTATATCACGCTGGAGCATCGTGTCGAGTTCGGCGGTTCTCTGCGTGCAGTAACCCTGTGCGGCAATGAAATTACCCCGCATGAAATCACAAACACAGTTTATCGCCCACTGGAGGATTACAACACCGCCCAGAACGCCGATGCGTCCGTGCAGCTGCTTGTCTCCAACCTTCGCCGTGAGCGCGATGTCCGGGAAAGCAAGTTCGGCGATCTGTCCGCCTTCAACTTTACCTCCTCCGCATTCCGCAATGACCATTGGAACGCCATGACAACGGCTGCACGCGGTCTGTTTATCGACACTGCAAACAATAAGATCGCAGCGCGTGGCTATGAGAAGTTCTTCCGCATCGATGAGCTTGCCCGTGTATATGGCTTCTCTGGCAGCAGTATCGATTTTCTCAAAAGCCGCCTCAAGTTCCCCGTGCAGTGCTATCTCAAAGAGAACGGCTATCTCGGTATTCTCGGCTATGATGAAAGCAAGGATGATTTGCTTTTCTGCACCAAGGGCAGTATCAGCGGCGACTATGCTGACCATTTCAAGCAGCTGTTCCAAAAGCATGTCTGCAAAACCGGTTCCCCGCGCTTGGATGAAATCAAGCAGTACCTTAAAGAGAACAACTGCACCATGCTGTTTGAGGTCATCGATCAACAGTTTGACCCGCATATCATCGAGTATGCAGACCCTCATCTTGTTCTGCTGGATGTTGTCTATAATGAAATCGCGTTCAAAAAGCTGTCCTATAGCGCCATTGAAGGCGATGACCTCATCGGCATCAGCCAGCGGTTTGACCTGAACCTCAAAAAATATGTCAACCAGTTTATGGATTGGCAGCAGTTCTATGATTTCTATATCAAAGCTTCCGCTCCCGGCTATGAGTACGATGGCCACTTTATTGAGGGTTTTGTCTTTGAGGATTCTGCCGGTTTCATGACCAAGCTTAAAACCGACTACTACTCTTTCTGGAAATATATGCGCAGTGTTGCCGCCAGCGTCCGCCGCTACGGTGCCGTCAAGAATACAGCATCTCTTTCAGATGCACAGGCAAATCTTTTCTACGGTTTCCTGCGTGATAAGTACGCCAGCGATGAAGCGTTCCGCGACTGGCACAATGAAAACGGTTATGACATCATCTCCCTGCGTAAAGCGTTTTTGTCAAGTCAGGAGGGCACATAATGAGCGGAAGCTATGACTTTTCTATCCGCATCAACAACTTTATGCAGTGCCAGTGCCTGCAGGCAGTCGCACAGGAATGTGCAGATGTCATCGTAATTGATTGCAACGGCAGCCAGGCCAATGCAAAAAGCCTGCTCAGCCTTATGAGCCTTGACTATTCGCGCAAGGTTCGCATTATCACGTCCACAGCCGAGGAACTTTTTGCCCTGCGCAACGCTCTTCAGTTGAAATAAATTTCGGAGGTACATAATGTTTATCTGCAACAAATGTAAAAAGATCTTCCCTGATCTCGATGGTTATGGTATGCGTATCCAGTACACGTTCGGCTACGGATCCAAGCGCGATGGGGACTTGTTCGACCTGACCGTCTGTAATGAATGCGCGGATGCTGTCGCCGATGCAATCGTTAATGTCTGTGCCATCAGCCCTATTGCCAGCGTGGATTATGATGTTCTCTACGGCGAAGATTTCGCGCAGCCTGATGACGATATCAGCGATGATGGGCATATTTTTTCTTAACTTCCACAACGCATATTTCAAGTATTCTGTAAAGGAGTAATTTATGGCAAAAAACAACACGATTCGTTTTACTTTCATCGGCTCTCCTGTCATCGCCAAGGATGGCATTCTGGACGAGATTGATTCCAAGCGCACCGACGGCAAGATGTACCGCCTGCACTTCGGCATCAAGGTAGACACCAGCACGGAGTTTGTCGGCCTGCTGGATTATCCCCGCGATACCCTCAAGACCGTAGATGCAGACTTTAATTCTATCGAGGTTGCCTGGGATGACCGCGAGGACCCGGATGTTCTCTCCAAGGTTGCACGCTCCCGCCTGTATCGCACCAATGTCGGTTGTGAGGACGGCAAGATCAAAAGCTTTATTTCCGGCTATGATTTCATCAAGTATCTGGCGGAAGTTCTCCCCGGCAACGATAAGGACCTGACCGTCACGGGCACCTGCAAGGTTCGCTATGACAGCAAGGGTATCCTGCGCCGCAATTTGGATATTCAGGCCGTCTGGTATCGCCGCGATACTGAAAAGCCTCAGCTGGCCATGTCTGTTCCCCTCACCTACTGGAAGGACTGCGTCGATAAGTCTGACCTCAAGGAATCCGGCAAAATCTTTATCAACGGTTATGTCTCGCAGTACGCCACCAAGGAGGAAGGCGGCAAGTTCCTGCCCTTCTGTGTCGTGTTCGATACCACTAAGTATAACATGGAGATTCCCAAGCACAAGGCTCTGTATGACTTCAAGATGAAGTTTATTGATGTCAAGGAAAAGACACCCGCCACCATGATGTGGGATGTCCGCGTCGTCAACGGCGCTGAGGAAGTCGATTTTGACGAAAGCCAGCTGACCGATTTGCAGAAGATGCAGATCGAACTTGGCGATGCCACGTTGGATGATTTCCGCCCCCGCGGTCAGATTTACGGCAGTAAAGTCACAGAGCTACGCTTGAACAAACCTATGCTGCGTGACGATTTCGCCGATGGTATGTTTGACACCGGCTATAAACTCTCCGAGTTCGAGGATAAAATTGCCGTCCCCGCTAAGGATGAAACCGTTGCCGATATGGAAAAGTCCGCCACCAAGCCCGATTCCGCCAAGCCCCCGTTCGATGACGATTTGGAGCTGTTCTGATAAATCTTTTTAAAGGAGTACATAGTTTATGGCAAGAAAGTTCGGAAGAAAAAACGAAATCAAACTTGATCCTCTCAAGTATAATCTCTGCCTGATCGGAGAGGGAGGAATCGGCAAGACCACTCTCATCAAGCAGTATTGTGAACGCCTTGCTGGCGAAGATGGTTATATGTTCCTCGATGTTGGCAAAGAGGATGGGTCTGATGCTATCAACGGCATTGTCGCAGAGCCTGTCTGGGATTGGGAAAAATTTGATGATGTCATTACTGATATTGTCGAAAACCGCTATACAGATTATAAAGACCTCAAAGTTGTTGTTGTAGACACTTTTGATGAACTGATGAACCTCGCAGAGGGTGAAGTCCTTCGCATTTGGAATCGCGACAACCCGGACAAAAAGACTAAGTTCTTTAAGGCCACTTTCCAAGGCTTTAATGGCCCTACTGACAAAGCAATCGAAATCGTCTTTGATCGTCTGTGGGAATTGAAGCGTGTCGGTGTTTCCTTTATCACCATCGGTCATACTAAGAAAAGCGACATCGCGGATCCTGTTTCTGGCGAGACATATTCCATCCTCACAACCAATATGGACAAGCGTTATTTTAACGCCATGAAAAATAAAGTTCATTTCCTCGGGGTTTGTTATATCGACCGCGACATTGTTAAGTATAAGACTGGTCGTAAGAATATTGTCACCAATAAGGAGGAAGTCAAAGGCAAGATCACAGGCGAAAAGCGTGTTGTATGCTTCCGTGATGATAATTTCTCTGTTGATTCCAAGAGCCGTTTTGCTGACATTGTAGATCGTGTTCCGCTTAATGTTGACGAATTTATCAAGGCCATTACAGATGCTATCAAGAAGGAACACGATAAGGGTCCTACCAGCTATGAGGACGATCTCAAAAAGCAGGCCGCAGAAGCCAAGGCTGAGGAAAAAGTACATCAGGCACGCATTGATAAATTCAAAGCTGACCGTCAGGACGAAGCTGATGAGGGAAATCGCGAAACTTATATCGCCACCATTGCGGCTAAATTCTCAAGTGCATCCGATGATGTCAAAGCTCAAGCAAAATCAATGCTGAATGAATCCGGCTACGCAAAGTTCTCTGATCCCAATGTGCCTATTGCCACTATCAAAAAGATCGCCTCCCTCTTCGCATAAGGCAGGCAGCGCATGGCAAAAACAACCGCACCCAAAGGCCGCCGCGTCAAGTGTCAGGCAACCGGTGTATGGGGCACGACCCTCACCTACTATAAAGCCCCGGACGGCCACTGGTATAAGGACGAAGCAACCTATCAGGACAAGCTCCATAAAGCTGCCATGCATAAACAGGTCATCACCGCACTCGCTGATGTTATGATGTTCGATCCATCAATGGCGTTCCCTACCATCATCCCCAAAAAGCTCAAGGAACTCAGCTTCTATGACGATGAAATCATTCTCGCAACGATTGAGCAATGCCGGGATAAGATCGGGTACGCCATGCGCACCAAAGAGTTTTCAAGCGAGTACGGCCGCGCCGCTTATGTCATGGCCATTATCAAAAACCATATCAACGATGTCTATAAGGCGGCAAAATCCAACGCCGCCGTACAGCACAAGCAGGAAGCAAAAGCGCAGCAGGTCCCCATTTTGCAGGATCTCGATTTTGGGGCAAATACGCAGGATCACCACGCACACAGGGATATTTCAGACTTCCTGTTTGATGATGAGCAGGAATGAGGTGATTTTCTATCGAATTACAAGAAATTTTACACAAAATCAATGCAGATCGTGAACAGGTCGAAGCCCCGTTTGTCTTCTGCCTCTGGAAAGACCCTTACCTTTATGACGAGTACGACCGTGTCAATACTGGTACGGATGAAACCATCCAAACCGATGATTCTAAATTCTACTTTGCTCTTGGCCGCGCTCTGTATGAGCAGGGATACCGCAACTTCGATGCCATCACGCTCAACGCCTATCTTAAAGATAAGGATGAAACCCGCAAAGAGTTTGATAAACGCGGCGGCTATCGTGAGGTCGAAGCGCTTAAATCGCTCATCAACCCGGATAACGTCGATGGCTATTTTGATAAGGTCGTCAAGCTGAACTTGCTGTCAGACCTCGCCCGCCAGTTCTTCAAAAATTTCTCCAATACGTCGCGGTTCGACAAGATGTCAAATACCGAAGTCTATGACTTCTTTGACTATCAGCTCAACACCATTTCTATCAACACTGCTAAGGATATGAAGGTGGAAGACGTCTGGTTCGATGACGCTTTTGTCGATGAACTCAATAAGGGTGAGGCAATCGGTCTCAACTACGGCAAAAACTGCCCGCGCCTCAATTACCTGACATTGGGTGTACCGCTGGGCGACCTCACCATGCTTGGCGGTTTCTCCGGCACAGGCAAGACCAGCTTTGTATTTGAAAACATGATCCTTGTCATGGCCGAGGCCGGAATCAAGTGCTGCATTATCTCCAACGAGATGCAAGTCCGTGCCTATAAGCAGTTGTTGGCTGTACATATTCTTACCAAGGATCTGGACTATTGGAAAATCACCCGCAAGCACCTCAAGACCGGCAATTTCACAGACGAACAGAACGAAATGCTGCGCAAGGCTGCCAAAATCAGCCAGGAAAAGTATAAGAACATCAAGTTCGTCAAGATGTTCGATAACGATACTTCCCGCGTTGTCAAAACCATCCGCAAGTATTCTAAGCTGGGTTTCCAGATGTTCCTCTGGGACACGATGAAATCCGATGATGATGTCAGCATGGAAATGTACCGTCAGCTGCTCGTTGCCTCCCGCAAGGTGTTCCAGGCTGCCAGCCGCGAGAATGTTGCGGTCGTCTGTACTTACCAGTTAGCTCTCTACCTCTTGAATCAGCGGTATCTGGACGCCAACTGCCTGTCCAACGGTAAACAAATCAAGGAAGTCTTTTCCGAGATGATCTATATCCGCCCCCTCTGGGAGGACGAGTATACCGGTGAACGCTATGACTGTAAAGCCTACACCCGCGGCAAAAATGCCGATGGCAGCTGGGAAAAGTTTACCACTCCCATCACACTTGACAAAACCAAAAAGTATATCGTCGCTTTTCTCGATAAGACCCGCAATGATGAAGATAAGCAACAAGTTTTGTATGAGACTAATCTCACCTGGAATAACTGGCGCGAGGTAGGTTTCTGCACGATCCGTAACGAACACGTTCAAACCACACGCTAAAGGGGGTGCTGCCACTATGAACGCGGCACTTCTGCAGCAGCATCTCTCCGGCAATTCTGACGCTCTTTTCCGCATCCTGGAAACGCTGGAATTTCAGCACATCAATCTCAATAACGCAAAAACACAGTTCCGCTTTTCCCGTCTGGAAGATTCCAACCCCACCAGTATGATGCTGGATGTCAATACCCTGCGTTACTACTGCTTTTCCACCAACGGCAAAGGCAATCTGTTCACCCTCATTATGGATCGTATCCATTGTACCTTCCCGCAAAGTCTGCAATTTGTGGCAAATATCCTGGACCTGGATACATCTGATTTTAATGTTCAGGTCACTTATCCCTTCCATGGCTTCTATCGTAAGCTCCTGCCAGACCGTGACGATGATTTTGCCCTGCCCACGATCCCGGAAAACACACTTGACCCTTACTTAGGTAAATTCAACACGATGTTCTTTCTGGATGGTATCGACTATAAAACACAGGAACTGTTCCAAGTCGGCTACGATGAAGAATCCAGCCGCATCACCATCCCGGAGCGGGACTTTAACGGTAACCTTGTCGGCATCATGGGCCGCAGCAATGACCCCACTTGTAAGCATGAGGAACGCTGGCTGCCCCTTGTCCCCTGCTCCCGCAGCAAGACACTGTTCGGCTTGCAGCAGAACTATCATAACATCATCGACCGCGGCAACATCTTCCTGTTTGAAAGCGAAAAAGCCCCCATGCAGGCACGGTCGTTTGGATGCAAGCTGGCACTCGGCCTCTGTGGCTGTCATGTCTCCCATGCGCAAGCCACCATGATCGCTTCCATGCAGCCCAAAAATGTGGTGCTGGCTCTGGATGAAGGCTTGGAGGAAGAGGCCGTGCGCGAGGAGGCCAAAAAACTCGCGCAGGATAACATCATCGTCAAAACCAAGGTCGGCTATGTGTGGGACGCCGATGGCGACATCATCCCTAAAGACAGCAAGCTCAACGCAGCAGACCTCGGTGTAGACGCTTACAAACAAATCATGAGAACGAAAGTGAGGTGGCTGACATAGCCGAACGTGCAAGAGACCCACGCCTGCAAGCCCTGTATGACGAAGGGGCCAACGTCTATAGTTTTTCCAAACTTGGTACCATCAATTCTTGCTTATACGGCGCGTGGCGCACTTACATATTACATGACCGCGGCAGCGGCTCGGTTTACACGGAGTTAGGTACCGCATCGCACCAAGCTATCGAGGACTTTATCGAGGGTAAAATCGAAAAAAGCGGTATGCTCCCCATCTTTGAGGCCGGTGTCGAACAGTGCGACATGCTCGGTTTTGACTTTCCGAAAGACTTCAAGGGCGGGAACGCCATACGGAACCGCTATTTGGCAGACCTAAAGAATTGTTTTCAAACATTCACGATGCCAAAAGGCAAATTCACGGTCGAGGAACTACTGATCCTGCGCGTCAGCCCCACCCGAGCTATGCAGGGCTATTCCGACCTGCTGCGCTGGAACAATGATGGTACAGTTACCGTTCTGGACATCAAGTCGTCCAGCGACTATGCCCAGAAAGACCTTCTCGATCATGGCCGTCAGCTTACGATCTACGGCATGGCGTTAGAGCAGGCCGGGTACAAGGTCAAATCCACCGCATGGATCATGCTCAAGTATGTCGTCATCAAGTACGACTGGTATGCTACACGGCGCAGCAAAAACAAGACCTCGCTCACCCGCATCGTCAATCGCTCCAAGATCTATGACACTATCAAGGACGCTGTCGAAGCCGCTTGCCATGAGGCTGGCATGGACGAAATGGATATCGAAATCGCCATGATGGATTTCGCCAAGACGAACATTCTGGGCGATTTGTTCCCGGCTGAGGTCAAGACAAAGTTCTCCATTAAGCCATACGTGCGTGAATATCCCTACACCAAGGAACTTCAGGCGGAAGCACTGGATTACATCAATAAGACTGCCGATCTCTATGAGAGCTTGCCGCAAGACAAAGACCATCCGTGGGAGCCGTGCGAGATCACGAAGGACTGTGCCTTCTTCTGCAACACCCTTTGTAATCACAGAAAGACCTGCCCTTACATCAAGGACTACAACGAACGCACCATGGCCGGTGCCACACAATCCAAAAAAGACGAGGAGGATCTGTTCTGAATGTTCAGTGATATGGATGATATGTATTTTACCAACCCCAGCGAGGCCGATAGTGTCATCAACGAAGCTACAGACCGCCTTCGTGATCTCATCAAGGATGACGTTAAGTGTGTGATCGATGCATACAACAAAGCCCTGCGCGAAAAAGACAATCTGGAAAGCGATATTGCCCGCCTCAACTGGGAAAAGCAGCGTATTGAGGATGATATTGAAGCGGCTAAGACTAAAGCAGAGGATGTGAAGAACAACTATATTCCATCTGCTTACATCAATAAATTTGTCAGCAAGCGTACAGACGGATATGGTCCAGGCGATAAAGTCTGGGCTGTTGTACGTGACTTCAATTCGTACCCATGCACCTTCTGTGACGCCACCGGATATATCCCTGCAAAGATGGACGATGGAACAGAATTTAGAGCCATTTGTCCAAAATGCAATGGCAGGAGAACGGTACAGAATGACAAATACTATGTTTCACCTGACAAAATTGAATGCGTAAACATGAAACTCAATTTCACAAAAAACGAAGTTTTCGAAAATTGCTGGGAGCCTTTGTCAATCGTTTTGGCTAAAGCTGGGAGTATCAACCCTGAGAGAATTTTTAGGACCGAGGCCGAGGCTCAGGCAGAGATGCACGAATTAAATAAAGAACTGTTGGGGCAAACTGATGGCTAAGGTCAATCGGACACTCACTCGTCAAGAGTTCATAGATTTGTTCGAGGGCTATGTCCAACGCGGAGATTCCACATCACGGTCGTTCATAAATTCCATGTATCTGCAGCTCCAATATGAAGTCATCATGGAATATATCGAGAAATGTCCTGTGGTTGATGATTCTGTATACATACGGTCTGATGGCAAAATCACCAACGGCTACATCCAGGACTTCCGCCACAGCTGGCCGTTTCAAGATGGAGGTGAATTCTATTCAAAACTACCATAAGCATACCTGCTGTTCCAACATCTATACACCGGACTCTCCTGCCACCTACGAACAATATGCCAAACGCGCCATTGAACTTGGCCACAAAATTCTCTGCTCCCTTGAGCATGGTTGGCAAGGTAAATATCATGAATGCCGAGAAATCGCTATCAAATATGGCCTCAAATTCGTCTTCGGCACAGAAGCATACTGGGTAAAAGACCGACACGAAAAAGATCGAACCAACTGTCACATTGTCCTGCTTGCCAAAAACGAGAATGGCCGCGAATGGATCAATGAAGTTCTATCCACCGCAAACGAGGATGGCTATTACTACCGCCCGCGTCTGGATGAAGAACTTCTGTTCTCACTGCCTCCTGACGATGTATTTGTCACCTCTGCCTGTGTTGCTTTCTGGCATTATGAGCCGGAGTACGTCGAGCAACTGATCTGCAAGCTGCATGACTATTTCAAGGATAACTTCATGCTTGAAATCCAGGCACACAATACCGACAAGCAAAAGCAACTGAACGCTCGTATACTGAAGCTTTCTAAAAAGTACGGTATTCAGATGATTGTCGGCCTTGACAGTCACTACATATATCCTGAGCAGGCAGTTGAGCGTGACGAGCTTCTTGCTGCCAGCGGCACACATTATGACGACGAAGATGGCTGGTACATGGACTACCCCGATGATGATACTGTTCGTCGGCGTTTTTCTGAACAGGGTGTTATCCCCGCAGAAGAAGTCGAAAAGGCTATGCGCAACACTGACTTGATTTGCGATTTTGAAGATTATAAGAGCGAAGTCTTTGAAACCAACCGTAAGCTCCCCTCCATCTACCCGGATAAAACACCGGAAGAAAAATTCAAAATTTATAATCGTCTCATCAGTCAAAAGTTCAAAGAGTATATGAAGCATGTCCCGCCAGAGGATTATCAGCGATACTACGATGGTGTCAAAATGGAGGTTTACACATACAAAGACACTGGCATGATTGATTATCCTCTGATGGATTACGAGATTGTCAAGCGTGGTATTCAGTATGGTGGCATTATTACCAACACAGGCCGTGGTTCTGCTGTCAGCTACTTTACAAATACTCTTTGTGGCTTCAGTAAAGTTGATCGCTTCAAGTCTCCTATTAAACTTTATCCAGAGCGTTTTTTATCTACAACTCGCATTATTCAAACCAACTCCCTGCCTGACATCGATCAGAACATCGACCGGCAAGAGCCTTTTGAACGGGCACAGCGCGAAATTCTTGGTGAGGACCATGCGTATCCTATGATTGCTTTTGGTACGTTGAAGAAAAAAGCTGCATTCAAGCTCTATGCTAGAGCAAAAAAACTAGACTTCAATATTGCCAATAAAATCAGCGACCAAATCGACAAGTACGATATGGCGCTGAAATATGCAGATGACGATGAAAAAGACGAAATCAACATTTACGATTTTGTAGACAGTGAATATCAAGACTACGTCAAAAAGAGCGAGGTTTATTGGGGGCTTATTTCTTCAAAATCGAAAGCTCCATGTGCCTACATGCTTTATCAGGGCAGTATCCGGCGTCAAATTGGCCTCATCAAATGCAAAAGTGATACGACGAAAAAAGAGTACATCACGACCGTAGTTGATGGCGCTGTGGCTGAAAAATACAAGTTCCTAAAAAATGACTGGCTTATCGTTGACACAGTAGCTCTTACAGATGCAATTTTCAAACGTATCGGTATGGAACCTTTGACTGTCGATGAATTATCAGAATCCGTTAAAGACAATCAACAGGTTTGGGGCATCTATGCAAAAGGTCTTACTTGCGGTGTCAATCAGTGCGAACGCGCATCTACTACACAAAAACTGATGAAGTATAAACCCAAAAATGTATCAGAGCTTGCAAATTTTATTGCAGCTATTCGTCCCGGCTTTAAATCTATGTACTCCAAGTTTGAAAGTCGAAAGCCGTTTTCTTATGGCATTCCGGCATTGGACAACATATTGCAAACAGAAGAATTTCCATACAGCTTCATTTTAACACAGGAACAGCTCATGTCTGTTCTTCATTTTGCAGGATTTCCCATGGACCGTTGTTACGGCATTATCAAAGACATTGCCAAAAAACATCCAGAAAAAGTTCGCCCTTTGAAAAGTCAATTCATTGATGGTATGTGCAAGAACCTTGCCGGTCAATGTCCTAAAGGTAAAACACCAGAAGATGTTTCTGCTGAAATTTGGCAAATCATCAGTGATGCGACGGCCTATTCATTTAATGCCAGCCATAGCTGTTGTATGGCCTATGATTCCCTCTATAACGCTTGGCAAAAGAGCACCCACCCATTCGAGTTCTATGAGGTCTGTCTACAACACTTTTCCAACAAGGGCAAAAAGGAAAAAGTCTCCGCCCTCAAGGCTGAAATGCTTCGCGGCTTCAATATTCACGAGGGGCCTATCCAGTGGGGACATGACAACCGCAAATTCACTGCGGATAAAGAACATTACGCCATTGATCCATCTCTGGTTTCTATTAAGGGTCTGAGCCAAGGCTGTGCTAACGACCTGTACGCCATGTACCAGTCCGGCAAATATCATGATTTCTACACACTATGGAAGGATATGTCCCATACGCGCAGTCTGAACTCTGCCAAGATTGAAACACTGGTGCTGCTGGACTATTTCAAGCCATTCGCTGGTGGCAATAAAATCCTTAAATTTATCGCAGCCTGCGATGCTTTGTATGAGCGCACGCAATTCCCCAAGGACACTGACTCTCCGTATATCGAATACATAAAAAAGTGCTCCACAACGACGGATAAGCTCAAGACCTATAAGGATTTTGACTACGATAAAGCTCTGCAAGAGATTTGGGATAGTCTGCTGGATGAACCACTGACAATTTCTCAACAGCTCAAGGCACAAAAAGAATATCTCGGCTACCTCCAGTACGCCAACCCCCGCCTCGCTACCACCTACCACTACGTCCTCTCCATCGACGGCAAATACAAAAACAAAAACATCACCCTCTATCGCCTGTGCGACGGCGAGACTCTGATCTATAAGATCCGCCCCCGCACCCTCGACGATAACCCTGTCGAACCCGGCGAGATCATCAAGGTGCTCGACACCCACACCGAGGGCAAATGGAGCAAAGACGGCGACCAGTGGGTGCAGTCCACAACAGACTTCAACGACTTTCTTACGAAATATTCCCATGTGAGGTGATTCAAATTTTAAATACCATTTTATTTTTCTTAGAGTTTTTCTCCATCCCCATCGCCATGCTGGTCAGTTTCCAGACTGAAAGCAAATATGTAGAGATCGGTATGCTCAGCTACCTGCTGTTCTTGCTGTTTATCATGCGCTATCAGCTGGAAAACCTCCAGCCCATCATCTGACGGAGGTGATTTTATCGAAGCAAATTTTGTAAAGTCCACGTTGGATACCTTCACGATCCTCGTGGACTCGCGTGAACAGGACACGCTCAAGTATCATCAGCGGCTGGCTCGGTTCAGCTGCCCTATTCTGCGCACCAAGCTTGATTTTGGCGACTACTCCGCCCAAGTCACACTGCCAAGCGGCGTCACTTTCAGTTTGACCGATAAAGTTAGTATTGAGCGCAAATGCTCACTAGATGAGAGTGCTTCTTGCTGGACTACCAGTCGTGACCGCTTCAAGCGCGAGTTCGAGCGTGCCCGTACCAAGAACGCTAAGGTTTACCTGCTTATCGAGCAAGCCTCATGGGAAAAAGCCTATCACGGTTACTACCGCAGTCAGATGCGCCCGCAGGCTCTTGTTGCCAGCATGACTACATGGATGGCACGCTACGACACCTCCATCGTCATGTGTAACGCAGAAACATCAGGGCAGTTAATATACGATATTCTTTACCGCGAAATGAAAGAAGCTCTGATCAATCTATGAGCACACCCTTCAAGCCGCCTAAAGGTCAGCGCGTCTGCCTGCAATACATACAAACAAACCGTGACGGCGAGAAAGAGCCTATCGCCATCGTCACTGAAACCATTATCCCCGGCTCCTTCTCGCTATTCTTATCAGACGGTAAGACCTGGAAAAAGAAGCTGACAAAATCAGAACCGGACTTTGATAAGGAGGTGTGGCCGTCTTTATGAAAACGAATGTAAAGGTCGTTGACATGGTCCATATGCTGTCGGACTACCCGGAGCAAAGCCACTTCCTACTCAAAAACCACGACTACGAGGTCTGTGTTCATCTGCAAATCGGGTATTTCGTTCTGTTGGCCGGTCGCCTCATCTTCCTGCCTATCGAGCTAAAGGGCTACGACTATACAGTCTATCAAACCACAAAGGAGTGATTTACTTTCACATGAATTTTAATAACCATCGTGAACAGAACCGTAAGGAGCGCGGCGTCAAAGAGTTGAATATGATGTGCGCCAGTTATGATTCCAAGTGTTCCGCTATCCGTACATTCAATATCAATGATCTATCCCCTACCCAGCGCCGCGCCTTTAACCGCCGGGAACCCGCAAAAAACTATCTGGAGGTAACCTGATGATAAAAATTGAAAACGTAGAAGTCGGCGGTCTCAAACCTGCACTTCGTGGCATGCGGAATCCAAAAAACAGCTGGACCAGAAGTGACAGCGGCCTTGGCTGCACGCATCGTAAGAACTGGAATAATAAGGAAGATGGTCTGCTTCTTTGCGAAAACTGCGGCCATACATATGACGAACATGTTATCTGCGCAGGTCACCAACAGTATTGTATGGGTCCAAACGACCACGACCTTGCTACACGCCTGCGCAATGCCGGTACTGACCATAGAAAATACTTGCGCATGATCGTTGTTTGGCTTGATGTGGCAGCCCCGCTGTATTGGTGGAAAGAAGCTGATACTTACAAAGTTGGCACAGTAGCAAACTCGTGTAGCACCATGCATAAAGTCGCTGATAAAGAGTTTACGCTTAACGATTTCAGTTACGAACATCTAATGCAATATTCCATGGAAATTTTGGATGATGCTATTATTCAGCTTAACTTCTGGCGGAAAATATATCTGAATGGCGGTCAAGTCAATAATTATGACGGAACAGACCGTATTTTTGAGCCGAAAGACAAAGACGCTTGGTGGCAACTTATTCAGCTCCTTCCGTCCAGCTACAACCAGCGCCGTACCCTCATGCTTAACTACGAAGTCCTTGCCAATATCTACAAATCTCGTCGAGGCCATAAGCTTGATGAGTGGCGTGCCTTCTGTAACTGGATCGAAACACTTCCCTATTCTGAACTGATTACCGGCAAAGAGGTGGCTGCATGAAACCTCTAAATACCCCCAACCGTCAACTCAAGCTTAGTCTCGTCTGGCTCCTGGCGAGTATCGCAATGATTCCTGTTCAAGGCTTTTGTATCTCAACCATCTGGAACTGGTTTATGCCAATTATCAGCCTGCCTACTCTCACATGGCTGCAAGCGTACTGCCTGCTTTTCGCCATCAAGGCACTCCTTGGCAGTAAAAGCGAAACCGAGACAACAAAGACGATCAAAAGCATCATAGACGGCACCTGCACCGAGTATGACGATTATGACATTCCTGACGAGGTTATTATCATCCTGCTCACGATCCTCGAAACCGTTATTGTATCCGCTCTCTATCTTATTATCAGCTGGTTTCTCAGCTGTTTTTTGTACCTGTAAGGAGGTTTTTACATGACCGATAGCGAACAGTTCAAGCAGATTGTCTGTACCATGTACGATACATTCAGCAAAAAGAATCACGACTACGGCAACAGCTTTTCCACTACCTGGCAGGAGTTCGGCAGCCTTGGCCTTGTCACCGCCGTAGCTCAGATCAGTCACAAATACCATCGCCTGCTCAATCTGACCAAGGGCACACAGCCCTGGGTTGATGAGAGCGTCCGCGACACGCTTCTGGATATGGCCAATTACTGCATCCTCACCGTTATGGAACTCGATAAGGAAAAGGCGGAGGGTCGCTTTTGAAATAAAAACAGCCGCCAAGCAGCGACGGAAAAAAGGAGATCTTTATGGCAAAAACACTTTCTAATGATGTTGATCAAAACGTTCAACACCCCATTTATTACGGCGGTGCCGATGACCCGTATGAGGCCATCAAGGTAATCGAGGCTTGGAATCTCGGCTTCCACCTCGGCAACACCGTTAAGTACATCAGCCGCGCCGGAAAAAAGGACGGCAATTCTGCTACACAGGATCTTAAAAAGGCACTGTTCTATTTGAACCGTGAAATTGAACTTCTGGAAAAGCAGAACCAGGTCATTGATGTATCCGACGCAATGGTAACCGATACCGTATCTGCCGGGACGAAGTAAGGAGGGTTTATGGAAAATGTAATTCTCTACACCACGCATTGCCCGCGATGTCTGATTTTGGCAAACAAACTGCAGGAAAAAGGCATCCACTATACGGAGTTTACCGATGCACAGAAAATGCTTGAAATGGGCATGGATATGATGCCTGTTCTGCAGGTGGGCAAAAAGCGTTATGGATTTAAAGAAGCAATCAAAATCGTAGGAGGTATGTAATGGCTATCGAACAGTATGAAAAATATCAGCCGTATCTGGACTTTATCAAGGAGTATGCCGCATCCAGCAACGCAGCCACTGGCAGTAAGGTTGATGCGAACGCGAATGTGGAATGCAAGAATGTCACCACTTTGACTGGTGAGCTTTATAAAAAAGATGGCATCGGCATCAACCGTCTGCGCATGTGGCAAAAAATCAAAGAGATGTACGGCCAGGAGTATGCTGACAAATACATTTACCAGCTTGACCACCATTTTATTTATCGCCATGACGAAACGAACCCGTGCCTGCCGTACTGCGTCTCGATTACCATGTATCCGTTCCTATTCAACGGTCTGGAAAGCATCGGCGGCGGCTCATCTGCCCCTCACAACCTTGATTCCTTCTGCGGTGAATTTATCAACCTGTGCTTTGCCATTGCATCTCAGTTTGCCGGTGCAGTCGCCACCCCTGAGTTTATCCCTTATCTTGATTACTTCATCCGCAAGGACTATGGCGACGATTATTACCTGCACGCTGATAAGGTAGTTGATCTTTCCAATCGTCATCGCAGTATCGACAAGGTTATTACTGACCAGTTTGAGCAGGTCGTCTATTCTCTGAATCAGCCTGCCGCTGCTCGTAATTTCCAGTCCATCTTCTGGAACTGTGCATACTTCGACAAGCCGTATTTTGATGGTATGTTCTCTGATTTCGTATTCCCCGATGGCACAGAAATGCAGTGGGAGTCCGTATCCTGGCTGCAAAAGCGCTTTATGGAATGGCTGAATCAGGAGCGCCTGAAGAAGATTCTCACCTTCCCTGTCGAGACTCTGAACCTGCTGGATGATGGCACTGATTATGTCGATAAGGAATGGGCTGACAACGCTGCCGAAATGCTTTCTAAGGGCCACAGCTTCTTTATCTATCGTTCTAACAGTGTGGACTCTCTGGCATCCTGCTGCCGTCTGCGCAATGAAATGAGCGACAATACCTTCAGTTATACGCTTGGTGCTGGCGGCGTGGCTACTGGCTCTAAGGGTGTTATCACCATCAATATGAATCGCCTGATCCAAACTGCTGTTGACGATAACCGTGATATTTGCGATGCCGTTCGTGAACAGGTCAAAGATATCCATGTTTACCTCAAGGCATGGAACGCAATTTTGAAGGACGAGTTCAATGCAAAGCTGCTCCCTATCTACGATGCCGGATATATCTCTTTGGATAAG